TAGGAGTCATCAGTGGAACGTTAGTTCTCCTTCTCTTGGATTTCGTCAGTTCACTTCTGTCAATGATTATTTCTTGGCTGCGGGGGATGACATCATCACTAGGATCCTTAATGAGTCGGAAGATCTCCAAGACTTCGGGACATACCAGCTCCTGAGGGTTACCACCTGCTACTGGAAATCCCAAAGAATGGTAGGTCATCTAACCAAGATTGACCCTGAGACAGGGATGAAGTTCCATGAAATTGTGACAGAGGATTACAAAGTGACTGTTCCTCCAGTATATGATACTCGTATTAATAAGAATAAGGATGATTCTACCTTGACTCAGGGAGAACATATCAAATGGATATGGATCAACCAGGTGTGGGGTGGATTGAAGATTGGTCCTAACAGACCTAGCTTCTATGGTAATGCTGACTATATGGGTATCCAACCTATATATCTGAATATAAAACCAATCAAGTTCCAGTTCAAAGGTGATTTGACTATCTATGGTTGCAAGCTTCCTGTGGAAGGTTCGGTCTTCAGTGATCGCAATTCCAGGAGTGTATCCATGGTAGATAAGATGAAGCCTTTCCAAGTGGGCTATAATTTGGTGAACAACCAGATCTCTGACATCCTTATAGATGAGTTGGGCACTGTGATTTTGCTAGATCACAATGCTCTTCCTAAGCATTCAGCAGGCGAAGACTGGGGTAGAAACAACTATGCCAAGGCATATGTGGCTATGAAGAACTTCCAGATCCTGCCTTTGGATACAAGTATTTCCAATACAGAGAATGCAGTAGGGTTTAATCACTACCAGATGTTGAATCTGGAGCAGACCCAGCGTCTGATGTCCAGGATTCAACTGGCCAACTACTTCAAGCAGCAGGCTTTTGAGGTGATTGGTATTACACCACAGCGTCTTGGTCAGCAGACTGGTCAGGAAACAGCCACAGGTATTGAGCAGTCCATCAATGCATCATTCTCCCAAACAGAGATGTACTTTGTGCAACACTCTGAGTATCTGATGCCTAGGGTACACCAGATGCGTACAGACTTGGCACAGTATTATCATTCAAATCGTCCAAGCGTGCGTTTGTCTTATATGACATCCATGGATGAGAAGGTCAATTTTGAGATGAATGGTACTCAGCTTTTGTCTAGGGAGCTGAATGTATTTGTAACTACCAAGGTGAATCACAAGCAGGTGATGGAACAGATCAAGCAGCTTGCCATCCAGAATAATACAGCGGGTGCCAGTATCTATGATTTGGCTGAGATTGTGAAGGCTGACTCCATGAGTGAGGTAACGCATGTGCTTAAGAAGATTGAGCAGAAGACTGAGGCACAACGTCAACAGGAGATGCAACAGCAACAGCAGATGCAGGATAAGCAACTCCAATCTGCACAACAAATGCAGGAAGCTCAACAACGATTTGAGGCTGAGCAAAAGCAGTTGGATAGGCAGACCCAGATTGATGTGGCTGAGATCAAAGGTGCAGGGTATCAAGTTCAAGATATTAATGCCAATCAACAGAGTGACTACATGGATTCACTTCAGTATTTAGAAGGCAAGAGACAAGCCAATGAGACCCTGAATCTCAAGCGCGAGCAGGAGATCAATAAAAATGCCCGCGAATCTCAGAACATGGACATCAAAAGAGAGGAGATGAACACTCGAAAAGAAATAGCTGAGAAGCAGTTGCAGGTAGCCAAGGAGAACAAAAACAAGTATGACAATAAATCAAAAAATAAATAGCGTTATACTCCTCTGATTTTTAGTATACACAATGAAAAATAACTCTCAAAAGTTTAAAATTGCGTATATTATAAATAGGAAGACAATCAAAACCAACCATATATGACTTCCAATGAAAACAATGCCCCAGACATTAATCTGGATGAGTTCTTACCAATGCCAGGAGCTGAGGACATCGTCACAGCTTCAGAAACAACAAAACCCACCAATGTATTCTCAAAGCCTGAGCCCTTTGATACCAACTTCTTAGATAAGAAGGACGAGAAAAAGGATGAAGACAAAGAGGATAAGAAGGAGGAAAAGGTTGACCTTGAGGCAGCTGCACAAGTAATCGACGAGATTACAGGTGATGAGCCTAATGAAAGCAAGGGACCTGGAAGACCAAAGATTGACAAATCAGGTCTTGTAGACACCTTTTCCAAGCTCATCGAAGAAGGACTTCTAGTTCCTTTTGATGATGACAAGCCCATGGAGGAATATTCAGTTAAAGACTGGAAGGAACTCTTGCAGGCAAACTTCGAGGATAGGGAGACTAAAGCTAGACAGGATCAAGCTGGGGAGATTGTCCAGCAACTTCCAGATGAGCTGAAGCTTGCCTACAAATACATCTCAGATGGTGGTACAGATTTGAAAGGATTATTCAGGGTCCTTTCACATGTAGAAGAAGTTCGTTCTTTGAATCCTGAAGATGAAAGAGACCAAGAGACCATAGTAAGAAATTACTTCAGGTCAAAAGGTGATCTGTCCGAAGATGAGATCAGTGAAGAAATTGATACATATAAGGACTTGGGAACCCTTGGTAAAAAGGCTACGCAGTACAAGCCTAAGTTGGATAAGTTTGAAGCTCAGAAAGTTGAGCATCGTCTTAGACAGCAAGAGCAGTACCAGCAGCAGAAGTATGAAGCCGCTCAGCAGTACATGGATAATGTGTATGATACACTTAAAGGTGGCCAGCTGAATGGTGTAAGACTTGACAAGAAGACACAGGCCTTCCTTTTCACAGAGCTTACGCAGCCCAAGTATCAGACTGCGGATGGTAGTGGAAGGACGACAAACCTGCTAGGTCATTTGCTGGAGAGATACCAGTTTACTGAACCTAGATATGACTTGGTAGCTGAAGCGCTTTGGTTACTGGCTGATCCTGATGGTTACAAGAATCAGATTAGGTCCTTAGCTAAGAATGAGGCTACTCAAGAAACAGTGAGAAAATTAAAGACCGAGGAGTCCCGTAAGATTTCGACGTCGATGGTTGATGATCAAGAAGATCAGCAGCCAACAAAAAGAAAACTTCCAAGACAACAAAACATATTTAAACGTTAACCTATTACTAACTAATTTATTACAAAAATGGCAACACCAGTTTTAAACAATGGTCTATTTCTACGTGACACGCAGTACAAAGCTTCGTCCCACGTAGACTCATACCACTTAGTGAACATGCTTAGAGGAACTGAACCTATGGATATGGGTCCTGTAGATCTTTGGGCTATGGCTCAGAAGGTAGAAATGCCTCTGTACCAGATGGCTTCATTTGGTGGTAAGAACACAATCCTTGTAGACAACCCTCGCGGTGAATACAAGTGGCAAACTCCTGTCGTACAAGATCTTCCCTACATCGTAGAGAACTTGGAAGATGGCAACACAACTACAGGTTCGGATGGAACAACCTTCCGCATCAAGTTGAACAAGCGCATCTTTGGTCATGGTGATATCATCACTTACGACAAATACAACGGTGCTGAATTGTACATCACTGCTGATGACATCATCCCTGCTGGCGATGGTTTTGTCTACACTGTGCAGATGGTGAACAATGATAACACCGCTATCTTCAAGCAGGACTATATGGCTCCTGGAACTAAGTACTTCCGCAAAGGTTCTGCCCGCGGTGAGTATGGTGAGCGTTTCTCTGACATCATGGTTCAAACTGGTTTCCGCGAGTACTACAACTTCGTAGGTGGCGCTGAAGCTCACGTACACTACAGCATCTCTTCTCGCGCAGAGTTGATGATGAAAGGTGGTTTGAATGCTGATGGTACACTTCCTGTTACTGAAATCTGGCGCATGTTCGACAAGCAAGCTGATCCTTCGATCACTTCTCTTGAGACCATGGTATCCAAGATGGGTAAGGAATATGTGAAGCGTGCTTATGACAACGGTACATTGACTCGTTCATTTGTAACTGCTTTGGAAGCTGCACACCTTACTAAGATCGCTACTGACATCGAGACTTACTTGATGTGGGGACAAGGTGGTCGCATTAAGCAAGATGGTCCAGATGATATCCGCTTGTCAGTGGGTCTTTGGAAGCAGCTTGACAACTCTTACAAGCGCATCTACAACAAAGGTCAGTTCTCTCTTGAGCTGTTCCGCGCTGAGATCTTCAACTTCTACAATGGTAAGGTTGAGTTCAAAGGTCCAGATCCAAAGCGTGAACTTATTGTTCAGACTGGTATGGGTGGTATGAAGCTTGTAAATGAAGCAATTAAGAAGGAAGCAATCGCTGCTGGTCTTGTGATCAACGCTGGTCCTTCTGGTAATGGTATTGGTGCAATCACTGGACAAGGCATGGATCTGAACTTCGGATTCGCTTTCACTAGCTACACCATCCCATTCCTTGCTAATGTGAAGTTTGTGTTGAACCCTGCGTTTGACAATGTACACACCAATGACATTGAAAACCCAATGATCGATGGTTACCCATTGTCTTCATACAACTTCATTATCTTCGACATCACTGACAACACCAATGACAACATCTTCCTTTTGAAGTTGTCTTGGGACAACCAGTTGAAGTGGTTCTATCAGAATGGTACTATGGATTATATGGGTCGTACCCAAGGCTTCCAGTCAAATGGACAGTTCAATGGATACCGCGTCTATATGACTCAGACCATGCCTGCAATCTGGGTTAAGGATCCTACCAAGGTCCTCAAGATTGTTCAGAGGAACCCAATCACTGGTGGTTCATTCTAATCGAGGTTATCAAAAAAGGGGGAGAGAACGCAAAACTCTCCCCTTTTTTTAGTATATTATAGTATAAGCACTTATACTCATGGCAATATATCCCCCAATTCCTAAGCAATTTATGTGGCAATGCTGGAACGCTCCTGTAAAGGGTTCATGTGCCACAGGTGGTGGAGGTGGAACATCTTTACTTTACAAAGAAGTTCCTATCTCCTCAGCACAGATCCTTACAATAGGCACTATTCGAGTTGAACTACTTCCTCAATTACCACAAGGACAGTATTATGATAATGTGAAGATGAACTTGGAGTACAAGTTTGTTACGACACCTTATGTTGATGGCAATACTGCTTTGATCATAAATAGTATAAATGCCTCTTTTGTTGCAGATTTTTCAGCTAGTCCCTATTTTGCGGTTACAAGAACCACACCTTTTGCAGCTACTACTGATACCGCTTGTATAATTGATGGTACACAGACACAAGGTACAACTACTGTAAATAGTTTGAATTACAATGCTCGTCCTTTTAGCGCTAACATAGCAGATCCACAGTTTTCTGATTTACATATTTATGCAACTGGATCAAAAGGAGCTCCTAATCCATCAGGAGGAGATGGTACAATGCTTGTGAAGATCTGGTATGAGATTCGTAATATAGGTAGTGAATTATAAAAAATATAAAACATGTCAATATATTCAAGACCAAGAAAGACACGCGGCTGGCAGTGTTGGAATGCTCCATTAGAAGGTGATTCATGTTCAACAGGTGGTTCTAGTATTCCAGGTCCTGCTGGTCCTGCTGGTCCACAAGGTGTGCAAGGAGCGCAAGGTATTCAAGGTTTTCAAGGTGTTGCTGGTACTACAGGTGCTACTGGTGCACCTGGTTCTCAAGGTATCCAAGGAGCAGCTGGTCCCATAGGTCCTGCTGGTTTGAACTGGCAAGGAACATGGTCAGCTCTTGCATCATATGTTCCTGATGATGCTGTAGCCTATAATGGTGCTTCTTACTTTGCAATAAACAATGTAGGACCTTTAGTCACTCCTCCAAATGTTGACACCGCTAACTGGGCGCTTTTGGCTGCACAGGGTGCAACAGGTCTACAAGGACCAACTGGAGCAACTGGAGCAACAGGAGCTACTGGTGCAACAGGTCTTCAAGGTCCACAAGGTTTACAAGGTCCTCAAGGTCTGCAAGGTATACCTGGTCCTACAGGTCCTGCGGGTAATGTAACAAGTCTTACAGTTGAAAGTGGTTTGAGGAACATTGGTGATCTTGCCAATCCAATCCTCAGACTTGGTCAGAATCCACTTCTTGCGCAGACAGAGATTCCTTCAGGAGGATTCAACCTGTCTTTGTCAGGTACTGGAAAACTAGGTGTTGGTCTTGACTTGTCTACAGGTTCATCAACTGCTGCCAAACTACAGGTCATGTCAAACGGTGGCGCTGATTTGATAGCGGGTGTCATAAGTGGTAATACCCTTACTTTACAGACAACCTGGGTTATAAACTCAATCACTTATACAAGCGCTGCTTTCACAGGTACCATAAACATAGGGGATGGAGTATTTGTACCTACGGATTCTGGTGTAAAACCTGGAACTGTGATAACAGCCAATCCTTCTCCAGGGGTTTATACCCTTAGCACTACTGGTAATAGTTTTACAGCATACGGAAATACTACTCCACCACTTCCTCCAGGATTTGCAGGATACGGTATTTCCACATCTCCGCTTGTATTCAAAAGCCAACCTTTGACAGGATCCACATGGGATGGAGGAACAACAACCACATCTTCATTTGAAGTATATGCAAATGGTGCAGTCAGATCAGGAAACCTGTTTATTTCAAAGCAAGGAAGCGGTGGAAGTAAATTCTCTTTTGGTTTTCCAACCAGCACTGATCCTTTTGGTACATCAGGTAATGGAAACTCTTCATTCTCTGTTCTTGGACAGATGGCTACAAATGCTGGTATAAGCACTGGAACACCAGGAGTAAGTTCAAGCATAAGGTTTGTAGGTCAGAATGAATGTGCCATAACTGGTCAAACAGATCTTGCACTGTCTTACTTTTCTCTGACAGGAACAAGAGGTCGTCACTCTTTCATAGGTGGTATTGCAATCAGTAAAAACTACGAGAATGGTGGTAATGCTATAAACGGAAGATTTCCATCCATTTATTATGGTGCTGATTCATCAACAGCTGGAAACTATGGAGCACAACAAGGTTATTCCCTTTGCGTTTATCAGCCATTCAGTCCTGGAACAGCAGGTTCAATATCAGGTACAGTAACAGGTTACATAGTTGGAACCACCCTTTTTGTAACAGCTGTGAACGGTAGCGGATGTAATGCACTACCCGTAGGATTGTTGAATGCTGGCAATACGTTGTCATCAAGTAGCGCTGCTGCAAGTATCGTAATAGGTACTACAATTACAGGTACTCTCGTACCTTATGTACCTGGTGTTATATCAGGTGTTCCTCCTAGTTGTCCTGGGGCAGCAACTGTTGGTCAATATTCAGTATCCGCCTCCCAGACTTATTCCTCAGGTCCTGTTGGGGTCACAATATACGTATCCGCATATCCAAACTGGAACAACTCACGCGCTATGTATGTGGATGGAACAATCAAGTTTGTAAATCTTCCACAAGGCGCTGGTTCCGCTCCAGTGGGTCTTACCGCGGGTGATATCTGGGTGGACACATCAGCAGGCAACGTATTGAAAATGGTGTAATAACGTAACCCCTTAAAACCAACCATATTTATGAACATTACCCTTTATCTTACAGTAGAAGAAGTGAACGTCATCATTCAAGGACTAGGTGAATTGCCAGCAAAAACATCGATGACGCTTATTAAAAAAATTCAAGAAGAAGGTTCTAAACAGTTACAATCTAATAATTATACTCAAAATGGGAATCAGACCTATACCGAAGATATACCCAGCGTCTCCTGACACTGCGATATCACGTGCAAAAGAATCAGAAGCAGCTCCTGCTAGACTTGCACATCTAAACAAACTTATTGCTGAACTCAATGACATCAAGCACTATGAGCTTGATATGTCATTGGCCTCTTCTGTTGAGATTACCAGCTCAAAGGGAATCATTGACATCACAGGCATAGATGCATTTTCACCACCCGATCCAGATACAGCATTTGGAAGTTATGTAATAATTACACTGGTGAATCCAGCCATTGTTGCAGCAGGGGTTGACAACACATATGTTCAAGTGACTCCGTATTATAATCCTGCTATGGATGATTGGGCAATTCCATACCTAATGCCAATCGGTGGTGGACCAACTGGATTGAATGTTGCAGTCTATAATGCATCACCTACACCTGCAGGAGCTAATCAATGGACAGGTGCATTTTACATCTACTATGAAATCAAAACCCTGTAATAGTGGGTTTTGAATACATTTATTAGTATTATTGCAGACGTAAAACCAACAAAATCAGCAATATGAGCGTAACAATCGTTGAAACCAACCCCGTAAGCAAGAAGTACAACAGTACCATTGCTATCAGACCCTATGTTGACAGTAGTAAAAACAACATGGGTTTGGAGAAGTATGATCAAGCTTTGTTTGATGGAATCTTCCATGAAGAACAGCTAGCCTGTCTTGAGATGAATGGCATCAAACGCTATGTCACAGGACTGAATGAATTTGCTCCTGAGATTAAGCGTCTTCCCACTGAAGAGCGTGAAGCAGCCATCAAAGAGATTCGCAGACTAGTAACTCAGTTAGAAGCAGAGCTTGCAACCAACTTCCTAGATCCTGAAGACAAGGAGTTTTGGAATAAGGTAAAACTTCTGCGTCCTGACAATGATGACTTCTGGAGTAAGATTGTCATTCGCGTGGGTAATGAACCTATATGGTTAAATCCTACAGATCCTCACGATTTGATCAAGCTTAAAGCAATTGAAGCTGGTGGATTTAGTCTGGTGGCTAAGACTTTGGATGTAGCGCGTAAGAGTAATCCTTCTTACAAGTTCTATCTGGATAAGTTTGAAGAGACTGCCTCTATCAAGACTGAGGTTAAAAAGCTACGTAATAAAGCGCTGGCTGAACTGGAGAAGCTTGCAAACAAGAACGTCAATAAGTTGATGTATGTATGCAAAGTGGTGGATCCTAACTCTCCTCAGTACAAGAAGACTACTCCTACAGATGTCATGTACGATAACATGGACAAGTACATCAATGGAGAAACTGTGGATACAGACAAGCGTAAGACTGCTCAGCGTTTCATGGATATTGCAAACCTGGATATGGAAACGCTTAAGATCCGCGCCATCATCAAAGATGCCACGTATTATAAGTTATTAATTCTCAGAGGTGATGGGTTTATTTATCATGGTGAATCCAATACTTTGGTAGGTAAGAATCCTTCTGAGATTGCAGAATATCTCAAAAACCCTCTCCATGAAGACATCCTGATGCATTTGACTAAGGGTGTGGAGAAATACTGGAATAACTGATGACAAACGCCGAGTTGCAAATTAAAGTCAAAGAGAGGCTGAACAAACTGGCCTCTCTTGACTATGATAACTTTGAATGCTGGCAGATTGTTGAGGCATTCAACAAGGCGCAACTTGAGTGGTTTCGCCGTCAGATTAATGGTATCAACCAGCTTCAAGCGGGGGATGGATCTACCAAGGTCAACTACGATGATACCCAGAAGCTAATCAAAACAGTTCCTCTTACAGGTGCAAACTATCCAAATACATATCCTCAGAACTTTGAGACAGATCTTATCCCAGAGGATTATCTGTATTACAGTTCCATGTATGTAATGGCTAAGAGTGACTGTTGTCCAGAAAGGAATATCATTGTGTATATGGTAGATAAGGCTGATCTATATGTAATCCTTAGGGATGATAATAAGAAGCCTAGCTTTGACTGGGGTGAAACAGTTGCAGTTGTTGGTGACAATAAGTTCATCATCTATACAGGTGGTGAGTTTGACATCACATCCATAAATCTTACTTACTATAGAAAGCCAGTTCCAGTATCATTTGGCGGATGTGTGGATATCAGTACAGGACTTCCTACTGCAGATGTTGCATGTGAGTTCAAGGATGATGTTGCAGAAATCCTAGTTGATAATGCTGTAACCATACTTGCTGCTGATATTGAATCATTCAATCAATACACTAGGGCTGCTAACTCAGTACAATCTAACACATAATGGCTGAATCTACACCATACAAAAGAGTTCTTAAGAACAGTGAGAAGGAGGCTGCCCCAGCTTCTAAGAAGAATCCTTTGATTACTGACAAATGTGTTGAGTATCTCAACTACAGGATTGAGCAGGAGGAGTATAGTTCCCGCATCTATCTTGCAATGTCCATGTGGTTGGAGGACAAAGGATATGTGAATGCTGCTAAGCTTTGGAAGAAGTATTCTACAGAGGAGCATGCGCACGCGGACTGGGCGCGCGTATATCTTCTTAGTCTTGGTATTCAACCAAAAACACCTGCATTGAAAGAACCTCCACAAGACTTCTCAGGACTTCCTCAAATCATTAAGGATTCACATGCTCATGAAGTGGATATTACCAACCAGACCAAGGACTTATCTTCTCATGCTTTGGAGATGTCTGACCACATGCTTTATCAGCTTGGTTTACAGTATGTTAAAGAGCAAGTGGAAGAACTCAGCAAGCTTCAGAACTGGTTAGACCAGTTGGAATCCTTTGGTGAGGATAAGATTGCAATGCGTCTTTTGGACCACGAAATGAAAGATTACCTCTAAAAAATTTGGATATCAGGCAGAAATGCCTTATATTATAAGTGTAATTTATATGTATAACTTAATCTAACAAAACAATGGCTTATTTTAATCATGCGTTCCAGAAGCTTCTTCTAGGAACGAACCCTACAGCCGTAGGTGCCAACTATACAAATGGTTGGTACACTGGCGCTCAAGGTGCAATTCAGACAGGTGGTAATGTAATTCCTGCATTGAATCTTGCTCCTGGTACTCTTGCTGCTGTCACTGCTACTCCTGGTGATGGTTCAATTGGTGCAAACGTAGTTCTTAAAGGTGATGCTGCAGCTCCTACAATTGCTGCTGCTCCTCAGATCTATCTTGCACAAGGTTCAATCAACACTAAAGACAGGCTCGGTCCTTTCGCTGGTGGTTACCAAGAGTCTGTAAAGACCAAAGGTATCAACCCACGCTATGTGACCAAGTTCTGGAAGCAGTGTCCTTTGACTCCTGAAAATGAAGTAGTGGATGTATGTATCTGCGAAGGTGCTGAACCTCAGTGCGGTACCTCTTACTACTTGCGTATTGATCTTAAAGGATCTCCATTATTGCGCTTCCTCAGTCACAATGCGTACAAGACATTTGCATCTGAGAACTATTGCTGCCCTGCAGATCCTTTGGCATCAACTGCATTGAGTACTGCAGATGCATTTGGTATTCTTGTTGACTGGACATGGCAAATCTTGTTTGATCCATGGATGAGTCAGTTTATTGCTCCTGAGTTGACTAGCGATGCTGGTACTTGGACTTGGCAGGATATCCAAATATGGTGGGCTGCAAATGGCGGAAACAGTGTAAACCTTGCTGACAAACCGTCTAAAGCTGAGTTGTATGCTGCATATATTGCTGCAGAAGGTACTCCTGCAACCCTTACTGGTGCTTGTATCATTCTTTACGGTGCTTATGTAAGTACTGAATTTGGAACATGTTCCTTCCACCCACAAGATCATTATGAGTTGGAGCCTGTGAAGATCTATGCATCTATCACTGACCAACTTGGCGATCCTTGCGTAGACCAAATCTTCTGCATTGAAAAGACTACTCTTGCTCAACAAGGTTCTGGATATGGACATCGTTACATCCGCGACCTGATCCTATTCCGTCGCTACATGCAAGAGCATTATGTATATGATCCACGTCTGCGTGAAGTTATGGACCAGGATGTCATTACCAACTCTGGATTGGTGCCTACTGAGCAATACACTGAGTACAACATCCTTCACAGTGTTCCTCGCTTCAACAATCCAACAGGTGTGTTTGACAATGATCAGTATATGATTACTGTTGTATTCCCATGTGAAAACACTGACTTCGAAGATTTCATGCAAGAGTATATTGATCTTGGTGGAAATGGTGTTACACTTGAGTCTATCAACGGTTTGACTTGTGCTTGTCCTACTCCGCCGATTCTGTAAGAATAACGGTTAAACCTAGTATCAAAAGGGGGAGTGAGAGTTAATACTCTCCTTCCCCTTTTATATTTTTGAAAAATTCATTAAATTATATTAATACCAGTCAGTTATGGCAATCAAGCATCAACTTTCCCTGAACATTGTGGATGGGTGTAATCCCAACAATTTCAGTATCCTGGATACAAGCCTCTATGGCGCAGGTCTACCTATTAGCTGCCCTACTCTTGCCATAACAGTTCCTGGTACATCAGGGCCTGTATATTTTAGTCAGGGCACCTTACCCAATCCAGCGTTGAATCCCAACGATGATTATTATATCCTTCCCACATATAATTACCCTCCTACTCCTTACAGTGGTACTCCAAAGTTCAATCTAAGTATTGACAATGTGTTTTTACATATTCAGACTTCAGGAGAGAACTTAAGCCCCTTACCTGATGGATTGTATACAATCAGCTATTGTGTAGCCCCATGTGATAAACTTCAGGTAGAATACTACTATCTTAGGACCACGGTTGCACTGAATCAATATGCATCGCTTCTGTGTAAACTACGCTTATCAGATTGCCTTCCTTCACAGGAGACACAAAACATGATTAACCAGTTACATATTATCAAAATGTATCTTGATGCTGCCAAAGCCAGAGTTGAGGTATGCCATGCTCCAAATGAAGGGGTTGCATTGTATGAGTATGCTCTAAGGTTAATGGCAAACTGGGAAAGAACCTGTTGTTCAACTTGTTAACTATCACTATAAACTAAAAACCAACAAACTATGGCTAAAATAGCATGCCCTAATTGCGGTATCCAATGCACAGGATGTGCGGGTGCTAGAATCACAACAGCTTCTGATGGAAGAAAATGCTGTACCAAATGTCTTCCTAGGGTTGAAGCTGAGATTAAAGCTAAATCATTAAGACCTAAAACATGAGTTGCAAAGTCACTCCTTCAACCTCTCCTGAGGACAAGATCCAGATTCTTATGGGAAACGAGGCGATGAATAGATATCGCCAGGATCACTATGGGATGAATACATGTCGCATTGGGTATGATTACATGTATCTTGCTGATATGGCATTCCTATTGAAGATGACTTCATGTGCGGAAGAATCCTGCCATTGCTATTGCCAATGCTCTTATACAAGGGTTAAAGAGAAGATAAACATGTTATGAAGCCACTGGGCAAACCTGTAAATAATCTGGTAAAGTCATGCGAAGATGTGACAGCAACCTGTGTCATTTGGGATGGACCAAACATCTCAGCTGACTGCCTTGGTATACAGATATACCAGGGAGACAGTATTGTGCCCATTGTATATAACACTTTCAAAAGGTTTTGTGAGCTTCTGCAGAAGATTGATCTCAGTGCCATAGATTCCAGTTGTATTATTGATCTGACTTCTCCTCCTGATCAATTGGTTGAGTTGATTAATTTGATCAATGAAAAGCTTTGTGAGAACAATGTTCGCATTACCAAGGAAGAGAATAAGGCCTATGCTGCCAACATAGCGGGTCTACCATTCTGCCTGCAGATAAAAAGTGATACCATTACCATAACTAGGCTGCCTTTGGATGAACAGCTGGGTGTGGTATCCTCAAAGGTTTGTGAGGAATTGCAGGACATTGAGAATCTGAAATCACAATTAGATCCCAGTTTCACACCTACTCCTGACATTTATGTGCAGCTAGATGAGTTGCAAGATCAGATAGATGCCCAATGCAGTGTAGTTGTTCCTGATGTGACACTTACTTGCATTGCCCCTATTGGTATTCCTATGCCAGTGGAGGAGGCTTATCAGCTACTTGAAAAGGCATTTTGCACATTCAGGAATTTCACAGGTACTCCTTCGGAGTTACAGGCAGCTATTGCCAGGGATTGTCCAAATCTCAGCAGTTTGCCAGCTTTATCCAATACAGGATTAATGAGTGACATATATGGATGGATAGACAGTCCTATAAATGTTGCACAAAGCATGAGCAATCTATGGTTGACTATATGTGATTTGCGTACTGCAATTCGCAAGATATTAGACACTTGTTGCGCTGATACCCCGTGTCTTTCTTTTGATATAGGATACAAACTCAATTTTGATCCCAATGATCAGTTTGTGGAAGTAATATTCCAAGATTTTTATAATGGTCCAACTCCTGTATTACCTCCAGGTCCTCCTAGTATCAATTGGATTTCTAGGATATTTAATCTGGATAGGACAGCAAGCTATCTTTCTACTCCTCCTCCTTACCCAGCGTGGTTGGATCAAACTACTACTTCTGATTTCTTTGATATATCCACTGTGCAGATAACCCTTAATGATGGATCTGGTGATTTTACACAGGATACAGGACTGACCATAATGCAGTTGATGGAGATTTTTCCCTTTGGATACCAATTCAACTATCCTGCAGGCTACAATCCCCAAGCCTTGGCAAAGACCATCAACATTGAATTCACATATTCCCATGTACTGAAGATTACCAATGCCCTTCCTAATATTCCATCTCCAGGTAAGGTTACATATCAGACAGCTACAAAGCATCCTTTTGTGGTGGGATCCAGAGTGGACATCATGAATGTCAATCCTTCTACCTATGATAACATGGATATAATTGTGACATCTGTTACTTCAGCATATGAATTTGTTGTGACAACTCCTACTATTCCTGCTCTTGGTGCATATGTTTCTGGTGGAAATGTGATACAAAGTTCTCAAACCAGGAATTGTGAAGAGTGCGCATGTTGCTGCACATATTCAATAACAAACGGACTCTATTAATATGAAACCAATCAGTTCCAATATAAAACCCAATAACAAGTGTCTGAATCCAGTCACTACCAAATGTGTAACATGGGATGGTCCAGATATTGTATGTCTGGATGGAACAGTACTTTGTAAAGGGCAAAGTGTTGAAACCACTCTGTATGCAATTGCCACCAAGCTTTGCCAGGTGATCAATGAACTGAATTTGGAGGGTATCAACCCATGTATCAATAACATTGATGATGGAGGTGTTTCTGTAAATGTCAGTCAGAACTCCAGTTTACAAGAAGTTTTTTCAGCTATAATCCAAAAGCTCTGCGTATTGAATACCAGAGTTGAAGTCCTTGAAGGTGAAGAATGTGATGTTCCTAGGGTAATTGTTCCAGTTACAAGTTGTTTCAGGAATGTAAACTATCCTAATTGGAATGTGGAGACCCAGCCTGATTGGGATCCTGTTACTGAAAGTCTTCCTGCTACGACATTTGCAGAACTTGTAGCTGTTGCTGTTTGTGCAATGCTGGTGGATATAACAGCTCTCAATTCATCTGTTGCCACTATCAATATGCAAATCCAGGACTTGTGGTTTGCATTGCAGAATTGTGCAAATAACTGTGACAATCTGGTTCTTCCTACTTGCACTTATGACTTCACGTTGAATCCAGATGGAGAGCCTGTATCAGTACAGACTGCATTCAGCTGGCTAGAGCTGGACTATTGTTCTTTGAAGTCTGCCATAGGAACTGAGGATGACATCACAGAAGCCATTTCAAAGCAGTGTCCTGATCTTGCATTTCAAGACAGGTTGTCCGCAGGTGGTCAAATGGGCGATGTTTCAGGATGGATGAGCAATCCAATAACGCTTTCTGACAGCCTTGGCAATCTATGGTTGACAGTATGTGATATGCGTCAGGCTGTAGCAAATATCCTTGATGGATGTTGTTTCTCAGCATGTGACTATCTTGAGTTTGGATACAATCTATTTTGGGATCCACTTGGGGATTATGTTGATGTAATGTTCAGTGATACAATCCAACCTGGTGTAACTTATGTTTCATCAAGTACTCCTCCTGCAGGGGTGCCTGTGATTGCTACTCCTGGAGTAGCTCTTCCAGCTTGGGTGACTACCCAGTTTCCAACAGGAGTACAGACAAACATTATTCTTACAGTGAGTGATGGAACAGTTGCTGGTACATTTGACACAGGTGCTGTATTAAATTCCTGGGCGGTGGTCACTAATGCCACACACAATGGATATAGGATAAACTTCTCTGCAATCCCTGGATATGACAAGACATCTGTGAATCAAAGTATAAATATATATTTCACATATAGTGTAAATACTGGAACAAGTGTTACAGCATGTACCATAAACCAAACTGATGGTTTAGTTTTCCAATGCTGTGCTCCTAAGCCATACATCTGCGATGCCATGATTACTACTACAAGTGATCCATTAGGTGTAGGATTAGAGCTTATGATCTCAGGAATTGTCTCTGAAGAGCCTTTGCTTTGGGATAGTTCTGTTACTTCTGCAGGAACAGGTACTGATACATTAGAAGATACAGGAGGTGTTGACTTCAATACTATAGGTATTACTACTGGTACTAATGCTGGATCTATTGTGTATATCAACTATAATAGCACTACTGGATCATATGATCAGTGCCGATACATAGTAAGTATAAATGCTGCGGATGAAATTCAAGTTGACTCTGATTGGAACCCTGTCTTGGTAGGTGGAGAGACTTATGTCATCAAAGATGCCTACTATAATGATTATCAAGATAGTCCTTGTGCATACAATGCTGGAACGTCAACAAATTATCTTACAGGATTCACAGTAAAAATAATCCTGATTGATTCAGCATTCAATCCTAATGATCCTAATACCTGGAATCTTGTTACACAGAATACAAATGTCTCATGGTCTGTCTTGACAAATTCTCCAGGTTTTGTGGTTCCAAACGGAACTCTTGATCCTAATAAGGATTATACTGCTGCGATATATGCAAATTATGTCTGTGGAAAGTCCGAGTATTCTATTCTTTATGGTAAGACAGCCATACTTGCTTCTGTACTATTGCAGAGCGGAACTCCTTCTCAGCCTGTCCCTGGCGTATTTCAAGGAACAACTTCTGTATCAGTAGCCTATATAACAAGCAATGATACTACACCGAATCTTCCTGATCAAACAGCTACTTTCTCAGGACCTGCACAGTTCTCATTGGATCTTCCTACAGGTTCTAATGTCACACAGTTTCATATAATACCAAGTCCTGCGCCATGGATAAATACAGTGGGTGTATATCCTAAGAGTTTCTGCTATTGTGGATTGAATGTTCCAGGAAACGTATTTGGTACAGTGACTGTGGGTGGTAGTACTATTCCCACAAGGGACACTATCCTTGGACAATTTAGGGGATATGCTGTGCAACCGCTGTATAATGATGTACTGAATAATTCATTGTTACCTATTCTTGACAACTCAGCTCCTCCTATCCCTTACCTGACAGATTCAATTAGTGACCCTAATTTGACATTCTCATCCAATACTCCTACTGTGGATGGTACTATAGCTGGAGGTATTGTGGCAAGTATACCTTCTACATTTACAGCTGGACTTTATCCTGTGATAGTAAGGTATAATCCAAACCCTTATAGGGTAATTCTTACCCAGGATTATCATACTCTGACACTTGATTTTGCTGAGTTTATAGTGAACAATAATAGACTTACACCTATTGATATTGAAGTTAGGACAATTGCAGAAGTCCTAAGGTGGAATTCAAACAACAGTGTTTATGAAAGCTATAGTCCTACAAGAACTCTTACTTATAGCACAGGTGTGCAGACTATCCCTGCTTCAACTAGTGTAACCTTTACTTTAGGTGCACCTTTGACAATGCTGTGCAAGTATGGTGATGCTGTTTATTTCCAATGGCAGTATCGTGTTAACTTTGGTGGAGGCTGGCTGCCTGTAACTCCCACTATTGATATAGCCTCACGGCTATTGGTTACACCATCTGCAACAGCTCCTGTAAACTATTCATGTTCAGGATCACAACAGACATTGCAAAATGCATTATATCCTACAGCAAATAATAACAATGGCAATATACCTGTGAATCCTCAAGGATATGGATTTATAGCAACATCATTCCTTGTGACAGAGGATTTTGATCTTGAAACACGTGTTACACTAGATGTCGATCCTTAATTCATAATAACATATATATAAAACAATGGCTAATAACACTAACTGCGAACCTTGTAACATAACAGCTACAGTTCCAGTAGCTCCTCCACCTACTTGTCCTGTGGAGGCTTGTGAGGAACTTGTCCCTACAGAGTGTGTGATAAACAACACGCTTAATGATAATTGCACATCACAGTTCTATCAATATGATACAGATGGTAGTTTGGTGACAAATAATGGTCTTCCTGTTCCACAGGTTCCTCCCATTCCATTGGGATTAACCATTACTCAGGGACAGAATTTGAACACCATTCTCACAAACATGATTGATGCGCAGAACTGCAACTTCCAGCCCAATGTAATTGCAGGGATGTTGCAGGTCATTCAGGCAAATCCAAATCATCCTGTAAGTCAGATATTCTGTAATCTGGTATGCAGTTGTGTTTGCGATGTACCATGCGATGAGAATCTTACAGTGGATCAGGTTGTATTCAGTCCAATAGGACAGACTAGTGTGTCATTTACTTTCTACGCGCAGGCGGGAGTTACATATGATTTCACATTCATAAATACTACAGTCACTCCTCCTACTTCAAGTAGTTATACTGGATATACAGCAAGTCCTGGTAATGCAAATGTTACCATTAATACAAACTCATTGTCTGGGTTTGATCCATTAGAACCAGATTCCAGGTATCAATTGTTCATCAATGCTTATACTGAAGAAGGAGAGTCCTGTCCAAATGGTTCTTGGTTCTTTAGGACAAATGGTGATCCTGATTGTGAGTGTGATGATGTATTGATCAACCTTGTATTTGAGCCTGGTGTTACAGATTGCATTTCTTTTGATATTGTTTATGCGATTGCACCTGGACAACCTGCTCCTGAAGGTTACAATGTATTGATTACTCAAGGAACAACTTCTCCTGTTACCATATATGGTCCTACTTTCAATCCAGTTTCCACTACATCCAATGCTACTCCATTCTCTTATGGATGCACAGGAGGTCTTGTAAATGACACATACACAGTATATGTAGAGCCTGTATGTACTCAACTTCCTCCATGTATTGGTATAGAGATCTTTGAAACCTTTGAGATCACAGGTGTAGTAGTGTGCGATCCTCCAATAATCACAGGCGTATCAATAGGATAACAAGATGCCAGCTTTAACAACATACACAATATCATTCACAGTATCAGGGATCTCGTCGGAAACCATACGCATCAAGTATAAGGCGAACGACGAGACCACCTATACTGTATTGGCAACACTTGCGAATGTTCCACCAGGGGTGCCACAGACATATACGCTTCCTCCATTGTTATCCCATAGGATGTATACAGTGATATTGGAAACAGTCTGTAGTCCTACTTCTTTTGAATTTGGTGGTATTCGCTATCTAGCAAACTTCATCTGTAGTCCTTTTACAGTGGAGTTTGTAGGTCCTACAATATCTGTGGATTGGGAGTGTTATGTTCCAGAAGCAAGTGGGGATTCTGTAAAGGAATACAGGTTGGAGTATAAACCATTGGGTTCAAGTTCTCCATATTATGTGGAGACAATACCTATTGCTACTGTTGTAGCTGATTGGGCTTCAAATCCTGGAACTTATCCATTCTATAACTATGTATTGACTACAGGAGTCAATCAAGCTATATCCTATGAAGTCAATCATTACACTGTGATTGAGTATAACTTCTACACTTCTGGTGGAGGATCCATACCTATTGAAGTAGTGATTAACAGCACTACTCCATGTTCTGCAATATTGGAAGGCAATGAGTGTCCAAACTGCGGAGAGGCATTGGATTTTGTCAGTAATCCTGGAGCAGATGGTATTTATGTAGATGATGAATCTCCAATCTTGGTTCCTCGGACAAGTGGTAGTTTTGGATATTATTTCAATCTTGCAGGTACAGGATCAGCATCTGGATCAACTAATGGAGATTTCAACTGGAGATCATCAGTATTGATTACTGATCCAGGATCTCCTTATTATAATATGATTGCTGTTTCAGTGACTTTGTTTGGAGAGCCAGGTACTCCTACCAAGATACAGATATGGGATCCAACGCCTACCCCAACTCCTGTTTTTGTAACTGAGTTCCAATTTGGAACTGGATTCTCAAACAATATATTTGGACCTATAAGTTATGATGCTGTCAATGACAGGGTCTATTTTACTATCATAGGGTTACAGATGCATTACCTTGATCTTGGTACTGGCACATTCACATTTGTAAGCAGCATCGGCGGCACACCTTCTGGAAACGTCTATGGATATGGCATGGCTGTTAATCCAGTGACAAATAAGAAATACACATTTTCCAGTGGAGTTTACATATATCCTCCAGATCGAGGATCTAATCAGATATTCTCAGCAACAGGTGTGCTACAGAATACTTTCCCATTTGACACACTCTATACAACTCCAGATCCTACCATAGATGTTGAGTTTGCATCTACTGCAGGATTTGTATTTGACAACTTGGGATATGCTTATACGGTAACATCAACTCAATGTACCAACTATCTTCCTGGTTCTACCCAACGAGACATAGTAAAACTTGATCCTGTTACTAATGCCGTGGTTGGGATATTGAATTATGATCCTACACAGACTTGGTTACCATTGAGTTATACCAATAGTACTAATCAATCTGTGATGCAGTATTATGATGGCACTGGTTTGATTGCAGGAGAAAAGATACTTGTGGCGTATAGGAATATTGGTCCTTCTACTGGGCAGACTCCTACAGGTAACATATTTACAAACTCCCCAGGTACAATAACCAGACTGGTGGCTTTTGACACCACTGCTCCTTATGCTTCTTCTGTAATACTTGAACTTCCAGATGCAACATATGGAGGAGTAAGCAAGTTCTTCTACAGTTATAAGTTCAACAAGATCTTTACAAATAGTGTGTATAATCAGTTATATGCATTTGATATTGCAGGAAATGTGGTGTATTTTGAAAACACAATTCCATATACAGGTGGCACCCATTATGAGTTTAGCGATCTTCCATTCTGTAATAGGGTCTTTACAATAAACTCCGAATCTAATCCAAGTGCTAACCTTATATTAATTGAACCTGTAGATCCTTGTGATGGTGAAATTGTGCAGATGTATATTGGAGCTGATGGGCCATATCAATGGAATGCATCTACTAACTCTTGGGATGTGATGTGTAGTACAGTATTGACATCAGGCGTAGGAACATTCACAGTCACTGCATCCTTCCTTCCTTCTGCAGTACAAGGGGCATTATTGATATCCACAGATGGAGGAACAACCTATATACCTTATGAGGATCAATCCAATGTTCTATATGCTGCACCTGTTGGATGGGCATTAGGAAGGATCTACACTGATCCAGGTGTTCCGTTTAGCGCAAGGGTTACTTTCACAGATACCACACCATGTAGTTTACAAGGAGCTGTTGTTTAATGGGACTTTGGGGAGATACAATATTTAATAACCCCATAAGTCTTGCTGGGGGTATATATCTTGATAACTATTCTCAGACAGAGGTAAGGATACGCAATTACGATTATACAGCCAACATATTCACTCATGAATCGCTGATCCTAAAGAACTCTAGTTGGGCATTTATAGAAACCCTGCTGGTATCTCCTCCCTTATATATACCATCCAATGCAATAACCATTGGACAAACAGGTCATAGTAACACTTATAGCTTTACCTATGACCAACTTGTAGATCCCACAGTTTCATCAATTGATGAGCTTATAAGAACACTTAATGGTTGGTTCAACTTTGGAGGGGTTCCTATTTCAGTTAATGGTGGTACTCTTATCAGTGGATTAGCTGGTATAAATTTCATAGAGGGAGCTAACATTACAATAAATGTTGCCCAGAATCTTACTACAAATCTTACGGATGTCACTATAAGTGCATTGGGTGGAGGTGGAGGATTCTCGTATACTACAGTTGCTGTCAATACAACTCCTTATGCAGTACTTCCAATTACAGGTTGGTATATGTATCTTGTGGATGCTACAGCAGGAAACATAGTAATCAACTTCCCCACGGCGGTTGGTAACAATGCAGTCTATACAGTAAAGAAAGTGGATGCTTCAGCCAATACAGTTACACTTACTCCCAATGGTGCAGAGACTATAGATGGCGCGGCGACCAAGATTATCAGATTTCAAAACACCAGCATTGACATATACAGTGACAATGCTAACTTATATATAATGTAATGGCATACATCGAATCAGTAATAATCAGGGATACTGGAGGTACAGAAGCTGATGTAACCGCAGCCAATGCGCTGAAGGTGGATGGGTCTGCTGTCACCCAACCAGTCAATATAGTAGCAGGTTCCATTTCCGCATCAGTTGACTTGCAACAGGATGTCTTTGGACAGCTTGTTATTGCAAACAGGTATAATCAGTTTGAAATCAACTATGATACAACAGATCCTGATTCCATATCTGAGATCACAGTTACCAAGACAAGCGGGGGTGATGCATCCAATCTGAATGGTCAGGCTGTATTCACATCCAACGCCAACACCAATGGTGGGGTAAAAGCTGTTACAAACCTCAGTACTACCTATAGACCAAACTCTGAAACATATGCGGCTTTCACAGCGATATGGCCTTCAGGAGGTCTTGCCAATTCATATCAACGTATTGGTATCTATGATGCAAACAATGGATTCTTCATAGGTTATGAGGGTACTGCGTTTGGTATAACCTTGCGTAAAGCAGCGGTTGATAGCTTTATCGCACAAGCTGCTTGGAATGTGGACACTCTTACTGGAGGTGTAGGTTCCAAGTATACACGCAATGGAGTACCTGAGGCGATTGATTTTACAAAGGACAACCTTTTTAGATTAAGATATGGATGGTTGGGAGCTGCTCCAATCTATTGGGAGGTTCTTAGTCCTGATGGAGAGTGGGTGCTGTTTGACATATACAGACATCCCAATACCACAGGTGGCACTACGATCAATAATCCAGACCTACCAATGACTCTGGATATCAAGAAGACTGCAGCTGGTGCTACTGTTCTAACCATGAACACCGCTTGCTGGGCAGCTGGTACCACCTCTCCTTATACCAAGATATCAAGCACTATCAATGACAATACCTTGGCCAATATGTCAAGGTCTGTAATCACTGGTCGTTCAAGCACTGGTGGTGGTACGTATTATAATGTGAAGGTTAATCCGTCAGGATCTCTTGTTACCACTGCTGACTTTGCATTTCCTGAGGATTCCGCGCACGCGAGCGGGGATACTGGAGCATTTGTAATGGGAGTCAGGAATGACGCTAATGCGGCAATGACAACAACTGATGGAGATTACAGTCCCATAGCTGTCAATGCAAATGGTGCAGTAGCTATCAATGATGGTGGTAATAGTGTAACAGTAGATGCTCCTGTTGGCACTCCTGTGAATGTCCAAATAGGTGATGGTACTGATACTGCGGATGTACTTCCTTTGGCTGGCAATGATGCACTTGTTGTTGCCATTGTAGATGGTACAGGTACGCAGATTACATCATTTGGCGGCGGAGTTCAATATCAAGAAGACACTCCTCATACTACAGGTGACACAGGAACTCTTTCACTTGCTATCAGGAATGATGATGCAGGTACAGCATTAACCAGTAATAATGGAGATTATTCAGGTATTGCTGTTGATTCTAGGGGTCAAGTATTTATCAATACAGCATCTGGTAATTCACTGAATGTCAATGTCACTGGTCTTCCTAATGAGGGACAGCAGACAATGGCTAACAGTATATCTGTGGCTATTGCATCTGATCAATCAGCTGTTCCCATTTCTGGAACTGTGACTGCATCAGTATCAGGAACAGTTACAGCAAGTGTAAATTTTTCATATAGTGAAGACAGTGCTCATGTAAGTAACGATAAAGGAGCCTTTATACTTGGTGTAAGAAACGACTCTGCAGCTACTACTTTTACAAGTACTGATGGGGATTACTCTCCTATTGCCACAGATGATAAGGGAAGAGTATTTGATTATGCTTCCCAGGAAGTAAGTACAGGATATGCAAGAGGTGTTTCAACCATAGGTGGAGTTGATGGAAATACAGGTAATGCAGAGGTTGATAACATATATGTTCTTACAAATGGCAATGCGCTTGCTGTAGGTCTTGCTGACAAGAACGGAGATCTTATTGGAGCAGAAAAGCTGATTGAAACCCATCGTAAGGAAGATGATCCCCATACGACAGGTGATTATGGAAACTTTGTACTTGCTGTAAGAAACGATGCAAATGCTGTAGTTACTTCAACTGATGGTGACTATTCCCAGATATCAGTCAACGACAAAGGAGCTATTGCTATCCAAGACGGAGGCAACTCAATCACTGTAGACGGTACTGTGGGAGTATCAGGTACTGTTACTGTATCAGGTACTGTTGCCGCAACCCAATCAGGAACTTGGGTACTAGGTGCGAACTCTGGAGTGGATATTGGAGATGTTGATGTCACCAGTGTTATCCCAGGAACTGGAGCTACTAACTTAGGAAAAGCGGAGGATGCAGCACACACTTCAGGTGATGTGGGGGTGATGACCTTAGGTGTTAGAAACGATAGTGCTTCAAATACGCTTTCCAATAGCAATGGTGATTATACTCCTATAGCCACAGATCAATATGGCAAACAGTTTAGTGTATCTGAAAGAGTACATAATACAGTACACACGCCTTCTGACATTGGGACATTTATACTTGCTGTACGTAATGACAATGCTGTAAATCAAGCAGCTACATTAAATAATACCTATGCATCCATATCAGTAGATGAATTTGGTAAAGCGTATGGAGCAGAGAACAAGCAGGAAGATAATGCTCACACATCAGGTGACACTGGAAGTTTTATACTTGCTGTAAGGAATGACTCCAATACATCTATGACATCTGCCAATGGAGACTACTCTCCAATTGCAGTTAATGCCAATGGAGCAGTTGCCATTAATGATGGTGGAAACTCTATTACTGTGGATGGTACTGTTGCAGCTACGCAGTCTGGTACTTGGAACGTGGTTGCCGCAGGTGATGTGGCTCATGATTCCCCTGATTCTGGTAATCCAGTTAAGATTGGATTCCAAGCTGAGACAACACTGCCAACAGCTGTTGCCAATGGAGACAGAACCAATGGAACAGCTGATCAGTTTGGAAGGCAGCTTGTCACTCACATATCACCAGGTATGCAAACCTGGAAATCTGGTAACTACACTACCACACAGACAGGTGTTGCACTTTGGACTCCTACCGCAGGTAAGACTGTTGCAGTCACATATCTTGCGGTTAGTTCTTATGCTACTACCGCAGGACGTGTCATTGTTTGGTTTGGAGCTACTGCTGATACCACATATACAGCAGGTACAGACCAGCTTGTATGGGCGGGATCATTTGCTCCATCTGCCAACAGTAAACCTGGGGCGATACTTACATTCAATACTCCTGTGTTTTCTGCAAACGTGGACTACGTGCTGCGTGTGACTACGGATGCCAATATATCACTTGATGTTTCAGTTTATGGATATGAATTCTAATGGATAAGCTAATTGAACTTGTAGATAAGGTAGATACTGGTGTTGAGATAAGACTCATCGCAGAGATGAACATATATGAACTTGGCGTACATGTTGCCCAGTGGAGCAGGTCTCCTTTCAGTTTCCCATCAGGGATGCCTGACCAGGATATCATAGACTCCCTTCAACAAAACCAATACGCACACTATTTTGAATAATGGCTACTACTACTAACAGATACCTGGCATATCCTGCCGCAGCAAACGGAATATCAAGAGCATCATCAGGTGGTGTTGCTTGGTCTTTTTCTGCATGGACAGAGGTTGTTCCTGCATCCACCATTACCGCTAACTTTTATATCGCAGGTATCACATGGGCGTGGCATACTCCAGTGGCTGCCGCTGATACAACATATCAGTGGATCATAGAACTTGGTACAGGTGCAGCAGCTGCGGAAACAACCATCATACAGGTTCCATCAAATGTCAGGGGTGATACCTTGGTAGGATATGTCCCATCAATGAATGTCATGTTTCCTGAGCCTAAGTTTGTCGCAGCCAACACAAGGATTTCAGTAAGGGTGGCGTACTCCCTTGCCACTACAAGCAATACGCTGACTGGTATTAAAATCATCTATCAGATTCCTTAATGGCTCTTGATGATATAGAATCGTTACCCACGACTGTCAATGGTATAACACCCATATCAGCGGCATCAATATGGGGATTTGGTCTGTGGACTGAACTTACATCAGCCACAACCACGGATATCTATGTCATAAGTCTTGTATTCCAGATAACCAACATCCCTGCTTTGGATACAACTGTAGAGCAGCTTTTTGAGATAGGTATTGGAACAGCAGGAGCAGAAGTTACTGACATACAGATACCTTATAATGTAAGGAATGACACCCAGGTTGGTTATTACTTGACAACACCAGACCATATATTCCTACCTGAGCCTGTGTTGATTACATCAGGAACAAGGATAGCGATCAGGGTAGCGGATAGTCTTGCTACTGCAATCACCTACCAAGGTGTGAAAATCATGTATACAGAGGGGGCATCTGCATTTACCCCAGTAGATCCTTTTGGGATGATGGGGATCTTTGGGATCTAAAAGTCCCAAATTTTTCGTATATTATATGTGTAACCTAAAACACATATAAAAATGAAAAAATTCATTGGATTGATGGCAGTGCTGATGACCATCGTAACTCTTTCAGTATCAGCGCAAACTTGTCCTACTGCTGTTGAGAAACCCATCATTTATGGGGACTTTACACCATGTAGAAACCAAAGAAATGTTACTTACACAATTGCTAACCGCAATCCTGCGCTTCCAATGCAATGGACCTGGTGTCGTGGTCAAGTTGGTCAGAACGTTTCTGCTGGTTTTGTACCCACTGAATATCGCTGGACTCTTCCTTCAATGACCACTGCTACTGATGGTATTACTACAGTAAACTCAAGCTCAGGCGGTTATCTTTATACTACTCAGACTACTATTGCTGTAAGCTACAAAACTCGTGGTGGTTATCTGAGCTGCTACTACAAAGACTCTTGTGGAGTATGGCAAGCGATGAGTGGTCGTACCATCAATCTTACTTGTGATGCTGGTACAGGGGAATTCCCATATGTAGCTCCTGCAGCTGTTGACACTGGACGTACTGTGATTAATGCAGATGTTATCCATGGTACTTATGAGATGAGTTTTGATTTGGATAGTATTTCTGGTGAGACTGGTCCACACACTAATCTTGTAATGTATGTAAAGTGTCCTACCTGTTCTTGTTCTAGTAACTATGCGGTTTGGTTCTCTGATGGTTGGTATCAGCAGATTCGTCAAACTCCTGATCCATCTCTTCCTTTTACTGTGGCTTATGGATGGAGTTTGTACTTCGCATCTCCTAGTACTCCACCTCGAACTTTCCGTATTGCTGGTTCAGGTGCAAGTGGTGGATGGATAAGTTTACCATTTACCATCAGTACTTCAGTACCTTCTACAGTAAATTATCCAACGCTTCCCTAAACCATAGGTCATGAAAGCCACTAGACTTCTTATTCTTCTCACAGCCTTGTTCATCATGGGCTGTGAGAAGGAGGATGTCAAACAGACATCTTCAAAAGCAAATGATGTAAAAACAGATTTGTCACAGGAGACCTCAGAGGATCAGCCTAGTGGAGAAAGAAGAGGTGGAAATGGCAATGGTAACGGTCAAGGTAACAATAACCAAATTACTGATCCTTGTGCCAGTTATCCTGTATATCCTATTGTAAATCAAGAGCCTACTGATTGGAATATCAAGGTTGACACCACGATCTGCGGTATGGTTGTATTCAAATGGGATGCGCAGCCTGGGTTTAATCCAGTGACTGATACTTGCTTTACCATAGCCAGATACTATTACATAGGGTTTGCTCCTGTAGGACATACCAACGGCTGCACAGGTGGCGGATCAATCAGTGCTACAAACTCCTACTATTACACCCTTGGCGCAGGATGTTCCCTGTGGCCAGGATACAAGTACATTATGGGTATCACTTACTATGAAAGGAATGTAGAACTACAGACCACCTTTGTAAGGGCATCCAAGACAGTGGAGTTTACAGCAGGTTCACGCACACCGTGGCTTAATAATTGTAACTAATATAAACATTTAAAAATGAACGCAGTACCATTTCTCAAATCAAAGATCGTATGGGTACAGATCTTGGCAGCATTGTCAATCCTTGTAGCTCAGTATGGTCAGTTTGGATTTATGAATCCTCAGATTGCCATGTTCATCAGCTTTGCTTTGACAGCAATTCTTCAGCAGTTTGGATCATACAAACCCATTACGCTTACAGGCATTTCTCATGATAAGACCATGTTCTGGACAAACGTAGTAGCTGCTGGTTTGATGATCACTGATTACTTCTTAGAAAACCAGATATTCATGTCCTGCGGGATGAATGCAAACATGATTGGTATGTTCATGATCACTGTGAACCTGGTTTTGCGTACTTACTTTACAAACCAGCCATCTGACGAAGTAGCTGGTAAATAATAAGTTTCTCTTGGTTAATCGACTGGGGATAGCTTATTTTGTTGAAAATCAACAGTTGCGGGCAGTTACTTAGGTAGCTGTCCGCAGTACTGTATATATTTAATTGACAATGAATGTATTAGTAACCTGGGCACCTGACGCTACTTCCCTGCTTCCAACAGATACTTTTAATGTATTCTACAAGGTAGCTGATGTAACCTATCTGAATATTTGGACATTGGCAACTCTGACGCCGCTTCCAAGTACAGCTACCTCTTTTACAATAACAGGATTATCTCCTAACACTGTCTATAGGATTGGGGTTGAGAAATCCTGTATATCAGGACCAAGTCAATTTATTCAAGAGGTAGAAGTGACGGTGGTGAACTGTCCTATATACTCTTATTACCAAGGACCTGTAGTAAATGGATATGCCACTGTTTTCTACAGTCTATCTTACCCTGATTCTACACATGTGACTATATCAGGATCACAGATTTATGATGTTACAAATGCTGACTACAGTTACATATCAGGCTGCTTGACTTTACCATCACCTTGCACCACTGCATTTTTTCCAATAGGTAGAGGTGTTCGCTATGATTCACAGTGTCCTTCTTGTACAGGTCTGGGTTATCTCTGTGGACTAGATTACATGTTCTTTGACACACCTTGTAATATAACATCGGGGGTTGGCTACTATGGATTAGCTCCATCTCCATTCCAAGGAAATCAATCACTAAGTCAAAACTGTCCTTCAGGTTCTGGAATATTGGGTGAGCCTATCCTTTTGGATTATGGAAGAGATTATAGGTTTGCACTTGGTCAACCATTTGTACAATCTCCTTCGCTTCCTCCATATACATTCCCAGTATCCAATCTCAATACAACATTGTTTGATACAGGAGAATGCGCATTTAATGCAGTAGGTCAGCCTTCATTTACACTGTCTCCAATTGCAAATGATCCTGCTAGACTTAGTGGGGAATTTGACTACAGTACCATAAGTGGAAAGGCTATACAGGACGTCATCGATGGTACTAACCAGACTGCAATCAATGGAAGCATCAACCATTACATATTCTCATATACAGTAGAGGATTCTCTTAGCAATACGTTTCCTTTATTGAATTCCAATAACACTCCTGTTACAGGTCCCAATATCAGTTATTTCAGACATGCTCCAATCTACATACCTATAACAGCACCTGAGCTTTCCGCAGGCATGACCATTAACTGCAAAGTGTTAACTCCTGGACCTGGAAGCGTGGTGAATACAACAGTCAATGCTGCTGGACTATCTGTTGCCAACTTCTGTACCTTGATTGCAAACCTGCTCAATACTGCAGGATTTCCATCGGATACAGTTACTTATTTTGGAAACAGATACCTTAGATTTGGTCTTCCAGATGCTTCTTACCTAGGTGGAGAGATTGTAATAGATGGACCTAATGTAATTGGTGGTCCTGTGACATATAATGACAATGTATATGGCATACTCAACACCTATCTGAACAATGTACTTTGGAGAAGTGAAGACTTGCTTTCTCCTACACTTGTAAGCGATACAGTAGGTCAGTACAAGTTCATCACCAGCGATACTTGGCAGATGATTCCTTATGGAGGAGTCATAAATGCAAATCCCAATGACATCATTGAATTTGTAATGTTTGATACGGATGTAACTTTATATGAAGTAGTTAACCTTAGCAGTGTTACCACATATGATCTGGCAAACTACACTAATAATCCTACACTTCCAACATTCAATACCAACAACTCAATAACCGTATTCTCATTGCAGTGTGATACTGTCAACTTCTTTACGGGGAGTACTATTGCATTCAAGTTCACCAATCCTACGAATCCAAGTCTTCCATTTACAAATATTGTAACACTTAACTTCTAATGCCTGTACTGTTTGACATAACCTATCAAAGTAGTCCTTATGCAATATTTGGGGGATTGTATTACAGACACGTGCTTCCAGATGGAACCTATTCTACTTGGACATTTGCTTCTACCTATGGACCTTTTGTAATCAATACCAGCGGGGGTACTGTAACTACACATACCCTTAATGATGTTGTTGGCAATCCTCCAGAGTTTTTCTCTGGAACAACTTACCAATTCTATATTGATCAACAGTGTAGCAACAATGTAGTAGAGCCTTCTCCTATATCAGATGATATTTGGATTCCAGCATGTCCTGAGTTTATTGCAAATCTTACTGTAGACTATGATGACAATGCTTCATCCTATGCCATACAGATATCCCTTTATGATCCTGCTGGGCCTGGAGCTCCCATGAATCCACTTGCATACAGTATTGCAAACTACAACTTTACAGTCTATGAGCTTTTGAATACAGGGCCTGTGAATATAGGAACAATCACTGTCCCATACTCAAACATTGAAGCAATACTTCCTGCTACTCAATACACACTATTGATAACATCAGGAGACCTTGTAAATCCAATTGTTGCTGGTATAACTTATCAAATCAATATGAGTATTGATCTTACGACTTCTACTCAGATTGAAACTTACGAATGTCCTAATGCTGTCAACTTACTTGTTTCAGAGTGTGATACTTTTAAGATTACTACAGGAAAAACCTGGGCTGTTGAGTATTTGGATTGCAATGGTCAAGTGAGGAAGTTTGCAGGAACAGCTCCTGTACCACCTTTCTACATTTGTGCCAAACAGATTCCAAAAGGGTACTGGTGTTTAAATGGTGTACAAAAGGCTCCAGTAAATACTACTGGGGGAGTCATTCATGCAATAGGAAGCTGCATATCCACAGCAATAACTGGAATCTTAGATCAAGGTGCTGTTATCACATGTGCTCCTGGCCCTGGTTGCGACAGTGCATACAATCAACCATATCCTACAAACATTCAGAATCAAATAACACTGAATACCTGGAACACAGTTATAACATCTGTTCAATGCTAAATCATTTGTCAGGTTGGTTGGTACCCCTGATTGTCGGTGAGGTCCCCCTGGGTGATAGCAGGGGGCTTCACTATTTGTAAAAAAAATTGAGTATATTACTATAGAGATAGTTATGAAAGACGCAATCAAGGTAAACCTAAAAGGTCCTCGCTACAGACCTCCAAGATTCAATACAATCTCCGCTGAAATACTCAGCGATATATCTGCTCATGAGGATTGTTTGATAAAGGATGTCAAGAAGATTAGGGACATCATTGTTGCGGCCAATAGGGAAATCTCAAAAACAGTGATAGACTTCAGGGATGGAATAGAACTTCCTGATCAGCTAGGGTACATGTTCCTTGGAACCTGTCAACCCAAAGTACGTAAGAATGTAGATTACAAGGTCACCAAGGAATATCTCAAGGTGATCCAACATCGTAACTGGGAAAGTGATAACTACCTAGCTAAGATTTTCTATACCAACTATGAAACAAAGTATGGTTTCAAGTTTCATGAAGTGTGGGCATTTGCTCCATGCAGGGACTTTACCAGGGAAGTAGGTAGAACCTATCCTGAAAACTGGAAGAAGTATATTCAGATTGACCATACTCTTAAGGTATCCAAGCTTTATCGCAAATACATGGGTGAGGTAAGAAGAAGCATGCTTGACAAGGAAAGACTTGAATCATATAATCCTTTGGAGCTAGACTGATATGCTTGACTTCATCAAAAATATAATACGTAAATGGTATGGTACCCAAAATGAGGCCATCCATGAATCTGCAAAAGGCTATGCTGTCAATAAGCAGACTGTTAATTTAGTGAAGATGTTTGAAGGCTTTGAGCCTGTTGCCTACAAAGATGTAGTTGGAGTATGGACCATAGGATATGGCAATACATTCTATCTTGATGGAAAGAGAGTAAAAGAGGGTGATAATATCAGCCATGCCCAAGGTGAGCAGCTTTTAAAGAATGTATTAGATCATTTTGCCAAACTAGTGACTGACGAGATACGAGTGCAACTTACTGATTGCCAGTTTGGTGCCCTTGTGTCCTTTACATATAATGTAGGCATTGGCGCTTTTCGGAGGAGCACTCTCCTTCGAAAAGTCAATGCTGATCCAGAGAACCCTGAGATAAAAGCTGAGTTTACTAAATGGGTTAGAGCTGGAGGAAAGACATTGACTGGCTTAGTGAGACGTAGAAAAGCGGAAGCTGATTTGTATTTTAGTGAAAACTGCTAACCATGGTAACAAAAGTATCAGAGGCCATAAGTAGGGTCAGAAACCAGATAAAGTCAGTGACAGTCGATGCATTTGTCACTGATCGTTATATCTATTCGCTTATCCTCAAACATATATCCTGGCTGATCAAACGCGAAGATGACAAGGGTATCTTACGTAAGTACAATAACATCTTTCATACCTTGGATTACTTTCCATTGATAGATGTGGATAAAGCTGATGTGGGATGTTTCTGTATTACATCAGGATGTACAATCAAGCGTAGTCAGCATAAGATTCCTCCTACATATGATGGAAGCTATGGGCCAATTATCAGGTCTTTAACCAGCATCGATGGTACCACTCCACTGACTATGACATACCCTTCGACTTATCAGGCAATGATACGTCAGAAGACCTTTAAGTATAATAAGACTCCTTACTACTACATAGTAAATGATTACATCTATGTACCTAGTGTAGACTGGCCTGCTATCCGAGTAGAAGGATTGTTTAGATCAGGGATAGGAGATTATAATTGTGATACTGAGCATGACTGCATTTATGTGCAGGATGAACCATTCTCTGTTCCCATGTACCTCTATGGGGAGATGGAGCAGAATGTCATGAAAGACCTGGCAACCAGTATCAGCATACCAGGTGATGTCAAACAAGACTTTGTAAGCAACACCAAATGAAGACAGAACTCCAATACAGGACATTCGATGACCTGATGAACTCTGTACGGAGTGATCTGTACACTTATGACCAGGACAACTTCCTGAATCCTCAAGAACTCTTGAAGATTGCTATCAAGGTCAATTATGAACTTGGTCTGAAGATTAACCCTAGCAGAGGAAAAATCATAGATGTCCATAATGGAAAGGGGAAGTTACCTTCTGATTTCTATGTGATGAACTTTGCTATGCTCTGTGGTCTTGGCAATGAGACATACACTAACTGCACGCAGTCACAGGTTGAGACATTGTATGACCAGATGGTCAAGCTTGCTGAGATTGTAAATGCAAGACCTCTTGTACAAGTTGCTGATTTGGGTGAGGGATGGAATATAGTAACCCACAATTTAGGTTCTACTAATTTGGTTCTCAAAGTTCAAAACTCTGAAAAGGAATATGTCAACTTCGAATATGTCATCCTTAACGAAAACCAAGTCAAAGTCAAAGTTTTTGAAACTTGGAATGCTGCGCGCATTACTATTATTGCCGCGGCAAATATTGTTGCTAATTGTAGCATCAGTCTTGATAATTGCCCTGATGGTTGCAGGATTATTGAAAATAGACCCGGACTCATGAGGGAGTTTCCAAGGCCTGTTCCTATTGAAATTATCCCATACAACTACGGTGAACCAGAATGCAATCTCGCGCATGTAGGTTCATATGAATACAGACTCAAGATCAAAGATGGATTTATTCATACGATCAACTTCAAAGAAGGTCGTGTATATATAAACTATGAATCAGTCATGGAAGACGATGAGGGCAACTTGCTTGTCCTGGATCATCCCATGGTAAATGAGTATTATGAATATGCACTCAAAGAGCGTATTCTAGAAAATCTGTTTATGAATGGTGAGCCTACTGCGGCACAAAGACTGCAGCTGATTCAGGCTAAGATTAGACCTTCAAGGAATAATGCTCTTAGTTACATCAATACTCCTGACTATGGCGAGATGAAACGTATGTGGGAAAAGAACCGCAAGGCGATGTATGCCAAGTACTATAATATGTTTAACAGCTATGCATGGTATGGAGGATTGAAGACTGCAAGAGGTCCTTATCCATCACATCCATTCCATTATTAATAGATTATGGCAAAGTCCACAAGCTCTTCATCTGGCACCACTGATCTCAATAGTGCAAAGAGTGCTACCTATGTAAAAGGTCTTATCAAGGATTATAACGACAGTTATGTTCCTGAAGGAGTGTGGATCAATGCTATCAATGCGGTTACTAACTCTCATAAGGGTGATGCTGGTACAATAGGTAATGAGCCTTCCAATAGATTTTGTGTAGAGGCTCCTTATACCATAATAGGTCTTGTGCGCAGGGACTCCAACACCTGGGTTGTTTTCTCTACCAATAATGTCATATCCGAGATAGGTTACTTTACAGAGTCTACTTGTGAATACATTAAGATCATAACAGATCAATGTTTAGGATTCAAAAAAGAATATCTGATCACAGGAGTTATCCAGTACAATTTTGATTGCACATGGTCTGTGTTTTTTGCAGATGGATTGAATCCAGATAGGACAATCAATCTAGATAATCCTCCTTATCAGTATACATGGGATAGGACCAATCCAAACTGTCCTATAAAAGTATTCAATGATTGTTTGGACTGTGAGCAGACCAGATTGAATTACCTGATGACACCTCCCTGCATCAATGTAAAGAAAGCAGTGGGAGCGGGTTCGCTGTTCAATGGATCCTATCAAGCTGTTATTGCTTACAGCATAAATGGACAAAGAGTCAGTAATTACTTTAGTCCAAGTAATGTCTTAGGCATATGGGATCACACAGGTGTAGCTGGTGGTCTTGAGATAAGTATTGAAGACTTGGACACCAGGTTTGAGGAGTATGAGTTAGTGGTTGTAAGCAACATCAATAGCCAGAACTTTGCAAGGAAGATTGGTAATTACAGCACCAGTCAGTCTGTAGTATATCTTGATATATATTCTGAAAGTCTTCCATCCATACCATTGAGTATAATTCCACTAGTGGTTCCTGTATATGAAAAGTCTGACAAGATGTTTGCAGTAAACAACTATCTTCTCAGATCGGGCATATACAGCAAGTATGAGTTCAATTACCAGCCATTAGCCAACAACATTGCAGCACATTGGCAGGAGGTGGAATATCCTTCTGACTACTATTACAATGGAGGAGCAAATACATCCTATATGAGGGATGAGCAGTATGCTTTTTTCATCAGATGGCTATACAATGATGGCGATAAATCAGCAAGTTACCATATACCAGGAAGGGTGGCAGATCCATCTGATCTAACTACAGTGAACAACTTGGATGTGTTATATCCTGATGACAACAAATACTGGCAGGTTTACAATACAGCCTCTGTCACTAATCCTGTTGTAAACACTATTCTTCCAGATGGTGGTATAGTTACCAAAGAAGGCTTGATGGGTTATTGGGAATCCACTGAAAAATATCCTATTAATAGGCCTCAGGTATGGGGTGATCTTTGCGGGCTTCCTATTCGTCATCATAAGTTTCCAGACAACTGTGTTTCCCACATCCATAATCAAGGTGGAGACAAGATGTATATACTGGGTGTCAAGTTCTCAAACATCCAGCATCCTTTGGATAACAATGGAAACCCTATATTAAACATCATAGGGTATGAGATATTGCGAGGTAGCAGGGAAGGCAACAGAACTGTTATTGCCAAAGGTATGCTCAACAATATGCGTGAGTATACCAGTATTGGTGATCAAAAGGTATTATATCAGAACTATCCATATAATGATCTTAATCCAGATTACTTCCTAAGGACATCCCTTGCCAATGACCAGGGTGAGTCTCCTGATGACAGCGGCAGTCCATTGTCAGTATACAAAACAGATTACTACAGCTTCCATAGTCCTGAAACCAACTTTGCAAAACCCTTTCTTTCATTCAATGAGGTAAGGTTGTATTCCAAAGAATATGGAACAAGCAATGGAAGTTTTGAATATCCATTTGGGCATCCCAAGCATAAGCTAATAACCAACGCATCCTATATATTGGCTTTGACACTTGGTTTGTCAATAGGTCTTAAAGCTGCGTTTGGTCAAAGGAATGTAAAGGCTACTGCAGATTCTGCCACAGCTCTTCCTGCAGCATTGAGTACAATATCCAGTTATGGATTCTTTGGAGTCAATGGTTCTATGGCTGCAGCACTTTCATCTTATGTGGGAAGTGCTCCTATATCGATATCCTCAGGAAACTATGGTCAATTTGTAGGAGGTACTTCTACTGGTTCAGGGGGTGGTAACTGGGGAGGTGTAGAGTTTCCAACTTTGACAGAAACAGGAGGTGACCTTTCAAACCTTGACTTTAGGACATTCTTTCCTGGATATACGACCAAGGTTGGACAGTTTGCATTTGAGGCTTTGAAGTATTTAGCATTCCTGTCAACTATAAAATACTGGTCTGGACTTGGTCTTGATGCTGCATTGAATGTTATATATGAGCTTATACCTTTCAGACAGTATGCGCTTCAGTATAACTCACATGCCTTTTATGCAAACTACAAAACCATTTGTCCAAGCAATTCCGCAGGTGATATGCGTAGGGCACATCAAGACAGTGTTTACATAAGGGATCAGATACAAAGCTTTGATGCCACTTATAATGTAAACAACCTTTATAGGAACAACTATGTCTTGGTTAAGATAAAAGGTAATTTTCCTAATGTGTCTGCTACTGACTCTTCTATAAAGGACAATTCAAGGAAGCGCGTGAGAGACACAAGTCTCAGTTTCACCAATCCTACAAATACCAATATTACCTCTACTACCTCTGCATACTATGGAGGATTGAAGGTGGATCTTGAAAACCAATATGGACAGCTTGAAGGAATCGTGCAGGTTCCTATAGGGATGTGTTATGAGGTTACTTCTGGAAAGCTTGAGAACAAAAGATATGAATCAACCACATTGTTTGGTGGTGATATCTATATCAACAGGTATACAGAAAAGAATCCTTTCTTCTTTTTTGTCAATTGGCTTTATGATGTACCTAATGGTACCGAGTTTGATTATAGTCAATACAGCAATATCCTTTATCCAAGGTACTGGGGTAACTTTACTAGGTTTGATAGATCTAGTATAAAGTCACCTTTTGGATTTGGTGCTATAAAAGGATGGGAGTCTGATGATGATCCTTTATTGGGTTGGATTCTTGCTGCTAGTGCTTATCATCACTTAGACAGATCCAACGCTACTAACACATTCCTTGTTACCAAAGCATGGTTCTATCTGTTTTATAATGGAGTAAGAGATTTCTTTATAGAGTCCGAGGTAAATCTGGCATATAGGGATTATGGTGATTTGACCAGTCAGCGCCACTATGATTATAAGAGTTACACGGATATTCCCAGGATGTTCAGGACTGATATTATCCAGTCTGGGAACTATTACAAGTATGACTACTCCCTTTCAGTAAGTAAGCTTTTGAGTCAATACAAGACTTTCTCAGCAATACTTCCTAGGTCTTATGATCCAGATGTGGCGGAAAGCTGTTATACATATGTATCAGGAAAAGTGCTTTATAGTCTTCAGCAGCAGTCTGAACAAGCTAGAGAATCCTGGAGAATATACCTTCCTAATAACTATAAGGACTTTGAGAATGATGTCACTGCTTTCAAACCTATCAATAGGACGGGTGCATTAATCCTATTCCAAGATGCTGAACCCACTAGTTTTACAGGTGTAGATCAACTTCAGACAGCAGCAGGTACTAAGATTACTATTGGTGATGGTGGTTTGTTTGCACAGCCTTTCCAATCTCTTGTAAATGCTGATGATGAGTATGAGTATGGCTCATGCCAGGATACAAGATCCGTGGTCAATACTCCATATGGTACATTCTGGATGAGTCGTAACACAGGTAAGATCCTAAATTATACAGGTTCTGGTATTGTGGACATTGCCATGAATGGGATGCGTTACTGGTTTGCAGAACATCTACCCAATGTCTTGACTACCCAGTATCCTGAGTTTCCATTTACAGAGAATACAGTGGTGGGCATAGGTTGTCAAGCTGTTTATGATACCCAGTATGATATCCTTTACTTTTCAAAAAGGGACTTTAAGTCCAACACTGAGTCTGTCAAGTATGATGTAGCTGGCAAGTATTGGTATGTTGAAAGGCAGGCTGGTAATGAGGTCATTGAGCTTGGTGACCCTAATTACTTTGAAGATTGCTCATGGACAATTAGTTATGATCCAAAGACCAAGATGTGGTTGAGTTTCCATGATTGGCACCCTAATCATTCCTTTGGTGTAAATGACCACTTCTATACCATCAAGGATAAAGGTTTCTGGAAACACAATGATGTGTGCAACAGCTTCTGTAATTACTACGGGGTGGAGTATCCTTTTGAGGTGGAGGTACCTATCAATACCATAGCGGCGATTACTACCATCAAAAGCGTGGAATATTACCTAGAGGTATTGAACTATTCCCAAGATTGTATTGATCCATATCATGTGCTAGATGCCAACTTTGACTATGCCATGATCTACAATACAGAGCAGAACTCAGGTCTTCTAAAGCTGAATCTCAAGCCTAGGAACCCTAACTATATGCTAAGCTATCCAATAGTCTTGTCAGACAGGATAGAGATCATGTTCTCCAAAGAAGAGAATAAGTATCGCTTCAATCAGTTTTGGGATGCTACCAGGGATAGGGGCGAGTTCTCAGGAATCCAATACAGGATGTTCAATACTGAGCAGAATGGATATCGTAAAGTATTAAATCCTACATTTATAGATTATAATAAATCACCTTTGCAGCGTAAAAAGTTCAGGCATTATGGCAACAGGTTGATTCTGGGTAGGGCAGTCTCCCAGAACCTGAAGTATAACCTGAAGATTTCAAGTGTGAAGGAAACTTCTAGTCCACGATGAAAACCGATAAGTTACTGCATGTGCTCACTAAGAATGCCCCTAATAGGTCAGGCAGAGCACTTCCTTTGGATAAATATCAGGATAAGTCCCAGGTTAAAAATTGGGAAAGAAATTTAATGAATGAAAGTCCAAGAAGAGCTGCTGACAAAGCAAAAGAGCTTGGTGTTGATGTTGGTGGGTATAACAATCTTGGAGATGCATACAGGCATGCTCTTACAAGTTATTATACTACGGATCAATATGGTCCTGTCCTTGCAAATCTCATGGGTATAGGTCATGAGGGATTGGGCATATATGATTATTTCACTAAGAACAAAAACAAAAGTTTAGGTACATTTTTAAAATTGCTAAAAGAATCAGGTAGTGACATCTACAATAATGCAGTAGGTTCTTTTGCTTCTGCTACAGAACCTCTTGCTGCGTTGGCAAATCCTGGTAATCCAAACATTAATACAGAACATCTGAAAAATGTTTTAAGCAATGTTCATGTTCTTAATAAAGGTGAGACCTACCCTGCATCTGAACAAGTAAGGGATATGTTTCCAATGGACTTACAAAGAACAAGACATCCTCAAGAGATTAAACGCTTTCAAGGTACTATTAAACGCTTTCAAGGTACTGAACAAAGTCAGACAGGAACTTCTTTGAAGAAATCTGTTCCAAAAGATTTGGAGGAAAGATATAGTACTGTTCAATCTAGAATACAGGGGATAATTGATAATCCTCCTCAGACTAAGAATCCAGGCATGGCTCCTGAGGATGTAATGAAGTATATCAAGGATCGTTCTATAAGTACATTGATGGAGGAAAATCCTTCTTTGGGTACTGCATGTAAAGGTCCTTATTGTACTACTGCGGCCAGTACAGCATTTAGATTGACTTATCCTAATGCAGCTCCTCTTCCTACTACAGGTGGAAATACTTTTAGGGATCAGATATTGAATAATCCTGCATTTGGGGTTACCTCAAATGATATTTATTCCAACCTGCATCCAGGATCATATCTTCAACAACAAACGCTTGAAGAGTATTATGAAGATGAAGAAGGAAATACCAAGCAAAGATCCAAGCCTTCTTATCAGTCTCTTCATAACATGTATGTATATGATGTTGAAAAACTCTCCAATGGTAGAAAAAGAATACATACTGTGCAAAACACAGGGAATATGTATAATCCAGAATCAACGCAGATTACAAAGGAATATGATGTAGACAAGGAAGGTAATGTTTATAACAAGGATTCAGACTATATTGTAATTGAATCGGCTAGTGAGAATGCTAAAGACAGGCCTCTATTGGTATACTACAAGGATAATGACATATGGAGTAATCCTGAAATGAACAGCCTTTTGAAAGAAAGGGAAGGGGTCAAAAAACAAATTTTGGACATTGACTCTGATTATTTCACTCCTGAGAAACCTACCAGGTATGATGTTGATTACCAACCTGGTCAATTTCTTCTTCCTGAAAGCTTCTCATCTGAACAAGGTAAGATGGTTTCTAACAAGGACGATAAGGAGTTTATTGATTTACGTGAAAGCAAAATTCCTGAAATTGTAGATCAGGTCAATAATCCTGAGTACAAGAAGATGATCATGCGGGATTATAACATCAGTGACGCTGAGTATAACGCAATGGTTAAGACCATGATTGGTCAGTACATGATGGAATCCCAAGGAGGCACTGATTGGCAAAGTGGATTCAGGATTCCTGAAAATAAAGGTTTGGCTAAACTGTCCACTGCATTAGGTGCCGATCTTTCAAAAAAGAGTGTAGGTCCTTTCCAAATAAACTACAGTCAGCTTGGAGAAAAGACAAAAGAGATAATTCCAAAGCGAGGAGTCAGCAATAAGAGTAGGCAGGAGTTCATTGATTTCATGTATGATCCTGTAAAGTCATCAGATGTGGCAATGCGATATCTTGCTGAAAACATGAGGATGGTCAGGAATCTGGCAAATCAGGAAGGTGAAAGACAGAACATGACTCCTGCTAACTATGTTGACTATTTACCTTATGTAATGAACCAACAAGGTTGGCTTCGTAGAACAGATGAGGAAAGTCAATCAAAAAAAGGTTCTATCTTAGGAGAAGGCACTAATGCATATGTTCAAGGTGTAAGGGATTATGGGAATAAGATGTTGGAGTATATTCCAATGTCGAGTGATACCATGATCACAAATCCACCTACTATTCGTCGCGATGGTGGACCTTTACCCAAGGCACAGACTGGTAGATCTGCAATGACTGATTCTATCAATGAGAACTATATACCTTCTGTCAAAGAAAAGAAGAAAGATCAACAGTCTTTATGGGATAAATTAACTGATCCAAACATGAAAACCCCTATGTTGGATCTTTTTATGAAAGGAGCTTTTTTTCTTCCTGTGTTTAATACGCCTGAGCTTCAAAATCCTAATGCTATTCAATATAATAAAACAGGCGGATCAAAGCTACCATCCCATCTACCAGAAGCTTACAGGGATGGCGGTCCTTTACCCAAAGCTCAGTCTGGACTTTACTATAAAGACAAGACTGGAACGCTTAGGTTTAAGCATAATAATCAACCTGTAGCTACAGGAAAAGCTGAGTCAACAGCTAGTCCAATAGAAGCAGCATTGGCAGTAGCAACTGGAGCACCTTTGATTCCAACAGCTTTGAGTTTTGGATCAAAGACTGTTGGCAAATCAGGAGCCCATCCTTTAGATCAAAGTTGGATGGGAATACCTATTCCTGTTGCACTAGGGACCTTTGCTAATACTTTGCGAGAAACTTATGAAGATGTTTCAAAAGGTATTCAGGATTACAACGCTACTAACCAGAGAAAAGAGGGAGGATCATTACCCAAAGCTCAGGCTGGGCTTAATACACAAGGTGTCCAAAGACTTGTTCAAGAGGCACATGCTACTGCTGAGCAGAACAAAAGATTACAACAGGACCAACAAAACACTTGGGCTAAACGAGATGAGACTTCTGTAAATCCACAAAAGGTAAAAGGTAATACTCCATATGTTGTATCAGGCACGGAAGGCGTTTTAGATGCAGCAGATGTTGTTTCTGATCTCATGCAATATGGATATTTTGTACCTCATCCTATAGGTCAAAGTGTTGGACTTCTAGGTAGTGGTCTGGGATCAGTTATAGATTCATATCAAGCTGGTCAGCAATATGCTCTTGGTAATTATGATGCAATGGCTGCTAACTTGGCATCCGCAAGTTTATCTGGATTGCTGGCTTCCAAAGGTTATACAAGGGATATGTATAATACAGTTCCAGGTTCAATGGCTGATAGGATTGCAAGTCTTGGGTCTAGGTCAGGTACCTATAGACCATTGACAGCTTATCCTCATCTTCGAAATAATCCTGTAATACGTCGTGGATTGAATTATAATCGAGGCGCTTTAGGAACATTGGGTGCTGAAACCATTTATGATCTTCCTGAACAAAAGCTAGGTGGACCTACTAAAACATTGAAAGTCAGAATAAAAAAATCAAAATAAGATGGCACAGAAGAAAATGAAGGATATCTTTACACATGAGATGGGTCAGATCCTATTTCCAGGTCAACCCACAGTAATTGAGTCTAAGAAGATATCTCCAGGCACAGATATAACTATGAAGAACACAAGACCCCAAATAGCCCTGACACCATATGGTGCTACACAGATGAGTCCTAACCAGAACTATTCCTTTGCTGGAAACACAGTAGTGGAGTTGCCTATGGCTCAAATGGGTGCACAAGCTGGTGGAGATGATCAACAGGCTCAGATCATGCAGATCATACAGATGTATGCCCAGATAAAGGGTGTAGATCCTAATCAATTGATCCAGGAGATCCAAGCTCTTCCTCAAGAAGAACAGCAGAAGTCTTTTGAGCTTATGGCATCTGAGGTTCAGAATGCAATGGCTCAGCAGCAACAAGCTGCCCAGCAAGAGCAGCCTGGTGGTATGCCTATGGCTGGCAAGGGTGGAATAATGGATGCATATCCACAAGCCCAAAACTTAGAGTGGTTTTATAAAACTGCCAAGAATGGAGGATTGCTCAAAGCTCAAGATGTAGGAAACATAAATCTTTACAATCGAGTATTGTCAGATCGTAAGAACTTTATGTCTGGTCCTGAGGCAGCATGGAAAGCTGATCCAGCTTTAGTAAATGAAGATGGTTCTTTGAACATGTGTCTTGATTGCACAAATGTGGATTATAGTAATCAACAAGATGTCATTGACGCATCGAGACTTATCAATGAAGGTGTAAGTAAGGTACCTGAGTATAGCCTTAATGATCTTCAAACCGCATTGAAGAAATTTGATCTTCCAATGCCTGTTTATAATTCTGCCAAAACCAGAGAAAACATTATAAATCAGGATCCTTCTTTAAAGAAGCAGCGTGCGGGTGGAGGATTATCAATACATCAACTCCGCGGGGTTGTTGACTCCATGGTCAAAGATGCTGTTCAGCGCTATATGACTGGTGGTGAAGCATTCCCTCAAGCCAATAAGTATCCAGAAGAATGGGCTGGTTATTCAGGTACCATGTATGCCCAAGGGGGGGAAGCCTTCCCACAAGCTCAGACATATCTTCCTTATGACAGGCCAGGTGAAACCAGACCTAATTTTATGTTTGCCCAAGGAGGCTCTAAGGATGAGTTTGGAGGGCAGCCAGATCTGGATACAATCTATAGGATGATGAGAAGCGGTGGCCTTGCGGTTAACGCCAAAAAAAAAAGGGGGGAGGAGCTAAGTTCTGAGGAATTTCAGCAATACCTCAGCGGCGGTTCTCTAAAAGAGTTCCAAGGTATCAATCAAAGTACTACAGGTTATAGTGGTTATAACAATGACCCACGATTTGATTATCCTGATGATACTACAGCAAATGCAACTACAAACGTAGCAGCTGGTAATACTATGACCAATGCTAGTGCTAGTGCACCTGCGGTATTGACAGCAAATGCTTCTACTGCACCTGCAGGATATTCTTGGTCTACTGGTGCTACTAGCACAACTGCAGTACCTACTATAAAGACTGCAGACCAAGGTGCTTATAAGGGTGAGCTTAGTGCAAATAAGATAGTCAACCGTAATGAGACAGTTAGTCCAAAAGGTGGTTATTCAACTACAATACCAGCTCGTCCAGGTATTCCACCAGCAATGTATCTAAATGCAATAAACACTGCAACAGGTGGTAAGAGTAGTCTATTGGGACTTTTTGGTAATGTAGCTTCTTTGGTGGGAGACTTTGCAAGTTCTAATCAACCAGGTAGTAAAGAATCAATAGCAAATCCATATGTAGGTCTTTTTGAGCAATTTCAAAATAAAGTTCCATACTCAGTAGAGCCTGCACCTGGAACCATTGGTCCTCCTCCTACTGCAAAGAAAGGTGGTCGTAAGAAGTCATTACCAAAAGCTCAGTTTCAAATGCCGCAGCTTTCAGGTGTGGATCCTAATATAGCAGCTCAGATTGCACAAAACAGGGGGATGACTCAAGTCCAGGGTTCAGGTATGTCATTTAATGAACCTCTTCAACCTATGAATCCTATTACCCAGATCCCTTCTCCTCAAGTAGATATGCAACCCATTGGAGCATCTGCGATGTCTCAAATGAACTTAGGTCTGCAAATGCCTGGGGAAGGTCCAATTGCGGATGAGATGTCTATACCTAAAGCATCAGAAGCATACAACCCAGATGGACCAATGAGCATGGCTCCTATGAGAAGTATTGGTAGTATAACTCCTAGCACTCCTGCTCCACAGATGCAGCCTCAAATGAGTTCACAAGACTTAGGTCCTGCAGGACTTACCAATAGACAGATTCGTCAAGAAGATAGAAGCAACAGACGCGAGCTTAAGCAGGATTGGAAGGACTTTAAACAGACTGATGAGTACAAGAATGCTAGTAAGCAGCAGAGAAAAGACTTCTGGTCAGACCCCAATGCTCGCTTTGATCATGCCAAAGCTGCAAGGATGGTGGGTGCAACCCAGGGTATAGCTGACTTCTTTAGAACTGGTAATCAAGAGTATATGGAAGATCAGTTGAAGAAGATGGGTGTGAATACTTCTGCTACCATGGGTGTAAGTCAAAATAGAGATCGTGGAGACTTTGCAACCAATAGTGGAAAGTTCAGACCTAATGAATATGTAGAAGCTCAGGATTCTGGACGAAGCATGACAGACCAGACTTCCTTCTACAATACCTTCAATCAAATGTACAATGCAAAGCTAGGAGGAAGAATCCTGGACTTTCTTGAGGATGGAGGGGTCTATGACCTGGATGAGGATACCATCAGACTCATCATGGAAGCAGGCGGCTCAGTGGAGTTTATTTGATATCTTCACGAAAATTTGTTAAATTTAAGTAGGTGGTTTTCAATAAGAAAATAAATCTCAAAAGTTTATGAACGTCAAGGTAAATAGAGTTCGCGGGGGTAGCATGGGCGACCAGCGCAACTATGGTTTGGTAACAGGCAGCATCTGGAACTATGAGGATAAGCCATCCACAAACGAAGTCTCTGATACACTAGGGGCTGTGGACAGGGATCAAGCAACCATAGAAGCTGAGCGTGGGGAGACTGTTATATATCCAGACAAGGATGGACAGATTACCCATGCCAAGATTGGTGGTAAAAGACATACTCATGGAGGAACCCCATTGGATATTCCAGATGGAGCTTTTGTCTTTTCAGACACTAGGGCTCTATTGATCAAGAACAAGGAGTTGCTTAAGAACATCTTTGGTATGAACAGCAAGAAGGCTGTGACTCCTGCCAAGGTTGCCCAGCGATATGACCTGAATCAGTACAATGAGATATTGAATGATCCTGAGTCTGACTTCTTATCTAAGAAGACTGCGCAGCTCATGCTTGACAACAACATGAAAAAGCTGGGGCAATTGGCTTTGGTACAAGAAGGCATGAAAGGATTCCCTGATGGTATTCCAGACATTGCTCTTCCTCTTTTTGGTAGTGACATTGCAGTGGCTCAGCCTATGCAAGAGATGCCACAAGCCAAGTTTGGTGGACAGATCATGAGAAGGGGTGGAAAGAAACTTCCAAAACATCAAGATTATGGTGAAGTATTTTCATCTGAATCAGGTTATAGGCTTCCTGAAGTATTAGTAGAAGAATTTTATCCTGAATGGCAGCAATATATCCAAAGAGGATTAGTAGATCCTAATGCCCTTCCAGATGAAGATGAAAGTATCAAGCGACAGCAAGTTGCTAATGCTATTAAGATCTATAACGATGCTTTGAAAAGTGGAGATGTAAAAGCTATGAAAAATGCATCTGACGCTCTTTTTAAGATGGATATTGAAGGCTTCTCAACTCCTGGTCCATGGCTTTCTAAAGGATGGAAGAATTTTCAACAAGGTCTTGGGAACTTAATGTTTGATGTTGTATCACCTGTTTTTAAAGAGTTTAACACACCTTTAGAAGATATTCCTGCTACGGACATGTATATAAATATGAGGGGAGCTGCACAACGAGCTGAAAGAGCATTGGCACAAAGAGCTCCTTCTGGAGCATGGACTTGGCAAGATAAAATATATGAGATGGGTCGCATGCTTGAAAATTTTATTGAAGACAAAGAGAAGATGTCAGCAACTTCTTCTAATGCGAAAAATTTACTACCTAAGATAGAAGAGTATGGTAAAAAGAAAGATGAAGTAGTTTCAAAAGCTGAGGAAATACTTAAAAATCCTGAAGCATATTCTCCAGATTTAGTATATAAAGCTGGAGAGTTTATCAGTGAATATAAAGGTGAAGATTTTTGGCGTGGGCTTTTGAGAGATGAAAAGTCCTTTTTTGAAGCACCACTTAAACCAGCAGAAAATTTAAATCTACATCAACTTAATCCAGAAACTTGGAACAGTCTGTATAGCAAGCCAGTTGGTATAATAAAAAAAGCATATGACGATCTTGTAGATACTAAGGCTATTAAAACAGAACAACAAAGACAAGAACAAGAAAATGCAGGAACTCAATCTAATAAAGAAAGTCTTAATCAATGGATTAGTGGTATTAAAAGTGGTAAATATTCTGTAAATGAAGTACCTCGAGATCTTCTACCTGATCTTGAAGCAGCAGGTATTGATATATCTGGTGCTGGCAACCCTGCTCCTACTCGTAGTAGTTCTTCTTCCCGATCTACTCAACAGCGCGCAACAACTGCTCCTTCTAAAACTGAAGAGTCTGATGAAACAATTAGGCAGAGACTTATAAGTATTGGTATTGATCCAAATGATATTACTCCTGAGATGATACAGCAGAATAAATATGCTAAAGGAGGAATGACATATGTATATGATCCTACGAACAATATAATGCTTGATAAGTATCAGACTAAAGGAGGTGTAAAGGCATTTAATATCTATGATAAGAATTTTAGGGACTATGCTAATCAGAATAAGTTAAAGTTAGTTCTACCTAGTTGGGCTACAGGTATGATGAGCATTGGTGAACAAAATCCTTCAAAAGATCCAAGATTTAAAAAATCTGCTACAGGAGAGATTATACCAAGCGCGGGTATCAGTGGATATACAGGTCCTGATGATCTTATCAAATGGCATAAGAGTCAAGGAATGGACTTCTCCAAGTATGTAGATGCTGATGGTAACACTGCCAAGGATGAGACAGATGGCATGACCAAGTTTAAAAATGACTTAAAGACTTGGGATAACAGTGGTAAGAAACACAGGCATGCTACTTCATGGATGCTTGGCAAGGTTGATGAAATCAATACTGAAAGAGCTACCAAGCTTGGGTTAGCCGCTCCTCCTAGTCAAACTGATAAAGGTACAACAGGATGGGATGTCACAGGATTTGATGTACTTACAGGAACAAAGTATCTTGCTCCTGAAGATACGCCTGTTGATGATGTACCACCTGTACAACCTCCTGTTGAAACACCTCCTGTTAATACTCCTCCAGCTGATGTTCCTACTCCAAAATATACAGCTGGCTATCCAGGAGGCTGGACTGACTACAGTACATTGAATCTTGCTACAGCAATGGGGATGGCGAACCAAGTTGAGCCAGGTGCCCTTCCTCCTTTTACTCAAGCATTCCCTGACTTAGGTCGTCCTGTGTTTATGGATCCTAGAGCCAATATCATGAATCAACTTGCACTGCAGAATCAGCAAGCTGAGATGATTGCGGGTATGTCTAGTCCTACTGTGGGTAGAGCAAACATCATTGCCAGTGCTGCAAAAACAGCTGAGCCAATCAGTGACATCATGGCCAAGTATGACCAGGCTAATGCCACTATTGCAAACACCTATGAAGGACAGCGTGCTGCAATAAGCAATCAAGCACAGATGACAAGTGCTGCCAAGCGTGAAGAGTTCCAGGATGAGCTTGCTGTCCGCAGACAGAATTACTTGAATGCGTTAAAAGAATCTCAAGCCAATGTGGCTTATCAATATGAGCGTGGGGCAAAAGACTTCAGGGAAAAGAATGCCTTGAATGTACAAAACCCTAACTACATGTTTGATAACTATGGCAATATCATGTTCAAGCCTGGTTACAATCCAAATGCAACAGCAAGTAGTTCGGCAGATGATTTACTTGATAACTATATCAATAAAGGCATAGATCCTAACAAGGCAGCTGCTCTTGTTGCTGCACAGATGAAGTTGAATGACAATGCTTTCAATTATGACCCTATGTCTACGGTTTGGGGTTCTCAAAAACCAGTTAGTTAATGGCAACATATCTTAAAGGTGTAACGGATGTAATCCCTAAGCAACCAGAAGTCAAGTTAGATTACGACCTGCTTTCCAAATCTCTTACTGCACTTCAAGGAAGATATGACAGTGCATATAAGAGTTGGAAGTCCATGTATAATTCTCTGCTTAGTGCAGAGCTTTCATCTACTGACAACGAGCAGTTTAGGGCTGACTACATGAAAAAGGCAGATGCTGCACTTAGTCAGGTCGCAGGCATTGATCTTGCCAATGGTGCAAACCTTCAGCAAGCGATGACCATCTTTGATCCTCTTGTGAATGACCAAGAGTATGTCAGAGACCTGTATCTGACCAAGACCCAGCGCCAGCAGTTTACAAAGATGAATCAGTTCAAGAACAGCACTGATCCCAAGCTACAAGCCCAGTACAATCCTATAATGGAGCAATACATGGGTATAGGTATGCAGCGTCTTTCTGAGATGAAAAGGGGTAATGGTTCCATAGAAAATGCTACTGTGAACATGTTCAGTCCTTGGCAGGATCCTTTAGAGTATGCTAGGACTACTGCAAAAGACCAAGGTCTTGAGATTAAAACCAACACTCCTAATGGAGAATGGTTAGTCACTGAAGTAAATGGTGGTAAAACTGTTGATACCTATAGGAATTGGTTTAAGAATACCATAGGCAGTAAGTTTGACAATCAATTCAGGATTGAGGCGGAAGTTGATACAGAGAATGCCATCAGATCCAAAATGGCTGAAACCAAATTGGACAGGGGCACTGTGATGCAACAAATGGCGCAGGAGTACTCTACAACATATGTCAAGGATTACAACGATGACATGTCTTCTTTGGAATCCCAAATTAACAACCTGAATTCCCAAAGGAAGAAGTTAGAGAAAAGGTATCCCAATCCTAGCCAGCAAGTTGTTGATCAGAACAATGCCATGAAGCAGCAGAAGGATATTCTTCAAAAGCAGCTTGATGACATGCGTACTGGAAAGGTGGATGATGCTCAGCTTCAAAAGAAGGCTTCTGACATATTCATGAGCAGTCCTTCAAGTGTGTATGTAGGACAGGTAAGGAACAGGTATGCTGACAGGTTTGCCTACAACCAGGCATATGGTAAGATGGAGCTCAAGTATGAGCCTAACCAGATTTGGATGCATAAAAGCAGCCAAGCTTTCCAAAGAGCCATGCAGGAAGATCAGCAGCAATTTACTGCTGAGCAGAACAAGCTTAAAGCACAGTGGGATTACAATCTTTCCCTTGCCAAGGGTGAGCTAAAAGGTACAGGTGCAGGCATTGGTCAAAAGACAGATGTGGGTGTACTGGGTGCATATGAGACTTACAGTAGGACTATCTCAGAGAACTTTACTAAAAGCACCAATGCGTATATCAATGATAAGGTTCTAGCAGTAGCTGCTAACATAAAAATTGATAAAAATGGCACTGTAAAAACAGATGCAAATGAACCAGACATGCAGGTTGTACAATCTGCAATGGAAGCAAAAGCATCAGGTAAGGCATTGACAGGAGCTCAAAGTGTAGCTCTTACCAGATATTTCAATATGGTATCTCCTAACTCTAGGATAAATCCCAATGCTGTAACTTTTACAGAAATGCAGAGCATGATTACCAATGCTATTCGCACTAATTCCAAACTGAATCCTGAGTATGGTGCTGCTGCATGGACTAGTGTTAATGAAGCAAATCTTGCTAGACAGCAATACGAAAAGATGTTTGACAGTGAAACCAAGCATCTTGCAACCATCACTGATCCAGAGCTTACCAAGTTTATAAAAACAGATGCTTCAGGTAACAAGTCTGTTAATGTGGCTGCGGTAAATGCCCTTGATGAAGAAGACAGGGAAGTTACTTATAGGGCACTGATGGGTGGCAACTATGATGCTTATGCCAAGAAAGGCGCTACACAGGCTAATACCATTGTGCTTAATCCTTTGGATGTAAGTAAGTTTGATTATTCTATTTTAAGTTCTGCAATCAATAATGCTGAACAAATAGGATACACTGATCCTACTTCAGGTAGTTTTATAAAACTGGATGAGACGGCGACTGCAGCGTTTAGAAGTCAAACATCAGGTGGTCAAAACATGAAACAAGCCTTTGATCCAAAAGGTACCATGTATGAGCGCAAGATTGTCAATGGTCAAGAATACATTAAAGTGACCATTCCTCTTCTGAGAACTTCTGGAGAAACCTCCACATCTATTGCCAAACAGTTCGGATATTTGAGTCAGGAGATGACTGCACAAAACAAAGTTGAAATGTTAGTGCCTCTTGGAAAGGCTGATAATCTTGGCGGAGTCAAGGATATGAATATCAATCCTTACACTGGAGGACTGATGGGTGAACAGCAGTATCTTGGAGACATGATCAATGATCTTGCAGGCAGGTCACTTGTTGATGACAACACGAGTTGGGTTAGCGAAGGTCTTATGAATTCCAACAATGTGACTTTTCCAGACTATCTCAAAGGTTCTGTTGAAAATGGAAATCTCAGTATAACTGGCAATGAGATAAGTTTGCAGATTCTAAATGATGATGGCATAAAACAAAATGTTAATCTTACTCAAGTCCTAGGTATTACGGCTAGTCAATTGAGAGCTGATCCTACGTCATATGATTTTAAACTAAGACAGACTGTTGAAAATTCTGTCTACAACTTACAAAGGGCAGCAATGTCTTCTTCACATAATGCCATAAATGAAAACAGGATGTCTGCTGGCTCTTCTGGAAGTAATTTTTGGAGCAGTAATCCATTTTAATTATGGTTGATCCATTTAACCTGTTTAGTTCAGATACAAGCTCAACACCAGATCCTACACCTGAACAAAGCGTAGGTGGAAGATCCTCTGAACCTGCTCAATCCCCTTCTCTTGGGGAGGCTGTCAATCAAGCTGCCAACACTGTAATGAGTCAGCAGCCGATGTTTGACGTTAGCAGCTATGACCCTAAGTTAAAAGAGCGTTACAAAAGCGATCCTAGTATCTACAATGATTACTTTGATCCTACTGCTGATAATGAAAGGGTTGCTTATGAGAACTGGGATAAGATGGACGCCCTGGGTGCAGGATTCGGTGGCTTCATAGAAAACTTCAAAACATCTTATTCAGAAGGATGGATGGCCTGGCCTAGGATGGGTAAGGCTCTTTTTAATTTGGATGCTGATTATCTGATGCCTTCTGAGAAAGAACTTGCTCAGATGGCAATGAATGAGGAGAAGATGCGGCTTGAAAACCCTATCTTCTATGCTCCAGGTACGGAAGATGATTTCCTTACCAAAGGATTCATGGCTGAGACTTTTCAGAATCTTGGTTTCACTTTTGGTACAATGGGGCAGCTTACTACAGAGTGGGGTATAACAGCAGCAATTGCAGCTTTAGGAACAGCGGGTGCAGCTCCAACAGGAGGTACTTCAGCTGCAGCAGCAGGAGCTGTTGTAGGTGCACAAGTTGCAGCAACAGGTGTCAAGCTTGGAAGAATAGCTTCTGTATGGCAGAAGATGGGAAGGTTCTTTGTAGGAAGTGCTGCTGACGATGCTGCTAAGGCAGGTGTTAATGTTACTGCAAATGCTGTTGATGATATTACATCTACAGCCACACAAAGTGCCATAAGGAGAAGTGTTGCAGATGATGTTGCTTCATCAACTCTGGGACCAGCTACTGGTGGAGGTTCCCGTATTTTGGATAATGCATTACAGCTTGCTTCAAAGACTCCTATAGTAGGGAATTTTGCAGATGCTGCTCGTATAATCAGGGCAGGAAGAAACGGTACACTTACAGGTGCTGAAATTGCAAAAGTAGGAGCAGGTGCTCTTAGAAGAGGATTTGCAGAATGGCAGATGGCTGCTGGTGAGGCATCCATTGAAGCAGGGGGCAACTATGGTCAGATTGTTACTACTCTTACTGATGAATACGCCAAGAAGAACAATGGCGCTCTTCCAATGGGAGATGAATACAAGAAGATACAAGACCTGGCTATGCAGAGTGCCACTTCTGATTTTGCAACCAATGTGGCAATTCTTGCAGTAAGTAACAAGCTTATGTTTGGAAACATGATACGCAAGTTCATGCCAGACAGTAAAGCTGTTATTGCATTGAGAAGTGCCATGATGAAAGACATGGCTGAGGAAGCGGGAGTACTTGCTGTAAAAGGCATGGGTAAGGCTGGTAAGGAAACAACAAGGTTATATCAAAAAGGACTTTTAGGTACACTTGGTCTTGCTCCTCAGATTGCTACAACTTTTGGTGGTAAAAGAGCTGCTTGGGAAGTCGGTAAAAGTACTCTGAAAGGAGTGACTAGATTCCAACTATTGGAAGGTCTTCAAGAAAACTTGCAAGAAGGAACCAATGAATATCTCATAGATTATTACACAGATTTATACAATGGTGATTTAGCTACTTGGGGTAAGTCATTTGATGAAGCTGTGGATTCCCAGATGACCAAGCGTGGAGCAAAGACATTCTTAATGGGTGCCATGACAGGATTGTTTGTGAATCCTGTGGTGAATACCATACAATATGGTGCGGCGGCTTCTGGTATTAATCCAAACTTGAAGAACCACCGTGAAAGCGTATCCAGGAGTGTGGAAGCCATGAATAACTTCTTCACTAGCGGGCATGAGAATGTATTGAAGGAGACTGTCAAAAACATCAAGCTTCAGACAGCTTATAATGACGGTATGGTGGAAGCGCTTAATACACAGGATAAGCTGCAATACTATAACAACAGAGATTCAGCTTTGATAGCTGCGGTGATGCATGCAAGAAGAACTGGAACCATGGATCATCTAAGCTCCTTTATAAAAGGATATGGTGAGAATTTTAGTGAAAAGGAATTTCAAGAGGCTTTCAATTACACTCCTCAGGAGTTAGGCAAGTCATCTCCTTCTGAAGTCATGGGAGATATATCCAATTCTGTAAAGAAGTTCTCTGATATCTATGACAAGAACATGACCAAGTTTGGTTTGTACTTGGGCATGGATGAATACATGAAGGATCCTGGAGCCAAACAAAGGTTTGGAATCAAGAAGGCGGCGTTATTAGATGCCATTGAAACAGTATCCTTCATGGAAGCTAAGGGTCAACAAAGTGTTGAACGCCAAAAACAAATGCTGCAGGAGATTGCCTCCTATGCTTCAATAGGCAGTAGTCTGTCTGGAGCATTCAATACCATCATCGACCCAGATGAGATCGACAATCAACTGCTCCTTCTTCAAAATGAGATAAAGACTCTAAGTGATATAGAGCAAACAGACCAGACCAAGAAAGCCATTGAGGGTAAAAATCAAGAGATAGATGACTTGAGCATACTTAAAATGTTCATGTATGATCCTCAAATTGCTAAAGATCCAAATGATCCTTCCAAAAAGATAACTCTTTGGGATGTTCGTATGGCACTCAAGGATCAAGCAGGACTTAGAAAAGGTATTGCTACTGTTCTTTCTAGATATCTGCAAACCAAGAATGAACAGAATGGTGTAAAAACTCCTGTAAATGAACAGGAAGTATACGATGCCTTGGACACAATTCTGGACTATGTAGCTCTAGGTAGAGATCATGCTGAGTATGTACAGGCTATAAATTTGCTAAATGATCCTGAGACATTCACCAATCATATTGCAAAGATGCAAGATGCCAGGGCGGGTGCTTTTGCCAGATTGATATATGATCAATATCAAAAGCTTGGTGAGATAAGTGAAGTTGCAAGAGAGTGGGTAGAAGCTCCTGAACAAAAACAAGCTCTTGAGGAACTACTCAAGATCAGTAAGAATCCTTCAGGCACATTTGAAAACCTTCAGAAGATAGAGCAGCTTCGCAGTAAACTTGCTGGTAAATCATCTGAGTTTGAAGCTCAGCGTACCCAGGAAGAGAAAGCTAAGCAAGAGGCAGTTGAAAAGGAGAGAGCTCAAAAACAGGCAGCTTCAGACCAGAGTAGGGACTATGTGGATATCATATCATTATATGAAGATCCTGCCACTACACACCTTGCCCTTGAGTTCATGGCCATGCGTTATGATCTTGATGGGTTGCGGGACAACTTCCCATTTGCCAGTGAAGATCTTGCTCAAAGGGTTGTAAAAAGATATTATATAGGAGCCAATGGTGAGAGGGTTGAGTTCCCCAGGGCTTTAAGGATTAAACTCAGAAGTGAGCTGTATCCTTATGATGCAAACAATCAAAAAATACTTGATGAAAATCAAGAGCATGTACCAGTAGATACTGCTATTGATAATTACAATGCCCTGTTCCATTTTCTCATGGAGTATGAGTATGGTCTGTTTGTAAACCAGAAGGGCAATGAGATCATCCAAAACTCCCAACAGACAACAGAAACTGTTACTGCTGTAGATAATGAGAAGGCCAAGCTGATAAACTTCGTAGGTACTCCTGTAGTTCTCAATGGAACATCAGGTACCTTGCGAATCATCGATGACCAGTTTATTCTGGAATATGATAATGGAGACATGGTTCTGTTGGGCCCTGTATCTGAGGAAGCTTCATTTGACTCATTTACAGATCTTTCACGTTCCTATGTAAAGCAGTCCCCTGAGAATGCCACAGTGGTGTCTAATACAGTTGCTGCCAAGGTAGATGTCCAGGAGTCTGGGGTAGTTACTATGGAAATATCTACAAACAACCCTAATGAAGTCACTATAAACAATGTGACCTGGAGTGTAGATAGAAATCAAGCGGGAGAGATTATAGGATTTAACAGGACCACTGTTAATAAGAAAGGTAAGAGAAAGGTCCAAAAGATGTTTGGTACTGATCCAAAGGTTCAAGACTACATCCGCAGGGTCAATGCCTTTCTTATGATGACTCGTGCCATTCCAGATAACGTAATGGATGCTGCTACTGAGATTGAGAGTCTTGATATGGCTATTGCCCAAGCCACTCAGGAAGTCATGTCAATGGAGGAGCGCAAACTTCGCAGTGATGAGTTAATGGCTCAGTATCAAGTGAATAAGATTATCAGGGACAGTAAGACTCCTGATATCAACTTCTTGATACATCAGTGGAATAACTCTGAGACCAGAGCTGATATGACTCAAGAAGACTTGATGAAATTATTCATGTGGGCTTCTGACCTTCGTAACAAGATAAAAAGTAAGTTTACAATATACATGGGCAACAGAGTCTTGGAAGGAACCATGGCTGAGTTGATCCAGGAGTATGTCAATCCCATATCTGAAATAATAGATGCAGATGCCACAGAACGAACAAAACCTAAAAGAGCTACAAAACGAGGTGCTAAAGAAAAGGAGCGAATTGAACAGCTTGATCAAGCTCTTGCCCCCAGAAAAGGCAAACGAGGTGCTAAGGAAGCTGGAGTCGAACCTGAAGGAAAAAAGCCCAAGCCAAGATCAGTAAAGACTGCTGTAGAGTCAGTAGACAAGAAGGCTGAGAAGAAGGCATCCAAGAGAGGTAAGTCTGAGACGAAATCTTCAGCTGTTGCTGACACACAACAGAAAGCCAGTCTAGGTCCTGGAACAAGGATGGCCAATAATATCACAGCCAAGAAGCTGGATACTATACAGCAATCCATAGCAGCATCTAAAACATCTGAAATCTTCGAGCCGCAGGGTGAGAATCCATTTGAATCATTAAAACAAGCTTGTAATACATAAGATACCATGAGTTGTTTCGTACCATATGATAGCCTTCAGAATACCTTGCTGGCCGCATACAGGAGTGATTTCAACAAGTTCAAAGAGTTATCCGCAGTGATTGGCTCTGTAATGGGCACTAGTCTTTCCCCAGAAGCCAAGATCCATGCTGTATGGTTCTATGCTGGCTTTGTGGATACTGCTGCCCAGAACATTCCTGAGTTGCAAACCCAACAGTGGAGTGATGGTGCATATAGGAAGTTGCATAACTACCTCAAACCTTTCCTCAATGGAGAGCAGGCGTTTGATTATGATATGCTTCTTGGTAAGATCAATGAGTTACTTGCTCCAGTGACACCAGAAGTTACTCCAGCACCAGCAGCTCCTGTTGAAGTAATTGAATCCGATGACCGCAGTCTGTCAGAAAGAATCAATGATGCCATAGCTGAAACATCACAGATTACAGAATCTGATCTTTCCAGTCATGTCAATGACATCATTAAGATGATTACTGACAATGCTGTGGAGCTTAATGAAGTTGTCCTGGATCCTCAGACAACAGCTGTGGGCAACATGCTTAAGTACCTCAAAGAAGTATTGTCAAAAAGAGAGGACTCATCCACCAAGGTATCAGTCTTGGAGAATGTGAACTATGCTATTGACAACATGCTTCAATCCGCCACCCAAGGTTCAAAGTATTTTGACTTGGCCGCGGTAGAAGGCATAAGCATGCACAATGGTTATCCAATTAAGATAGTCACTAAACCCAATGGTGAAAATATACAAGTAGTGTATTCACCTGAAAAGGGAATTGATGTATACTGGTCTCCAGGAACACAAGAGCATCTTGAACCTTATATTCAAGATAAAAGTGATCATGCTACTAAAGTGTTTCCACAAAAAGATAACTTATATGTAACCAATCCTAACACTGGTGCATTACGCATACAACCTGATCAATTGTTTACAGGGGTATCCATACCTTATGAGAATGACAAGATACAAGGTGAAAGAGCTGAGGCAATTTCCCAAAATGCTCCAATAGGTGCACCATTCCAATCTTCAGTGACAGTTCGTGCCCATACCAATACTGTGGAGTTAAATGCATCACGCGTTGAAAGACTGGCTCAGGAATATCCTGATGTCAATAGGACTCTTGAGACAATGGAAAGACCTAATCAGCGTGAGATGCTTAGGAATGGCAATGGTCCCATCATAACATTATACAGGCCTGTATCAGGATTCACCATAAGGATCAATGATCAGCTGGGTAATAATGGATTTGATCTGGATACTCTGGCTAATCTTGCAATAGTATATCCTGACAATAGTGTAGTTCCTTTTGATATAAACAACACTGAGCATGTCAATATCCTCAGGGCCAATGTTGAAACCAAGACTGGACCTGAGACATATGGCTCCATGACTGACAATCAGTTTGAGCAGTTGAAAGAGTCTTTGATTCGATACAAAGCATTTGAAAAAGAAGTGATGGAGCGTATGGAGCAAGAGAATAGCTCTGATGTGGACATCAAGGATATATTCAATAGGTATTATAACCTAAGTAATAACATCCAGACTTCTGAACTTATCTCAGATGCCAAGCCTAAGACTAGCTTACGTGAGTTCATTGAAGAGAATGATGGCTCATTGCCTGTAATGCTGCAAAGCACAGATCAGGAAAATGCACAACCTTACTCAGGTAGGATATACATTGTTCTTCGTAAGCAGAAAGGTGTGTGGACAATTGAGAGCACTCTTCCCAAGAATACTGTTATTGTAGGCAGGGATGGCACCAAGTACAGGAGTATTGAGAACTATCTGAAATCAGAAGGGGTCGATTATACCCAGGAGATCACATCCAACTTTGGTAATAACCAGGCTGTATATCTCTCCTTTCAGTATGTAGGGAATAGATTGAATCCAAGGATCATTCCTTTGATGTATGACAAGCGCGTGCGCAACAGCAAGGATGCTGTGGACTTTGCAAGTAGTCTTGTATACAGCTTTATGCAGGCTAGCATAAAAGAAGGTAACACTGCCACTGCTGACCTTAACAATATATTGTGGGGATTTGATGTGATGGATGATACCAGAGCTCAGTTCACAGTATTGAAAGAAGTGGGTGGCAAGAAGACCTATGGTATCAGGTTCTTTGGTCTGCCAGAGCTTCAGAACAATGACCCTGAGAGAGCTGAGATGCTTGATAAGAAAGGCAAGAACTATGATATCGAGTTCAGTTCTGATATGATGAACTCCTTGTTCACAGCGTTGGACCAGATGATTAAGGAAGCTGGGGTGAAGATTCCAGAAAACGCATCTGTGAAACAACTTAACATGAGTGCCATGGAAGCCATGAATATCCTTGGCTCGGAACATGCGCTTGTGAAAAAGATAAGTGATCTTGTACAGGATCTTTCTGCTGATATAAAAAGGAAGTATGCCCAGACCATGACCAAGCATGACAGTGATGTCCATGATGGTGATCTGGCCATGCCCATATTCACTTCCAAGTTCAAGGACTTTTCCATGTTTGATGGCAACATCATGAAGGTAAAGCGTAGAACAGAGAAGACTGATATCCTGGATGCCTATGACAGGTTGGAGACCAATGACCAAAAGAAGCTGACTGTTACTGCAAATGAGTCATCAACCAGGGTTTTATCAAGTATTCCTAACAGACTGCTTGAAGAACCTATGAAGGAGGCTCCATACAGTGCACCCATACAAGTACCAAAGCCAGCTCGTAAAGTGCTGGTGGATCCTACTTCTGTAGAGAATCCTTTGAACCAGCCTGTCAATCTTAATGAGATTGATGAGCAGAATAATGAAAATCCTTTCTCCCTTGTAGAAGATATTGAATCCTTCTTGACACTCTCAAATGAAGATTTCTCTTCTGAGATACAAGCCATGAAGGATCTCATGCCTGATGCTTTCACTTTTGTAAGCACAGGTCTCAATGGTATGAATGTGGATGGTCATGTGCTTGGTTACATGCAGGATATGTTCATCTATCTCAATGAGACTCTGCGTGCAAAAGGTGTAGCATATCACGAAGGATTCCATGGTATATTCCGCAAAGTGCTTTCCAAGTCACAACAGGACTTCTATCTTAACAAGGTAGAAGAAGCCCTTGGTGGATATAAGACAGATGACAAGGGTAAGTACATCAGTGTACGGGGCAAGAAGATATATGCCAATGACTTTCGTCAGCGCCGTAAGTATGGTCACCTCAATGATGACCAGATACGATTCCTCATATATGAAGAATACCTTGCTGATTCCTTTGCTGACTTCATGGGAACCAACAAGGTTCCAAGGACATGGATGCAAAAGCTGTTTGCATATCTCAAGAAGCTGCTCAACCTGTTCAAGAAAGGTGGCAGGATTGACAATCTGTTCTATGACATCAGCCTGGGTAAGTTCAGGAATGCTCCGATCATAGACAACCAAGGTCCTAATATGGAGAAGGTGTATAGCCTTGACTTCAGGGGTATACCTATGGCATATGTTGAAACCACTGGTAAAGTGATCACCAACAACCAGATCATAGGTTCTGAAATATCCTTGGAGGTGAAGGACTTCATACTTCAAGGTATGGCTGCATTGTCTATCAAGAATCCTGACATGTCTGCTTCTCAGTTGTTTGACTTGGCCAGGATGGAGGTGCTTAAGATGAAGGACATCAATACCTTGATATCCCAGTCTCCAGAACAAGAAGCTGAGATCTTGGCTAAGTATGGCGAGGAGTTTGCCACTGCAAGATGGCTTTTAGGAGCCATGCTAGAGGGTGAGACCTTTACATATAGAAACTTGACCAATGCACAGGAGTATGATAATCAAGCTACTACAAGTAAAAAGCAGAATGATATTGTCATAGCCAACCTTAAAAGATTGAAGTCTACAGTTATAGAGGAGTACAATAAGCTTGAAGATCTTGAAGATGTAGCGGATGATGAGAATTTTGAAGAAGACTTCAACAAGCAAGATGAAGAGGTTGAAATCAAGGATTCATTCTATGAGGGCGCAGGCTTTGTTGGTATAAAACCCAATGAGGGCAATGCTGCTTTCCGCAGGATGATTCGTTTGATTACTTATGAAGAGATAGATCCTGTCCTTGGCATCAAGGTGCGCAGGATGGTAAACTCTGCTTTGATATTCAGTACCATTACCAAGATTGCCTCAACAGAGTCAAAGGGTAATGCCATTCAAGCCATAAGTGATAAGATACAAGAGCTGGACTCCCAGATCAAATACTTCAGGGAGAATGTACAAAGCAAACTGCCAAACCCTAATGTCATTCCAATAAGTTATGACAAGGCCATCAAGCTCAGGGACAGTCTCAAGGCGGTATATGATACCATAGATAACATCGTAGGTCTCAATGAAGACTTCGAGGCAACTCGAAACGAGCATGTACTTAAGCAGTTCTCCACTGTATTCTCAAAAACCAACATCAAGCTTATCCAAGCCGAGGTTACTACTGAGATAGAGTTCGACCAGAACAAAAAGCCAGTACCTGTTCCTACACCTGAGTCTGCTGTGTCAGATATTGTCACGCTTTATGATATCAATAAGATAAGGAGTTCGCTGCGTGATTCCATATTGTCAATAGACATGACTAAGGATCAGGCAAAACCTCACTTGCAGAAGTTGCGTGAGCTGGCCAAGCTGCTTAATATAACCAAGCAGTCTGCCATTGACAACATGCTGGATACTTTCTTCACAGATAGTGGTGTGATCAATGACCATGCTTTCAGGAACTTCATTGATGATGTATATATCACACTGTCAGCTTTCAATTTAGACATACCTTACTCGCTTCTGTATAATGCAATAGGTCATACGGTCTATATGGCCATGGGTAAGAACCTGGCCATGTTTCCCCAGAACAGTGACTTCAGAAGGTCATTGAGTTTAAATAAGGATTTCTTTCAAGATTTCTCCAAGGTAAAACATGACTTCTGGTATCACAATCTTGTCAATGCGATCGAAGCTTCCGTGGAAGCATCCAATGAGTCCAAGATGCGCATGAACAATGAGGCATTGACTACAGCATTGAAGAGGTTCACTACTCCGTATGTGGCTGCCTATGGTGAGTATATTATAAAGCATGACCCTACAATTGCTGGATCAAGCACTAAGAATGCCAATGGTGACACCATATACAAGTATGTGGATCCTAACAAGGAGATGATCATTCTTCAAAAGCTCAAATCTTTTGATAATATTGAAGAAGGTCTTGCTGCAGTTCTTAATGATGGATTCGAGCATTTCTATGAGAACAATCCTATGTTGGACACCAATGATCCAGAAGTGCGCGCGTTCCTTCAGAACATGCGCATGGAAGTCTTTGCTGGATTCCAACAAAGATTCAACATGCCAGATGGGGGTGTCAAGATGGGTGACCCTAGGACATTCAAAGATATTGATGATGCTGCCTTTTTGATGTCCATGCTCTCACTGTTTGTCAGTCAGGAAAGGATATATGTACCTGAGACCAAGAGTTACATCACATCATTCAAAAGGATTCTTACAGTATATGAAGCCACTGGTACCAGTATGGTCACCAATGGTGTACTTAGAAGATATTTTGACAATGCATCTGGCAATGTACTTTCAGAAAATGGTCGTCCTAAATACCTATGGGATCTTGTCAATGTCCTCAAGCAGGAGTATGAATTGATTCGTACTAACTACGAGCAGGAAAGAACCAATGATGCAAACACCAAGAAGTACCTCAACTACAACATCAACTCTGCCATAGACGAGAAGACAGGGTTCCCCAAAGACAGGGGTTTCAGGTTCAATGTGCTTGCTGACTTTGCAGATGCCAATCCTGATCTTGCCAAAGAGTTGATCATGGCTGCCAAGGAGGGATTGTCATTTGATGCCATCATGGCTTCCAAGTCTGAGAAAGTCCTGGTGGATGACATGCTCAATAACCTGCACAAATATGCCCAGAATCAGTATGTGACATTCAGGGATAAGTTTCAAAGCCTGGGATTGGATGAGACACATATTCCATTGTATGTGACAGATGTATTTGATGAAGAGGCTCAGGTATTCCAGAATGCAAATCCAACCACTGTTCTCAGGGAGTTCTTCTTCAATAACTGGATAAACTCTCTTTCATTGAACCAGATCTTTGATGGTCCAGTAGCGGTGGGTGTAAAGAACTTTGCCAACTTCTTCAAACGCCAGAAGGCTGGTGCTGCTGCTGGTCCTAGCTTATTCAATCCCCATGTGAACAAATATGGTGTGAGTAAGACATACAGGGCTGCTGTGATAAAAGAGATTGTCATGTATCTAGATGACTCTGATCTTACCAAGCCTGCGAGCTTCACTCCTTACTATGAGAAGGGTGACAAGCGCAATGTAGAAGTGAAGATGATTGATGGTCAGTCCTACAATACCATTGCTAGGATGGTCAATGTGGCTGACAGCAGGGGAAGGCTTGACAATGAATCTTACAGAATGCTTAAGCGCATGATGTATGAAACAGAAGACACTTCCCAGTATGCTAAGAATGTACGCAAACTCAACAAGAGAGGTATTGTCTTCAACAGCTTGAAGACTGTGACTGCAGGTCGTATTGAATACGTCAAACAGTCAGAGCATACTATTATGAGAAAAGATGTCAGTACTCTCAAAGAGGGTGTTGACTATAATACTGCCATGCAAGAGCTGGATGTACTCTATGATCGCATCATGGATTATAGTTATATGCTGCAGGCTGGCAGGGATGAGATGGTGTTTGATCCTTCAAACAACAGGGAAAGGCTTGTATCTGAATTATACAAAGAAGCTGTGACCCAGGCTCATTCTTATTTCGAGCCCATACCTCAACATGCATTCATGCATCACATGCTCAATTCCATGGAACTCCATAGGATTGACCAGATGTTTGATCCTAATGCAAGTAAGAAGATGACCATCAATCCTGTGGAGGTTGACTTACAACCTTCTACTACAGGAATGACTTATTACAACCTTGATCAGGCAGTAATGGATCTACCTAATGAATTCACATTCATCCAGGTCTCTACTGAAAAGGATGCCAACATGGTTACCCAAGGTATCCAACAGAAGCTGTTGCTTGCTGCACAGATTGCCGCGGAGAATCCTGAGTATGCCTCTATCAAGGATGACATAAACACATACAACACAGGTCTTGCCCAGATGGTGAAGACCCAGTTGAAAGTGCTTCAAAGGATGTTCAACACCAAAGACACAGAGGTGATAGGTAAGATCTATCAGGTCATCTCTGCAGGTCTTAAGCAGCAAGGTGCGGACAGTACCATACTCCAGTACTTTGAACTGAATCCAAATGGTAGTCCCAAGTACAATCCAAATTTGATGGTTGTGCAGTCCACCATTGCCAACTACTTCTTTTCAATATTCAACAATAACCTGTTTGATAAAAAGATAGCAGGTAGGAAGTATTACCATGTCAGTTCCATGGGTTACAATGTAATCGAGATGGATGGTAAGGTGATAACTACTTCTGAGTATAAGCGTAACAAGTCTAAGTATGACAAAGCCATTGCTGCGGGTGAAGCCAAGGTAAGACCTTTGAGTTATACCAAGACCAAACTTGCTGATGGTACTTACAAGTATGAAGTGGAAGTGATCATTCCCAAAGAGCTTCAGTCTCTTGACCAAGAGTTCCTTGAGAAGTATATGAGTGAGTTCTTTGCTACTCGTATCCCTACTGAGGGTCAGCGTTCCATGATTGTAGCCAAGGTGGTTGACTATATGGATGAGGCCTATGGTTCTGGTATCATTGTTCCTCCCCAAGCGCACATGCTTGCAGGATCTGACTTTGACATTGATGCGCTATATGCCCACGTCAAGTCATCCTATAGGACTCCTGATGGAAAAAAGGTATTGTATGGAGACTATTCTCATTACATAGAGAAGTATGATATGTCTGAGAAGGATGCCAAGTTTATGGAATACCTGGTGTATCTATCCAAGGATCCTGTAATGCAGCCACTTTTGCAGTCAGAACTTAGAAGGATTAACTACGAAGCAGGTTATAAGCAAGAGCAGGCCAGGAACTTTGGAAGTCTCTTTGGCGGTAAGCTTGAAGAGTTCTTCTCAAAGAATGCATCCACTATGGAAAAGGGGGAAGTAGAGAGTGACTCAGAACAGGAATCCATAGATACCTTCAAGAGAGTTATTGCTGTATTCAATGTGCTGGAAGATTTGAAGAAATCCAATCTTCCATCAGATCCTGACAGTCTTGAGAAAGAGACTAAGAAGAATGGTTCTCCTGTGATCCCACTTATTCAGAACAAAATCTTGCAAGCCAAGATGAATATCCTATCCAATGAGGCTGTATATAAGAAGTTCATGGAAGAATCATCAAACAGGGCTGATGTGGCTGCGGATCCTTACAAGGCTGCAGTTTCAGAAAGAGGACTGAGTGAAACAGAAATATATAACAAACAAAATATATATACTCCTACAGCCATGGTTGTGGCTAGAGGTTTGAACTCTGAATCCAAAGATTCTTTGGGTATAGCGGCAAGCTTCAACAAGGGTGTGAGTATGCTGGCTACTGTGCAGGCAGAACTCAAAGGAAAAGTGGGGACTGTATATGAACCCAATGCCAAGGGTAATCCAGAGCAGAGTATTGTCACAGACAAAGTTGTTGATGAATCTGTGAAGATTGTGGGTGGTTATATCGGTGTTGCGGCGGATGCTGCTAATAATCCATATCCAGGTCCATTGCATTTGAACAGTCATACTGTTCCTGTAATGCTTGCCATGTTCACCGTAGGCATGCCACAGCGTATGGCAATCATGTTCCAGTCACTACCTATAATCCAAAAGATAGTGGCTGAATATACTATGGAGTATGGCAGTGCCTATAAAAAGAATCCTTATTCCAAGGATATGCGATTTGATACATTCCTCAGGGATATGATTAATGAGCTTGAAGAACGCATAGGGATTGAGGAGTTATTGGATCAAGACATCATGTATTTGAGTAAGACTGGAGCCAACTTTGATAAGGATTCCTACAAGCTTGTGTGGAATAACCAGATCAAAAAGGACGATCCTGAGTTTGGATCTAGCAAAGATCAGCCCTTGAACACTTTTGGATTTGAGCTTTACAACAAAAAGAACATTGCATTTACCAGGGACATCGAGGACTTCATCATTCTCAATGAGTTCAAAAACTATAGCAACTTGGCCTCGGAGATCAGCTTTAAGATCACCAAGCTTACAGATGCATTGAAGTCTATCAAGCCTGACATGGATACCTTCGACAGGTTGGTAAATACCTTTGATATAGTCAGGACTCGTCCTGAAGAATTGATGTTGAGTAAAAAGTCAATCCAGGACTTGTTTCAGATGTATCCTGTATTGCGAGAGTCTTATGAAGCATTGAAGTACATGGACAACATGTCCAGCAAAGTGCTACTTGAGCGTACTAGTTTGATTAAAGGTATGTCTGCACTCATAGGTAATATCTATGGGTATGAAAGTTCAGAGATACGTAAGGACATCAAGGCTTTCATTGGACTTCAATTGCAGCGTGCAATGGCACAACGCGAGCCTGAGTCATTCATGAATAAGATGTTCTTGGAGCAGGTGAATCCTGAGACATTCCTCAATGGGGATGTCATTGCTGACTATAACCAACTCAAGTCCAGGTATCCTGGTAACAAGTTCATCCAGGCTTTGAGGATTGTGGATATAGGTACTACCTCTAGACCTGTAAGGGTATTGGAAGCAATATCCAGCAAGCTCTCTCCTGAGATGCGTGAGATGGTATACTCTGACTTGCTCAAGTTATTGGGTGAGGGATATGCCACAGAAGAGATGGGTGTAAATGGAGAGGTGATGCGTGTACTGGATAAGGAGCGTGCATTCAGGATTGCATACCATGGCATGGTGAAATCAGGTGCTCAAAAGGTGCGTGGCGGATTCTTTGAATTAGTGCCTGCTGTGCTTTCCAAACCCATGAGCACTGCCTTGGATAGCTTCCAAAGGGATCTGGTAAAGATGGATAACTACATCAAGAACAAGTATGATGTATTTGAGGATGTAGATGGAAATCTACGTGCAGAACCACAAGCAGAAGAAGAATATCTAAAGATGCTTACTGCTGCCATATCCAAGAACTTTGGTCAGATGGGTATTGATGACATCATCCAGGATGCAGTTATAAAGATTGTGAGCATGAAGCTTGCAGATGGAACTATGACGCCATTCAAGCGGGTCACTTCTCTTAGAAAAATATCACAGCAACTAGATGAAACTGTGACTATGGAGGATATGGTTAAATTCTTCAACAAGATTGCTCCTGCAAATGCACCTTCAATCATAGACAGTAAAGGTTTAAGGGTGTCTACTCTAGAGGCTCAGTACAAGGTTGCATCAGATGAGTATGAGTTATTCACTGGCGTTGACGGGGTACTTTTTCTTGATCTTGCAGATGTAACCCAGCCTTTTGAAACGAAGATGCTCAGGGCATATGGTATAACCCCTAACTACAAGGACAAGAACTACAGGTTCCCTTTATATAGGATCAACATATACGGTCAGCTGATGATGTTAAAACGCATCAATGGCAATCCTGTTGGTCAAAAGCTGATGGAAACCTTGTATCTTACACCATTCACCAATGTCCAGGAGTTACAACTTACAGGTGAAACTGCTGTATATGAAGTAGTTCCAGAACAAGGTGTAAGTAAGATATCTCCTTTGGCATTTACTTCTCAGGAAGCGGCGGTGATCAAGAACATTGTCAATGGTATCCAGCAGATATCAGATACCAGGATGATGGAAGTACCAAGGTCTATGACAATTGTCAGGGAGCAGAACAGGATGTATGAGTTGAGAACCCAGAAGAATCCTTCAGGAGCCTACACTAACAAGACCATGTCTACCATCAACATGAGCATTGTAGAGACCACTGGTAAGTTCTCAAGGTTCAAAATGGTTGGTGGGGAGTTGTTTCAGTATCTGAATAATGAGCCAGCTGCAAGAGGTGTGAAGCAAGAACAGATGGATCTGTTTGCTCAAAGGGTTGGATTCAGCACCTGGGGTGAACTATCCAACAGCGAACGCTTCAAGGACTTTGTTAGTGGCAAAGAGAATTTGTTTCTTTACGAATTAAACAATGGGGATCCTACCTCTCCAACTGCTCAGCCATTGTCTTCAGCACCTACAACACCTCAAGTGACAGCACCTACCCAAGTTCCTGTAAGTGCTCAACCTGCTGTAACAGATATTAAAGCGGAAGATATAACCTTTAAGTCAAAGAAGTTAGAAACATTTGAAAGAGCTGAAGGATTGGACGCTGTAAAAGGATATAGTCTAGTTATAAAAAATCAACCTAGTGTTGATCTATTTGTCTATAAGGACAAAGAGGGGTGGATTATCATAGATAACACATCTAAACTTAAACTACCACTAAGAGGTACAGTTGATGGTAATAGTGCAAGAAAAGATGAAATAGTAGAGTTACTAAGTAATACTTTGAATTATTATGGAAAATTGGAAAGCAGTAGGAAGACATTAGAAAGTATTGGTTTTAACTTTACCCAAGCTCCTACCACTGAAAAAAGAGCTATGGACATTGTAAAGCTCAATCAGCAGGCACAGGATGTACTTAAACAAAAAGAAGACGAATCAAGAAATTGTAACGGAGGATAATAATGTCAAATTGTGCTATACTAAGAGATCCCGATTCTGGGAAAGTTGTTAATGTGTATGCTCCTAATGGTGAGCCCTCCATCCTATACCAGGATGCGCTTGTTGCATTTGGTCAAAATGCTGACAAAGCCATACTTGCCTGGGCTGCGGCATATACTCCTGAGTTCATGGGGTATTATGGAGACTGGATAAATGAACCTTCAAAGGTGTCTTTGGATGCCAATGGAGAACCTATATCCAGCATGGTATTCCTCAGTGTATATGATGTACTGAGGGATCCTAGATATAAGAGCATCGCCCGCAAAACAGGATACATTCCTTTCAGGGAAGCTGTCAGGATAAAGAACAGTCTTGAAAAAGCCATACCTGGATCCAGATACAAACTTGAAGAAAGCCGTGCTGAACCTGGCTATGCCAAAGTAACTGCATTGTCCAGCATCTTTTCATATGCTCCTAACTATACCAAGGAAGAGATACAAAGACAGAAGGAAAAGATCACTCCTATAATGGAGTATATGATCCGCAAGTTCCCTGGGGTTTCATATCAATGGATATCTCCAAATCAACTTAAACAGACTGAGCACTATACTGACATACGAAGGATCAACTCCTTTGTAAAAGACAATGTGATATATCTGGTTGAGGGAAGGGTTACTCCCCAGATTGCACTGGAAGAGATAAGCCACGTGTTTGTGGAGTTCCTCAGACAAGATCGCCCTGCTCTGTTCAAAGGTCTTTTTGAATCCCTTAAGAATGATCCTAAGTATGCAGCTGAGTATGTTGCCATATTTGAAGGACTGAGAGCTGAGAATAAATTATTCATGAATGATCTAAAGGTCGTTGCTCAAAGTGAATTCATTGCCAGGAATCTTGCCACTGCGTTGAAGGCTGAGTTGGAAATGAATCCAGAAGGAAGACCTTTATCTCCTTTGGGTAAGCTCTTCAAAAGGTTTTTTGATTGGTTGGCCAATGCCCTTGGTATGCCTAGGATAGACCCCAAGATGACTTTGCAGGACATAGCTGCACATCTTAATAGCAAGTACACAGAAATGGAGCTTCCTACTGAGCCATATCTGTATTACAATGCTGATCCCAATGCCAACTTCGATCCTGAAGACAGGGATGCTGCAGAAGAACTGAATCCCATAGGTGAGACACAAAGAAAAAAGAAGACTGCTCAAGAGCTCAATCTACAAAGAGCTAAGGAGAATGTAGAGAAGTTGAATAAGATGAAGGCTTTTGTTTTGCGAACTAAGCCCAACAACAAGCAGCGTGAGAATCAAATTGCTGTCATAGATATATTGATTGACAATGCCAACTACCAAGTCACTGAACTTGAAGCTGGGCGTGCTACAGTCAGTATCACCAAGTACAAGGGGTCAGAGGACACTGAATCCTTGGATAACAAAACAGCAGAGATGGGTGCCAACTTTGGTACATTCTTCCATACGCTGATTGAAGACTTACAGGATAGCTACATGGAGAATGGTATTAATCCTACCAAGCTCTATACTCAAGAATGGTTTGATGCATTCTATGAGAAACATAAGAAGATGATCCAGTTCAAGGATGTTGACAAACAACTGCTGTTTGATGCAGGGTTAGAGATATCACAAGCTTTGTCTTCTGAGTTCTTACGTGGTAAGATCCTATTGCCAGAGATATCAGTGGCTGTTGAAGATGCCCAAGGTACTTTGATACTGGGTAGGTTGGATCTTATGGCACTGGATGAATTAGGTAGGGTTTCTGTAATGGACTTGAAAACATCAAAGTCAGCACACTCTTTGGTCAACTTGAATGGTGGTCCAATGTTCCCAATGATAGACCTCAGTGTAAGTTACACTAATAAGAATGGATGGAAAGACGGGGTTTCAGAGTTCTTTGCAGATATCCTCAATAGAACAAAGATGAACACCTACCACATGCAGCTTGCACTGTATGGAGAGATGTTGAAAAAGCTGGGTATAGTAGTGTCTTCAAGAAATGTCCTTGCATTAGCTTATAGGGTTCAAGGGAAAGAAGCTGATCAACAGACTGTAGTCCAGACAGCATTTCATGTATTTGATGATAGCAGTTTCTACACTTTTGCTTTCAATGGTCAAAAAGCATCAGATGAAGGACGAATCATAGACACTGCTGCTAGACTGGCATTCAATGGACGTGAAGAAGAGATAGATGAAGATGCGGCTGCTGAGACAGACCCAGGTCCTTTTGCAAGGATGAGTAAGGATGTCCAGGAAGACTTGATCAACAGACTCATCAAACTCGCAACTGATCAGCTGGCAACTATTGAGAAAGAGCGTTCTGAAATTGAAAAGAATGACTTGATTGACAAGGACGAGAAGAACAACCTGATAAAGATCCTTACCAAGAGGAAGGCTGGTCTTGTGGACATGTCAGAAAAACTGAAGCTTGCAATCTCCAATCCTGCATCCAGCGAAAGCCTTGCAGCTTCAAGGGCTGTGATAATAAAAGCGGCGTTGGATGTATTCTCCAATGAGATATCCACCATCTCTAGAAAGATAAATGAAGACATTGACATACCTGCCACATATAAACTAGGCAGTGATGAGAACAGGACTGCTATTGCAACATTGCAGTCATATCTCACATCCATGGATAACATGGCTGATTACCTGCAAGGATTCAAGAATACGATACTTGCAACCACCCTTGATCCAGATTCACAAAAGGATGAGGCACTGAAGAAGGATCTGATCCGATACTTCGACGACAAGCTTTTCACAATAGACGCCCAAAACCAGAAGATGGTCAACATAGGTAAGAGTATTACCAAAGCCATTATCATGGAGACTATTGGGACTAAGAACTTTGAGAAGGTGTTTGGGGAAGTCAAGAAGGTGCTGGCACCAAGACTTGCTTGGTTGGACAGGACTATTGAGAAGATAAAGAAAGGAGAAGCTCCTGCTGATACCATGGGTCTGAAGGCAAGGCGTGTGCTTGCCAGCATATTCAAGCAGGTTCAAAACCCTAAGGAAAGGCTACAACTCTTAGAAGAAGAGAGAAACAAGATTGCCAGGATGATGGATATCAATCAGCTTACTGATGCAACTTTGGATACCTATTTGGATGGCATCTTGAATGATGACAACTCAAGTTTCTCCATGGGTCAGACCATGGGAAATGTCTTGGGTATAAGCATGAGTGATATCATAGGTTCCAACGCGGACTCTGAAATGATTGTCAGTGCCATGTTCCAATACATGAGGAACATGACTGAAGATGCCAGGATTGAAGCATTAAGATGGGCTGATAGCTTGGGTATAGATGAGCTTAAAAGAGCTGCCATAGAATCCTTGGGAGGATTGCAACAGGCCAACAAGATATTGACTCAGGAAGTAGAAGTAGTGACTGAGTTTGATGAGAATGGTGAACCTGAGTTGAAGGAAACATATAGACAATATGTGGATCCTGTGCTTGAAGACTTTTATAAGACACACGACAAATACAGGTCAAACCTGCGTAAGTATTCCAAACTGATACGTGAGAAGAGTGTTGAGAAAAGAAACGAGGTAGATCCTGTAAAGGCTGCTATCCTGGATCAACAGCTTAAAGAACTCATCAAGGAGGAAGAGGCTTTGAGTTTGGAGTGGACACAGTGGAGGATTGACAACACTGAGACCAGAATCAAACCAGAAGTACTCATGCTAATGCATGGTAGTGGCTTTACCAACAGTCAGATCACTGAGAACTATAGTCAAATCAATGCAATCATAAATGCTGCGGGTGGTGAAGAGAATCTCTCTGAAGACCAACAAGAGCAGATTGATTATCTGGAAGCTGAGATATCAAGGATCAGGACTGAGACTATCAAAGACAATCCTGAAGCACAAGAAAGGATTGATGCTTTATTGGAGTACTTTGAGTTTGATTATAACTATACCCTGTGGGCAAAGAAGCGTGTTGCTATTGAAGCCAGCGGCGACAAGAAGGCTTTGGAAAGGTGGGATTACAATAACACCAATGAAGTTCCTACTGAAGATTGGAATCAAGCCAGGGAAAAGTTGTATGAGGACATGATGGACATCCTTGGTAAGGATGAGGTGTTAGGTAATCTGTATCGTGAGAGATCCCTTATCAAAGCCAAGGCAAAGATCAGAGGCAAGTTTAATTTCAACTACCTTAACCAGGAAGACATTGATAGGTATCATGCTTTGGACGAGCAGATATCCAATAGGTTGGCATACTTGAGGGAAACATCTCCTTTGACAGAGGGTGAGGCGGCGGACTTGACAATAGTCACACAAAGGCTTGCCAATATAGAAATCAAAGTCCTTGATCCAAGATACATACGTCAAAGGGATCAATTGAAAGATACTGTACGCAAAGCATACGCTGCATTGAATGAAGCCAAGAAGAAATTCACTGAGGCACCAGAGTCCATTGGCTTACGTGATCAGCTTGATGCTGCCCAGAGTCACTATGAAAAGACAGAAAGGGAGTTTGCAGATTTCTTCAATAAGAATAACCAGAGCAAGTATACCTTGGGAGAGAACATCATTGCTGAAAGAAAAGCATTGAAGGAACTTCCCAACTCTTATCTGTTTGTCAAGCAGCCTAAGAATCCTGCTGACATGGAGAGATTCCCTAACAAGAAGTATCGCATCAAGCGTCTGAAGTCTGAGTCATACAATCCCAAGTATCAGAACTCCTTTGTGGAGGACAGGATGGGTGGGGGCATGTATCCTATGCCAAAAGGCATCAGGTTCAATGAAACCATCAATGAGTTTGAGATATCACCTAGTGCCAAGTTCGTGAATCCAAACTTCATGACTGTGCAGAATAATCCTATAGCAAAGGATTTCTACAAGAAGTGGATTATAGAGCAGTATCTGATTAAGCAGAAGAATGCCAGTGGTAAAAGACTAGGCTTTAATCTTCCTTATGTCCAACAGCTCGCACTAGAGAATGTCATGGCAAAAGGGATGGATGGTATGGCTAGGGAGTATCAGGAGAAACTCCAGGAGATTTCATATCAGAACAGTGAGCTAGAGAAAGCAACCAATGAATCAGGTATAGCAGGACAACAGCGGGTGTTGTTCAAAGAGAACCACCTTGTTCCTGCAGCACTTACCACCACTGATGGCATAGGTGCCATTGTGAATTGGAATGCGGGGTACTACACCAATAGAAAGATGGCTATGATATCCAATGAGATGTCGGCAGTCTTGACATTCTTGAAAGACATTCAGCGTCAGATACAGGATCAAAGCGCAGGTCTACAGGATGCCAATAAGGAATCCCATGCTCAAAGGCTTGAGGCTATAAACTCAATCATCACCCAGATTGAATACAACAAAGACAAGTTCATATTTGGAAAGCTGTTTGAAAAGGGAGATTCTGAGAACAGTGTGTTCAATAGAAAAACCATGCGTCTGTTCATGGGTGTGGCCAGCTTTGCTCGTATGGCATTTGATGTGCCTATGCAGTTTGGTAACATGTTATCTGGAAACGTTCAGGCATTCCTTTCAACTTCCAACCATAGACATGCCAGTACTCAGAACTATCTGAACGCTAAAAAGATGATATACACCAGATGGTTCCCTAAGATGATTGCAGACTGGGGTACTGTATCTGATGCAAGTTTTGAGACCAAGTTGTTTAGATATATGAATCCATTGTCCAAAGATCTGGACAGGTTGTTTGATGCCAATACAGTGAGTAAGATGAGAAGGCTTGGTAACAGGATTTTCAACATCACTGACTTGTCCATGGCTTTACAGGATAAAGGTGAGATTGAAATAGGACTTACCACTATGTTGATGATCATGGATGGTCGCCGCTATGAGGTATTTGATACAGATAGCCAGGGTAATTTACTGATGGATGATCAAGGCAACAGGGTTGTCAAAAAGAATCCTGATGGAAGTATCGTATATGTGAATGCCATAGATGCGTTTGGTATAGATGAAAACAACAGCATAGCACCCAAGAAGAATGTGAACATCTCCCAACAAGAGATCAACAGTCTTAAGTCATTGATAATGGGTGAGATATATAGGCACCAGGGTAACTATGCCAACTATACCAAAAGTAAGTTTGGTAGTACAATGCTGGGTTCACTCTATGAGTTCTATCGTAAGTATCTTATCCCAGCTGTATCAGTTCGCTTCCATTTAGGTAAACGCGAGGGAGTTGGATCCATGTATTCTTGGGATACCCAGGAAGCTTACATGGGTTGGTATATGGCACTTGGAAGAATGTATCAGTACTATGGCCTGGGTAAAGCGACTAAGACACTTCTCTATGATACTCTTCTGCCAGGACTGGTTAAAAAGAAGATAAATGCGGATACTGGTATTGAGCAACATGACTTCTATAGGGGGCGTGCAGCTATGGCTGGGCGTGAAATCCTTATAGCTATTGCTTTCTACATGCTTTATCAAACCCTCAGGAGTGCTTTATATGATGGGGATGAGGAAGATTTCACTTATGCTGAACTGAGTATGATGCGTGCGCTTGTAAAAGTGAGTAATGAATCACGGTCTATGGTGCCTTTGTTTGTGGTTGGTAAGCCTGGGGATTACATTGACAACTTTGGCAGCTTTACTTCAGCTTTCAGGGAGGGTAAGACTATCTGGGAACTGGGTAATAATGCATTCTTCTGGGCAAATTACCACACTACAGGAAGTATGTTTGCCTATGAGCGTGGGTTCTATCAAAGGGATACAGCCAGGTTTGAAGAAGGAGATGCCAAAGTGTTGAAGAATCTCTATGATCTTACAGGTTGGTCCAACGTTGTAGATACATTTGAGCCATATGAAGCTGCTAAAGCCAACCTTAAAATGAAGTAATACAATTGATTTCCAACTAAATTTTGCTTATATTATAGTATGGCCAAACCTAAAAAGACAGACAGCGTCAAGACCGTTGTCAAAACTGAAGTTAATAGACCTGGTATTCATGCTAAAACTAAAAGTAGTAAGCTGAAGTCCAGTAAGTTATACAAGAAACAATACCGAGGACAAGGTAGATGACCCCTACTGAAAAACAACAGTTATGGAACTGCATTAGTAAGATGCGGTCTATGCCTTGGAGAGGTCCAAGGGGTGGTGTCTATAATTGGACTCAGCGTGAACTGCGTAAGCTGTATGAGAAGCTTGTGGTCTATGGTGATGCCAATGAACCTACAGCTGCTTGGAGACTCCTTAATGAGGGTAAGTACAGGTATATGATTTATCCTTGGTATAAAGGAAAGATTTACAATTCTATCGCATTTGTTCCTCCGTGTGATAACTTCAGGTATGCTACAGTATCATCTGTTCTTGGGGCATCGCTTTACAATTTTACTGGTTGGACAATTAATGGTCTTGATTTTGATCTAAATTACATTTCAGTTGCGGCCTCTGAGGGTTGCAATGTAAATACGCCTGTTACAAATATAAGTGAACTGTTTTTCGGCCAAGAAGTTATCATTTGGTATTATGGTACTGTTGATCCTGTTTTCACAATCTTAGATAATATAGGTAGTCCAATAACATTGACTTGGAGAACATTATGTACCAAGACTTGCTATGAGCTTCAGATTCCATCAGCTTTCAGTTTCATAGGTGATATAATCTCAGGTGTTGATTTTATTGTTAACAGTATATACCCTGTGAAAACATGGGGTTCTAATCTAGATGTTGCTAACCCTTCAGATATTGCTGCAGCAGAAGCATACTATAAACAATTGAGTGGAGCCTCTACAACGATAACATCCACTTATGATATTATAAATGATCAATACATTGTACAAATAAAGGATGCCTATTTGGCTTATTCGCCAACTTGGTCTACTTTCAATTCTATTGAAATAACTTGTCCATGAAAAAGAAACAGATGATCAAGCGTGCTGATGGCTCCTACTCCCAAAGGGGATTGTGGGATAATATCCGCGCCAACAAAGGATCAGGCAAGAAACCTACAGCTCAGATGCTCAAGCAGGAGCGTAAGATTAAAGCTAAATCAAAAAAATAACCATGGCTAAGTCCGCAGCATGGCAACGCAAAGAAGGGAAAGATCCCAAGGGTGGTCTGAATGCAAAAGGTGTCGCATCCTACAGGAGAGCAAACCCTGGAAGCAAACTTCAGACAGCAGTCACCACCAAACCTTCCAAGATCAAGAAGGGGAGCAAGGACGCCAAAAGGAGGAAGTCATTTTGCGCTCGAATGTCAGGTATGAAAAAGAGGCTGACCTCAGCTAAGACCGCTAATGATCCTAACTCAAGGATCAATAAGTCTTTGCGAAAATGGAATTGCTAATTATATTTACGGTCTAAACCAACCAAATCATGGCAAAGCTAAAACCCACACCTATCAAAATGTCTAAGGAAGAAAAGCGCTGGAGAACAGAAGATGATCTACGCACTCTTCAAAGAGCTGGAGAGATTCAACAGGATGCATCTAGGATGAATGCTGTACGACAAGCAGCTATGGATCTGAACAAACTTGTAATGGGTGGTAAGACCACAGGTAAGACCACAAAGAAGAAATAATCATGGCTGAAAAGTGGATACAGAAGGCTATCAAACGCCCAGGTGCCTTTACAGCCAAGGCTAAGGCGGCAGGTAAGTCTACTGCAGCATATGCTAAATCCGTATTAAAAGAGGGCAGCAAGGCCAGTACTCGTACCAAGCGTCAAGCTGCACTGGCTCAAACACTAGGTAAAATGCGTAAAAAGAAATAACATGTCACAGAACAAAGGAAAGGCGAAGACTTCACCCGCCAGAAAAACAGGGAAGTCAACAAAGAGTACTGCAGGTATCCCCAAGCGTGCTACATTAGATAAACGTTCACCAAAAGAACCTATGGCTATCTCAGGTGATACCATGAGTAACTATGCCATGTATAAGAAAGGTGGCAGCACTAAAGCTAAGAAGTTTGCAGCTTTAGCTCCTCCTTATGATAAGATTACAGCAGCTGATCGCATTGCGGGAGCTAAGAAGAATAAGAAAAAATAATATCTAACTAATTAACAATCAATAAAATGAAAAAGAAAACAATTAAGAAGTACCAAGGTACAAATGGTAGTCAAGTTTCAGATAGCACTTCTACGCCTAAATACACATTGAGTAAGAGCGGAAATGTAGTTAAAGATTCCAAGGGAAATATTCTTAACCCAAATTCTGCAGAGGGCAAAGCAGCTTTGGATTTGCTTAATGTGTCTGCAGAGCAAAGGATAAAAATGGGTCAACAAAAAAATGGTGGCACCATGAAGATGGGAGGCACTAAGAAAAAGATGATGGCTGCCCCTAAGAAGAAAATGGCTGCAAAGAAAAAGAAGTAATACTAACTAATTAAAACTCAAGAAAATGGCAGGAATGACCAAATCAAAAAAAGGAATGGGCACTGGTGAAAACATGCAATACATGAAGCCAGGTGGCGTTAAAAAGAAAATGAACAAAGTCCCCATGAAAGCTGTACCATCCAAGAAAATGGGTATGGGTGGTAAGTACAAGATTGGTGGCAAAAAAGGTATGTAATCATGAAGAACCAAAAAGCAACAGTACAAAAGGTTCCTGGTAGCAATGGAACTTTTGTAGGTCTGAATCCCAAGGTTTCAGTCCAAAAACAACCAGGCAGCAATGGCGTAAAAGTCAATGTGAATCCTAAAGCCAAAGTAATGCCCTGCCACTATGGGGAACATTGATCACTTTGGTCTTTGAAGCAAGGGCTCCCGCTTATCTTGGGAGCCCTTGTCATTTTATGCCAGTTGATTGAATCCTTCAAAAGGATTTTCGCTGGGTGGCTCATCTTCCATAGACTCACACCAGCTTGCCAGGGTGGATACCCAGTTCCCACTCTTGTCATTTTTCTTAATGAAATAGGCTGAGGTCATGCAATAGCGATACTCCCCAGCCATAGAGTTGATATACCTACTGGTGGCATTCAAGATAGTATCCCAGTCATAGTCAGGATAGGTCTTGATAAACCACAGCATTCGCTGCTCCAACTCTGTCAAGCTATTGCGCACAGGTCTGCCAGCGTCCTTGGAGCTAGGAAACAGATCCCTATACTTCAATAGATTCTCTTGGAAGTCTGTGGTAGACTCTATCTTGGATGTCTTCTGTTTAGTGAAGTAGTCCTTACTCAACTCCACTAGGACAGTCTTGGCCAAGGGGGTGAGTCTGGATTCTTCATCCAAGAAGCCCTGTAGTTTAAGCTTGTGTATTTCAGTACTGTGCGCAATAGGTAGGTTCAGAGCGCAGTTATGTTCTAGGCAATAGAGCAAATAGTGACCATTGGGGGTCAGATTATACTTCTTCAACAGTTGAAATAATTCCTTCATCTCGTAGGGATGTTAGTAATTTGTAATACTTCTTTAGATAATCCTTATACATGCAATTGGCATGGTGTCTCTTTATGTAATACGTTATAGATGAGCGATCTACACCAATAACAGTAGCAAGTTTCTGTTGAATGATGTTGTAATTACTTATTATAATATTGACTGTTACGGATATAATATCCGTGATGCTGCTGGTGGCACCTTTTACTTTACACTTCTTGGATACATTTTGCCCCTCTTTATTCTTGTAGGGAACTATTGACCAATCGTTGTTGTATATAAAGTTTGCCCAAGATAGGACTCTTTCAAATGTCTTCTTGAGTTCCCCTATAATAAATTTCTCCTCTAACTGAGGCACATAGACTTTTTGGATATCAGGGAATAACCTAAGGGACATCCTCATATACCAGCTGTAGAACTCCTCAGGGGATTCCAGGGCTGAATTTGGTACGCATAAATCACTCATGATATTTGGTTTTTAACTGTTTTTTTATTAAATTCTTACTGTAGACTATATATGTATCTAAAAGAAAATGAGCAGTTCAGGTAAGGACCCTGTTGTATCCAGGGTCAAAGAATACATCACCCCAGGGTTGATTACCATACTAGGAGTCATGTTGTGGGCAGAGCTGTCCGAACTCAAGAATGATGTAAAGACCCTATTAGCACGCGATGCAGCCTCTACAATGAAGATTGATATGCTGGAGAAGGAGATTGATCGTGTCAGACAGCAGGTTTGCAATGATACTAAACCTCTAGGATATAATACTCCAATTTCATTACCTTGGTATAAAATGATTGCCAAGAAAGAAGATGAGCTTGAGGTCCCTAAACCAAAAGAACACACCATTTGAAGTATCTAATATACATAGTGGCCATATTGATGTTCTCTTGCAACCCTGTGAAGAAGGTTCTCAAAGACAGTGAGAAGTTTGAGCAGGTGGCCCAAGAAGTGGTTAGGCGTGGGTATTGTGTAAATGACACCACCAAGGTAATTACTGTAAAAGATACTGTATATGTGTACACTACAATCAATTCAGACACTATATTTGTAGGTACTCAGTGTGAATTGGATACAGTCCTGGCATCAGGTACCTGGATACGCTTAGAAGAGGGTTATCTTATGGTCAGTGAGGTTGTCAAAGAGCGTACTAGGGAAGTGATCAAGACAGTAGATAATTACATCAGGGATACCAAGCATGAAGACATCCTTAAAAAGGACATCCTTGACAGGGAGAGCAAGATAAGCCAACAGCAGGGTATGCTTGTTGTATATAATGAACAGATCAATAAACTGACCAAGAGCCTTAATAGATTCAAATGGTCCTTAGGTGTAGTTTTGGGGGCGATTCTTGTAGCTGTAGGATTGAGAATATATATGAAAACAATAAAACCATTCTGAAATGTCAGCAAACAAGATAGTAGTAACAAATGCAGCTACATTGAGCGCAGCCATAGCGGCTGCTGCTACCAATGACACTACCTGCATTTCCATAGAGTCCAATACAGATATCATACAACTGACATCTACACTGAACATTCCTGCTGACTTTGTAGGTAATGCTTCCAGGACTTTGATCATCGAAGGCAATGGTATCACTTTACAGCCTGCAAGTAACTTTGGCACTGATACCTCATTGATCAGGAGAAACAATGGAATTGGTACTGACATCAAGACCTGTTCAATTGTAATCAGGGATGTCTACTTTGACTGTAGAAATTATCCTATGTATGCTTTGGAATTGTTCAGCGCATCCAATGTGATCATTGAGAACTGTAAGTTTGACAATTGCAAGGTAGGCATGTCCTTAGCTAATGTAGACAGGGCTGCCATCAATAATTGCAGGGCATATAATGTAAAGTCAGTAGGATTCAGAGACGGGGTAGATCCTGCCTTTGTACATCCACTTAATACTTTGTGTAATGACATAACCTACACCAATTGTAAGGTTATTAGTCTAGATACCAATCCTAGCAATATCATAGGGTTCTCATCTTATGCTACAGCTGGTTTAGCATATTATCAATGTGCCACTTTAGGAAGAGTTGGTTATTGTATCAACTTTGACAGCGCAGGTGGCACAGGAGCTACTCCTCCCAATGTAGTAAACAATGTACAGATCAGGAATTTCAAAGCTCCATCTGCGGATACAGCGATGATATACTTACACTTGACTGATGGCTTTGTCAAGATAGATGGTCTTTATATAACCTCCACAGGTGTTCCTGTGACAGGTGGCATGATCATCGTAGAAGCCAATGCTTATGTGCTTACTTCTACATTCAACCCACACTTATATGTGGAGAATGTACCATATCTTCCACCAAATGCTAAGTTCAAAACTGCAGGGGGCATACCTTCTCCTGTAAATTGTCCTGTAGCTCCTCCTGATAATGTAGTGACTTGGGAATTCAAGGAAATATACGACGGGCGTAATATCTTTGGTCCTGGAAGATGGTATAATAGTCTCATACCTTATCATAGGTATGCTGAGTTCTTCGATGAGTCGAAGATCATACTTGCAGATTCAATCTTTGTAAACAACAAATATATCTAAACAACCATGGCATTTTATAGACATTTCTGGGATCTCGCTAATTCCACAACTTACTCCTCACATGTGATTGGGGCGTTTGATCGCAATACAACTACAGGTGGAGGCATCTTCCGCTGGGTAGGTGGAGTTAACAACAGCACCATCACTAATATTCCTGGTGTCAGAATCAAACCTGTGAATGCTGTTACAGGATACTGGCTGCGCTCATTTGATGGTCCAATCTCAGTAAGCTGGTTTGGATGTCAAAACAGTGTAAGCATTCCTAACACCTATGCTCAGCTTGGTGTAAATCAGCTCACTTTGGATTCTTATTATGGACCTGGCTTTGCAACCACCACTGATAACTATGATACTACAGCTATCAGGTATGCAATGAAGTTCATGGACGACATGATTGCATTGAATGCTACTCCAAGTTCTGGGGCAAGTCTTCCCGTAAATGCAAACTCATTGACATTTGAACCTAAGACATACTATCTTACAAGAATGGTAACTCTTCCAAGAGGATCCAATACCATTCTTCCTCCTTTTGTAACAAACGACATATCAATCATCATTGATGGCAATGGAGCCACGATTAAGAAAGCAAACAATAACCAGTTTGATTTCTTCAATCGTTATCCTTCAAATCCATCCAATCCCAATGATGCCATTGAAATGAAAAAGGCAAGTGTGACCTTTAAGAATTTCAATGCTGACGGTTTGGGAGGAGTATGGCAAGGAAGTGGATATTCATTTCTGACATTGACTGCTTCAAATAATGCTTTGGTTGAGAATCTAACCATTCAGAATTTTGATATTGGTGTTAGAATGGAGTGGTGTGATTCAGCAATGATTCAAAAAATAAACACTACAGGCATTGCTACCAATAGCATACGTACTTCAAGTGGTTCTTGGCCTGGTGCAACTCCTTCAGTAGGATGCACTAATCTAAAAATAAATCAGGTAAATGTCCTTGATACAATAAGTCAATCTGAATGTATCAAAGTAATTGACGGTGCTGGTGTAGAAATAGAACATATTGTACTGACAGGTACAAGCAAATTCGATCATGGTATCTACCTTGACTCAGGGTCTCCAACACTTCAGGGTTTTAACTTGAAAGCATCAAAAGTTTATGATGTAAATTACATACAAAGCAATACAAATCCACAGGTTACCCAGGGATGGAACAATGCACTTGTCACAGTAAAAGCCACATCGAATAATCGATACCTCCTTGATACTGTATACATATTATATACTATTTTCCCATACAATCTTTCTCCAACTTCAATTATAAACATTGAAGAAACGGCGTCTGTTCCTGGAAGAAATCCAATAATCGAGCTTAGGAATATTCCTGTTTACTCGACTTATCCTACAGCTCCTACATTGCCTGTAAATACTACTACTGGACTATGGCCTACAATGTTCAGAAATGTAGGAAGCACAATTTGGGATTTTCAAACTGTAGACTTTGGCGGTGATCCTTCAGTGAATGCCGCAGCAATTGTAAATCCTACAAATAATTTATGGGTAACGATTGCACCTGCCACTATTCCTTCAATATCTGATTTAATTTACAATAATCCTCTTTCTGCATGCTGTAACATACAAGATACGCTTGCCGCAGGTCAGGATATTGCAGATGGTCTTTTGTTTATTGGAACCGATGCTGGTGTATCCAACACAGGTGCCAGTGATGTGATCGGACTTGGTTCTGATGCAGCTAGTGGAAACAGTGGAATTGATGTGGTTGCACTTGGTAACAGTGCAGCATTGACCAACACAGGAAGTGATGTAGTAGCCATAGGTAACAATGCACTCTCAGGTAATACAGGTAGTGATGCTATTGCAATTGGTGAGAACGCAGGTCAGAACCAGACAGGTGCTGATGCCATCCTCATTGGTCAAGGTGCTGGATTCAACAACATTGGAATCGAAGTGGTGGCGATAGGTAAGAGCGCAGGTAATGCCAATACTGGAGACAAACTTCATGCAATGGGTGTACTTGCAGGTGCAGGTAATGCTGGAGACTTTGTTGTCGCACTTGGTTCAGGTGCTGCTCAAACCAACACTGTGAACTATGTACTTGCCCTTGGTAATGGTGCTGGAGCTAACAATGCAATTCCTAACTCCACCATCATCTCCAATGACTGTCTTCCTTCATATTTGAATTATGCAGCTGCGTCTGCTGTGATCATAGCTCCTGGTGCTACAACTGGTACATACTTATATCATGACCAGACCACTAACTCCATTGGAGCAGTAAGAATACCCTGATTTGTTTGGGTTGTTTGATTATTGGTTGGTTGCCCCTACAGATGCTCTCTGTAGGGGTTTTCCTTTTAGAATATCTTAGGACTCTTGCGCAACCTTGCAATCTTGAGATGCACCAGATAACCTATTAGATCATCAATGCTATCTTCAGTATCTGGGGTAATCCCCATATTTTGTATACGTCTTAACTTGTCATTGATCCTAGCTTGTATACCTATCTCAGGATCAATATTGAAAAGCGGGCCCTGCTGATGTACAGCATCCCCATAAGCCTTGCTCTTGGAGAGTAATAGGACTTTAATTTGGTCACAGACTTCTTCTATCAGATACTCAGTACTTTTTTCCATGTAACCGTTCTCTTGTTGCATTATACCTGATTTTGGCATGGATGTGCCAGTCTATGTCAATATTGAGTCCACCGCAAAGATCCAGTATTCTAATGATGGAATCAGCCATCTCATCTGCAAACTGGTCTTTTACCAAAAGGGTAAAGTGTTCTGCAAATTCAGCATCATTCATATCATTGAACTGTTCCTTGATTTCAGGACTGAGAGTATGCACATAGCCTTCTCGCCTGTGCACTTCTACAGCCTCTGCAAGTTCTGTTACTACTAGCATCAAAGCTTCAGCAATGTTGCGTTCATTATCCCAAAATCCTTTTTTTTTGGCATTGAGATAGATCACATCCCTAAGATCATTCATCTTTGTCATAATCTGGATAGTCTTTCCATTCTTCCTCAGGAAGATAGCCTTGGAAGAACTTGTGTGTTTTTTCATTATGCAGCAACTGGAGAAACTCCTCCAGCGCTGCAGTATCGTTGTAATTGCAAATATCGTCTATAATCTGTTCGACTACGCGATCAATGATTGTTTTACTCATTAGAACAATGTTGTTTGTATATAACCTTTTCTAGCACCCTCAATATTAGCAATTTCCTGGTAAATCTGTTCCAAGTAATACTTGGTATTGATACCATATTCTTCAAAGGGTTTATCCTCGAATTTGTTGAATACCCGTTGTATCCAGTGGCCTGCCTCTAGTTGTATCTCTCTACCATCAGGATGGCATTTGAATAGCTTGACACCAGATTCTGCGATATAGTACCGCACTAGCTTCTGAAGCTTGTCTTGGGTATATATTCCATCTTTGACATAGCGCTGTACAAAGCACCATTCGCCGCGGATTTTAACACCTCCACAGTAGTCAAAGATGTTTGTATTGGACGCCAGATAATCCTCAGGCTTTACACCATTGACAAAATACTCATACAGTGCTTTGGATACCACAAGAAAGCTTTTGTTTTTGTGTAGGGCAATATCCTTCCACTCGAACCTGCCCTTGCACTTAGGCTCTTTACCTTTACCATAGACAGCGATGTAGTTGTTTACATCTGCAATAATCATCTTCTGGTAGGTATCTACCTCAAGCTGTAGGCTGGTCATCTCTTCCCACTCCTTGCATACTTTCTCAAATGCAGGCATCTGGTCTCTAGGTATACGAAACTCAAGGCCATCAGTATTTTGCATGAGGGGTTGTGCATCAGGTATGGCCAGCATCACATTCTCATAGAGTATACTCAGCAGCAGTTGACCATTGACAGTAATGCGGAAGGTCAACTCTGGATCATACAGGAAGCTGTGTTTGTTCTTGCTTAGACCGTATGTACTATTGAGAATAATCTTGAACAGATAGTTCAGGGGATTCTTCTTGTCATACTTCTTACGCTCCTCGAAGAACCACTCATACAGCTCACAGAAGTCATCTTTGGGAATATGGGCGGGAGACCACTGATTGCGGATAGCTAGATTGGGATAGAAACTGGTGACATCTGCTGTGACTATGACATGCTGATCATCGGAGTCATACACTCCTGAACTGATACAACCATGCACGCCACCCAATGCATACACGGTATCCACTCCAAAGGCTCTCATCATATGCTGAGGTCCCTTGATCTTACCATCTGTGATTTGCACATCCAGCTTTCTAAACCATGCAAGCATGTTACAGAATTCAGGTGTTTTGAATCGTACATAAGGCAAGATAAGATCCTTGATAGGCACATTCTTTCTCTCTGTGCGTAGGGCCTTGATGGTTTTCTTATCCATATCAAGCTTTTGGCTCAGAAAGTGGATGAACATCTCCTTGCTTATGCGCGGCTCGCTGGCTGAATGAAGCTTTAAGCCATATTCTTTGCTCAGTTTAGCCCTCAGGTTGATCTGCTTTTTCATATCTCCAAGCAAGAATATCCCTTTGGTGCTGGATACGTCATTCATGCAATAGCTGATTACAGCTTGTAATTGCGCTTCATCCTCTACAGGTTTGTAGTGAGGATGTGGCATTTCTTCTACATTATCCCAATCCATGCTGTATTGAATCCACTTGAGTCCGCATCTTTTGGCTTCGCTATCCCAGTGGTTGAGCTTAAATATATCTACTTGTGGCATACTTAGCTTCCATTCAGGATAATCTGCAAACTCACCTTTATTGGATTTTTCAATAACACTTTGGGCATATGCATATATCTCAGATGAAGCATGTTCACCTGAGATGACAGAGAGTCTGTCAGCTTTTTTGAGTATGAACTCTATAATCTGGGCGTCAAATGCCAGATTATTGAATCCGAACATCCAGGTTTGATTTATCCTGCACTCCTTAAGAAACTCAACAAGGTGTTCAATGTCATTCCTAAGGGGACTTACTACAAATACCCTGCGCTCAGTACTCACATAAGACTCGAAGACCCCGATGAAGCAATTCACCAGGGTCTCTAAGTCATATACCCAATGTTTTGTGGTCATCGTACAATAGGTGGTTCTATAGCTGGCTTTTCATCCAGGTATTGTTTGTAATCAAATGACTCATCATTCACTGCAAAGCGGGCAATCAGTGCTTCGATATCTTCTCTTGATTCTACATAGTACTCATACCAGGTATCCAATACCCTGCGTTCTTCAGAGTAGTTTTTGCCATTTTCCCTAGCTGCTCTAAGGTAACTTACGTCTCCTTTCTCAGTCATTTTTGGGACAAGTTGGAATGCTTCTTTGCACTCTTTACTGATCACAGCAAGGACACCTTGGTCTTTGTCATAAATCACCTCATTGTATGGACACTCCATCTCAACTGGGATCATTCTGAAGGTCTTCCCTCTGTTCCAAGAGGAATGAATAAGCATCATTGATTTTTGCATATAGTTTTGGTTTTAAGGTTTCCTTTTCCAGATTTGGCAGGTCGCACAATTCGCCTGTAAATCTAATATGTTCCTCGTCAACTGCAAGGATTTCACTGTACAATTTTACATACCTCTCAGGAAAGAGGAAACTTTCCATATAGATCCATTCAGGGCTGTCATGCCCATAAAACTCTCTGATCTTGTTTTTGACCAGCTTGGATAACTTACTGTACTTGCCCTGAAGGACAAGACTGTAATCCTCCCTGATACAATGCAAGTCAAATGACATAGCTACTTGACTATCTCCAATATTATGGATTTCATCAAACATGGGACTTTGCACTAATGAATCCAGCTGGTACTTATCCCAAGCAGGATCATCATGCGGGTTGTCAAAAGTCAGTATTATCCGCTGGTCATCCACTGTATACAATCCTTCCAATTGTAGATACGATTGCTTGAATGGAAACTTGGCTGTCTTTTTCAGACCAAGCACAGGTGCCAGAAAACTCCTTGACTTCTGGAAATACCTTGAATACAACTTTTTCAGTTGATAGGTCATAGAAGGAATTCTTGGTAGTCAGACTTATCGTGTGCTATGGTAAGTGTGTGATAGGGGAGATTGAAGTCCTTATTTACAAAATGCTTGTCAGCCATCTGTAATGCTTCCAAAGTCTTTTGGGTATACTCCTCCATGCTTTTCTCAGATATCCTAAAAGGTGCAATCTGCATATAGGGATCTACTACAAGAAACCTGAACTCCACTGGGTAATCCACACCATATGTAGTCATCTTGACATTATCTACAATCATCTTGTAGATGGCTGCCTGTAACCAATACTTGTAATACTCCACTGTATCTGGGAACTGTGACAAGGGCTTGGATGTTTTCTTCAAGTCATTCACGCGGATCACTTTTTCATCATGGTCTATGACTAGATTGTCAATGATACCGCGTATGCCAAACTCATAATCAGCAAACATCACCAGCTCAGTCTCATTGTGAACAGTTGATTCCAAGCTATCCATGCCCATTAGCTTACGCATGGCTATGTTGTTGGTAAATGTCTCTCGCACCCTTTCAGCAAATACAACCATGTCCCTGTCAACAACAGTGCGACCATTCTTCTTGAGAAGAAAGTCTAAGTACTCCATGTTCTTGTCAGTGAGCATGCGATCTAAGCGCTGCTGGTCTGTCTTGAGGGTCTGATGCAGATTCTCATCCTTGAGGATATCAAGCATGGCATTCTGTACATTCTCTAAATAGGGAAGGATGCTTTCTTTGACATCTCTGATTTGAGGATAAGCTTCTGCAATATGACTATGCAATCGCTCCATCACACGCTTGGGATTGTCACTTGGGAAAGCATTGGGTAACACTACAAACTCATCCTGGAAGTTTTCAGGATTGAGCAGCATGCAATGGATCAGTTTACCTTCAGCCATTGCTTTGTCTGTGGTGTCGTCCCTTTGTCTAAGGACATAATGTTGGTAAAACGCGCCTGGGCTGAACAGTAACCTGTTCAATCCTGAATAGGACATCAGGAATCCTTGCGCAAAAAACTCGTCTTCGAGTTTTAACTTCTCTACGAGGTCTAATTCATAGGGGTTAAGGAAGGGTTTCATCTGGATCTTCTGTTTTTAAGTCTACTGCTTCACAGAAGGAGTCCAGAACAGCAATATATACGCCAGGATTTGTCTTGTCATAGCTCCATGGCAACCCATCAATGTAAAGAGGTACTGGTAGTATCTCTTCCACATTGTCATCATCAATCCATCCAGCTTTTGTCATCTCGTCTTGGATCGTCTGAGCAGGATTGATAAAATCCCACTTATGACGACTAGCCCTTACAAAATGCATTCCTATGATTATAGGTTTGGACATGCCTGATAGCGCTGCCTTGAAGGCTGGCTTGTGCATCATCCAATATGCTGCAGATAGTTTGCGATACTTCTGAGTTTGCTTGCTCGCTATGAATAATCCTGAGCGTGTCATAATCCTGCTGTTCTTGCTGGAAGGCACGGCTCCTGGTATGAATAATGGTTTTGATTTCATCCTAACAACGATTTCAACTGCTCTTTTACCTTAGATGCTCCAAACTCTTTGATAGAGTCGCTCACATCTTTGGCCATCTTCAAATGCAGAAAAGGTATTCCATGAGTTTGGCGGTACTTTTCCATCATCCTGATGCCAGCTTGGTCGTTGTCAAATATAATATACTTTTCAGGATATTCAAGTATCCAATCAATGATACGCTCCAATCCTGAATTCTCGCTTTGGGGAGCAATATAGTCCCCGTCTATGCCTAGTGAACTCATGGACATGATATCCTTGAGGGAACTGCATATAAATAATCTGGGTTTGCCTTTGATCTGGTCCCAGCCTTGGATATAGTTCTTGAAAGTCATGAACTTCTGGTCCTGCTTATAAGGCTGATATACCTTGTAAAGCTCTCCAGTACCTGTAAGGTATGCGTAGGTAAAGCCTTTCATGACCATTTCCATCCTCTCCTCACCTTTGACTAACACCAGTTTGGACAATGCTTTGACATTGTATTTGTCTAGTATTTTGCTGCCAATATTGTATGGACTCCAAAAATCCACATCACTCTTGCTCCAAGGGCGTACTGTATAATTCTCCACTTCCCACTTTTTCTGGGGTTTTGATGGTTGAATCTCATATATACCATTGTTTTTGAGATACTCCCTATAGTCATCCATTATTTTCAGTACAGCATCCCTGAAAGAGAGTGAAAACATATGGCCAACCAGATCAGTGGCGTTGCCTTTTATGCCTGTGGAAAAACAACAAAACCTATAACTCTTGACATCATTGGGAACATATACACACATACTGGGGGTTCTGTCCAATGAGTTGAATACACTGTTGATCTTTATAGTCTGCCCCACCAGCTTTTGGCTCAATTTCAAATAATATTCATATATCCAAGTGACAGGAATATCATCTATCCCAGTCACTGCGTTTCTGCTTGAAAACATGGGCAAATAAATTAGTGAGGGGAGGACAATGGCTCTCCTCCCCTTCACAAAGCAACACTAAAACAATTAGTTCAAGTCAAGATCGCTGCCGCTGTCTCTTCCTGCAAAGGAATCAACTGGCTTCTTTTTCTTGATATGGTCTGACTCACTGAATTGAATCAACTTAGAAGGCTGTTGTCCTTCAACATACAACTGAAAACCCTTCTTGCTTCCTTCATTCTTGGGAAGGAAAAGTCTGTACTGAGTGTATCCACTCTTATTCTCATACTCTGAACCTGCAACACAGAAATGGAACCATCTATCCTTGCTTACAAGGTATGGTTTGGCATTGTTCAGATACTCTTCGATGGTGGCACCTTGGATGTCTTTCTCCTTAAGAACATCAGCAACGCCGATTTCTTTGGCAAAGTTCCAAATCCACTTGAAAATCATGTCTTCCTTCAAGGTAGTATTACCATCCTTGTTGGTGTAGTCACTATAAGAATACTGCTGGGTTTGTACCCTAGCAACCTGACCTTGGTAGTTACCTAGTTCAGGAGTATCCTTGTTGATAGGCAATCCTTCGAAACCATCACCAATAGGTTGGGTTTCTAATTGTAACACCATATTAAATGCCGAGGCATCATAAGGTGGTACATCTAATGAAATGTCAATTACTCTGGCAATCACGATGCCTGGTTGGATTACTTTGGGCGTCATGCTGGCACCCATCTTTTTGTCTGCTTCTTTGCTGCTAAACATGTCAATGATAATTTAATTGGTTAATAATGAATTGAATAATTAATCTAAATATATACGGTCCCAATATGTGTGGACGCCGTCTTCTGTAACTTCTGAAAGAATTACATCCTTATTCCTAAGATGCTCTGGCCTGGCTCCGCAGGAGATCTCATCATTGGTTTTGAAACTAAGGATATTGGTGTTACCCTTCCTGTAAAGATAACCAATAGCATCTGAACCACTTGCGGTTATACGCTTTATTTTTCCTGTGAGATCCAGATCCATACTAGTGAATTCATTGCCAGACTTCTCAAGCAATGTATCTTTTACGTGTCCCATTAGGATGATCCTTGGAGCCAATCCACGCACATAGTCAAGCACTTTCATATATGCAGTACGCAACCATTGGTATCCTGCGCCATTGGGCATGTTGGTGATGGTACCATACTTGGCTTTACCTTGTGTGTACCAGTTCATTCCCATGCTTGACTTGGAATACAGATCCTCAGCATATGTGATACAGAACTCCTCAAGAGCTGTAACTGTATCAATGGCTATATACTTGTAAGGATGTCCTGCTTCTTTGATAGCCTTGCCTATGGACTTGAGTGTTTCTATGCTATCCACTTTCATCTTGAGGGCTTCGACATAATCAGAGCCATTCTCAAAGTCAAGTATCAAACAGTTCTCCAATCCAGCAAGCAATGTGGTCTTTCCCACTTTGGGTTTACTGAAGATGATAAGTTCCTTAGGCGACTGGGTAAGTGCCTTGACAGGTTTCATTGGAAGCTCAATTTTCTTTTCTTCCATTGTTCTTCTGTATTAAAGTGTTTAACCAATGTTTTGAACTGACTGGACGATTTGACAAGATTGCATAGAAATCGCGGATAGTCATGCTAGAGATATTCTGATCTTCCATGGTGTCCTCCTCTTGTTCATATTCAAAGGGAATCTCCACTACTGCAGATACTTTTGGTTTTTTCTCTAATCTCTTAAGGTCATCTACAGGTACTACCCATGACTTGGTGCTTCCATGGGTTACTTTGGCATACTCACTATTTGCAACCTTAATCTTGTCAAGAATAAAATAGATAGGATCCTGTGACAGGGCTCCAATCTGGTCACAAAAGTTAACATAGTCCTTTCTGTACATGACATAGATCAAGTCAGAGGAGAACTCTTCTGTAAAGAGCAACACATGGTCTGGGTTATCCCTATAGACCTTGGGTGCTATCTGTCCATACGAGGCGCTTACGCCATAATTCTCAGAGAGTTCTTTGATTGCCCTCTCTGCGATTTTGTCCTTGGCGATTTGCCAGGGAGATTTTTGTTTTTTCATAGATTATAGGATTTGGTGAATCTTGCTTTTGGCAAAATCAGCTTTGAAGAGAGTCAAACATGGCTCACCATTGCGCACCTTTAAGAAATGCACAGCAAGGGTATTGATGTCTACTGGGATCTTCTTAGGCCCATATTGCTCTATCCCGTACTTAGCGGGTCTGTTAATACCAATAAGAATATCAGTGAATTGTAAAAGGGCATCTGCCCCGAAGACATCGCTGTCTTTGACAAAGTTGCCAATACTGGCATTCTTGACCCTGTCAACACTTTCGATCTCCCTGTTTAATTGACTAAGCACGATGAATGCTACGGGTAACCTGCGCCTGGTCTCAGCGAGCATGTTACCCAGGTTGTATAAGGACTCTATTCTATCTTTCTCACTAGCGCTTCTCTTTATCAATAGGCTGTGATCAAGGGTTATAAGCATTGGTTTTTTCTTGACCTCGTAAAAGTCAAAGATTTTATTACGCATTCCTTCGACATCCAGGGGTCTCTCATATGTATAGATCTCCTTGTGTTTGTTCTCATCGCAATATTTGATTGCAGAGTCCAAATCATCATCTCCAAGTTCACCTCCTACAGATGAAAGCTTTCTTACATTGATTCCTGTATGTCCACTAATCTCACGCAGGGCTATGTTGCGGGCAAGCATCTCAAACTGAAAATCCAATACACAGAAATCCTGGTCTGGATTAAGTCTGAATGCTTCTCTGCTAATCATACTCCCTACAAGTGTCTTCCCACTGCCTGGTCTACCTGCAATCACTGTCAGACTGTTCCACTCAAGTCCATCCATAGACTTCTCATTGAACTTCTGCCATGGGGTTTTGATACTCTTTATCTCCCCAGTCTTACGCTTTTTAGCGTAGTTGATTGCCTGGTCATAGGCTTCTGAAATGTGAATAAAACCTTGTTCTTTTAGACTTTTGGCCATGGCATAAATATAGATAGAAAATTTAAACTTTCAAAGTTTACCATAAAATTATTTCTTTCTTGAACTCAGCAAGTTGAGCATTCACCTTATTGAATACATCACTACAATCCCATTCATGGAGTCTTTGATAGGCTGCAAAGGCGGGATGGGTAGTGGTACTAACCATGTGATGGTCTCCTATAATACCATCAAATGACTGGGCTTGTTTACCCATAAGCACCCATACAAGTCCTGACTGTTTGAAGTTGAGCATATCAATGACATATTCTAAGAAAGGACGCCATATATCTGTATGTTTACCTGTCTTGGTGACTTCTGTAGTCAGGGCTGTATTAAGAAGGAGTACGCCTTGCTTGGCCCATCTATCCAGATTACATTTGGATATATCATCTACCTCCTGTCTTTGCTCTGTAGGTACAGTACTTTCAATAGCCCTAAGCATATATCTAAGGCTGGCTTCTGGCTTTTGGGTATTGCTACAACTAAATGCCATACCATCAGCTACCCTGGGCTGGGGATAAGGATCTTGACCTATCAGAACTACCTTGACACTGTCCACAGGACATAGTTCAAAGGCTGTAAAGAGCTGTTTGAGGGCAGGGGTAAACCTGCGTCCAGACTCATTCTCTTGAACCAAGAACTTTACTATATTATCAAAGTCCCCTGATCTAAGGAAGCCTTTGAGGAAGTCTGCCCAGCCACTAGGACCAAGCTTTTCAATTAATTTTTCGCGGATTTGCTCCGCTGATAATTTTTCTTTAATTTCGCTCATGTAAACTTCTAAAATTTAAATTATGGCAAAGACTTATGTGGACATGTTCAAACTAGGCGCTGAGGTAATAGTCAGTTTTACCAATGAAGATGTCGTTAAACTACAATCGATCTTGTTCAAGCATATGAGCAAGCAAAACCAGTTGGATGATGATTCTTGGACCACAATTCTCGATCTTTGTTCCAAAATAGAAGACTGTGCGAAAACACAGGGCAAGATGGAATCAAAAGAAATCAAATTCTAATGGAACAAGCTAGTACAATTGAGGTAATCAAGCCAGAGGCTGTGATCACCATTAAGTTAAATAGAGACTTTTACGTCAGACTTACTATTATCCTACAAGAAATCATAGCAGGTAAGTCTAATGATGAGATGATTGCTGCTGCTAAACAGATTGAAGACAAGAACATCAGTGAGATGTGGGTTTTCAATTATGAAACCATGCTGTATTTGATTAAAGCCTGCGAGGACTATTGCAAGGAGAATAACCTCATTGAAATACGTGATTTAGAGCAATTCAAGGCTGAGTCTGAGCAAAGGCAGCAGGAATACCTAGCTAACTTCCCTAGTCAGGACAGCGCTCCTCAGTAAAGAATACACCCTACTTCCTCACCTATGAGGATGCAGGCTTCTATGGCCATGGACAGTTGTTCTTTGCTACAATCAGCAAAGCTTTTGACATATTCCAAAGCAGTACCTTCTGAATCTTTGGTTTTGACTGTAAGACCAGCTTTTCTCTTAACTTCGAGTTTTACATCTTCAAACTCATTACCTGTGCAATGGGCTAATTCTCTGATAAGAGCATGAACTTTGGCAAGCTGTACCAGACTATGGTCATCTTTGATGACTTCATACATCGCATGAACCTTGGTGCCTGGTTTCAGGTGGCTGAGCATGCGCTCATACTTATGCTTCTCCTTTTCTGAGCCAGGGGATAGTTTACCCCCTGGTTCCATAGTGTATTCAATTATCGTATACATACTTGTATTTTATTTTCTCTTTATCAAAATCCTGCAGTGCCTTGCGAACCCAGTTCTCATCCACTGTCTTGTTGTACATCAGGATGTGGACTGTAGCTACCTCATCTGGTGAGAGCCTCAGTACCCTACCTATTCTTTGCGCTGCTTTCCTCTCGTTGCCATAAGCATGCATAATAACAGCATTACGAAGCCCAGGAACATTAACACCCTCATTGAGCTGTAATACGCAAGATAGTCTGTCAATAGTTCCATCCTTTAACATTGTTAGATTTGCTTCACTGTTTGGATTCTGGCTGTGGTAGCTGTATTTACATAGCTTTTCAGCTTGTTCTTGGGTATTGGCAAAGACAATGCATTTGTCTTCCATATTGGACATCAGGTTAACCACATAGTCTTCCTTACTCTTGTAGGTCATCATGCTGCGCATCCTGGCAATCCTGAAATACTGATCATCCTTGGGATTGGTGGCATTATGAATTCTCTCTGTCCAATAGTCATAATTGGCTTTTTCGCTGGTCTTAAACTCCCCTGTCTTGGTTCTGACAAAGAAATCCATCTTAGTGCCTAGGTTTATAGAGTGGATGATAATCCTGTAATCATTAAGTATCCTATCGCCAATAGCATCATCAGTAAGGTAGTAATAAGAGATAGGACAGAACTTGCCCACCATTTCCCCCTTTTCGCTGTTTTTAATGCGAGGAGGAGTGCCAGTGAGGCCAACAATTCTGCCGCGATACATATCAAGCCAATACATGTGAGAATAAAGAAGGCTGTGGCACTCGTCAAGGTAAAGCACATCATAGGACGGCGATTGTTTAGTTAAAGATAAGTAAGTTGTGACTACAACCCTGTCTTTAAGGTGAGATAAGCCAAATTTGAACATATCATCAAACCAACTCCCAAATATACTTTTCTTGGGAGCTACCACAAGGAATTTGGCATCAGGATTTACCTCCTTCAAATACCAATCCATGTGTTGCAGGCCTATGTAGGTCTTGCCTACACCCATGCTTACAGCTAGGCCACATCTGGTCATCTTCTTGGCTATGTCCAAGGCTCTTTGTTGTACAACTTCGCGTTTGGATTCTGTTACTTCTTCTGTCATTTTAATGCGATTTAATACCTATAATGTCCAATAATCTTATAGTCAAACAAACAGTCATCAAGCTCTTGTCCTGAACCTATGTTGTGAACTATTTGATAACCCTCATGCTTATGGGATTTGATATTGGATACCATACCTGTGTGGGTAGTGCCTCCGCCAAGGGTCCAACAAACAACATCTCCAGGCATATAGTCTTTACCATCTTGAGTAATAGGTAAGGAAACACCCATTCTAGTGAAGAAAGTCATCAGATTAGGCACTCGTCTGTGATCAATGTTATTGTCAGGCTTTGTCAAACCCCACTTGTTTGGGTAGTCTTCAAAATTCTGAGACATGTCTTCATGGACTAGCTGTTGAAGGTCTATTCCTACTTTTCTATAGCTTCTGATTACCACATCACTACATACACCTGTGCCAGATGGGACATCCCCATTTGGATAATCAATCAGCCTGTATGAAGCGTCATATACTATGTCATTGTCAATAATATCCACTGCTGCATTTGCCAGATCAGAGTGGACAGTAGTATCCCTATAACTCATTACATCCCTGCCTGAGATATTCTCACAGGATTGATACAATAAAGGCAGTACTATACTGCCCACAATTAGAATTCTTTTATTCATTTTTTGTACGTTTCGTTGTAGTATTCTTTTGCTGTTTCATGTTTGTCACCTATTGCTCCATGTGCCCAAGCATCAATCAACTGCTCCTTTTCCATCTCAAGGAGTTCCACAGCCTTGTCAATGGCTTCAGCAAAAGATAATGTCTTCATAGGATGCTCCAACATCATCTTGTCACCCCATTCTATCAGAGTCTGTAGTGCGGTCTTATTTGCCATTTATATCAATGTTATTAGTATTACAATCATAATAGAGGTAATGAAGGTGATTGCGCCTATTTGTATTAAGCCTCTGTTGTTAATATAAGGTTCATACCATTCTCCACCTTCTCCTTTATTCAGCCATTCAGCAATCTTATTTGCCATATGTTTCGTTGTAGTATTGTTCTGCTTGGTCAGTAGTCCATTGAGTATGTTGGTACTTATCAAATAATCTTTGCCCTTCAATATGTGCATCTTCTATCTGCTCCTTCTCCATTAGTAGATACACTTCCTCTATTATGTCGATTATGTAAGGCATACATTCTTTGTAGGCATCTTTCACTTTGAGCAAGTCAACCAAGGCTTGCATTGCGGTCTGTTTGTTGGTTTGTGTCATTTGTTTGTTCTATTAAGTTCTCTTGCTTCATCAAGCAATTTCACTATATGTTTATAATCGTGATGGTTTATTTCACCGATTTCTCCTGCTTTTAATACATCATCTTTTGTATAACCCATCTGCTCCTTCTCCATCTGCTTGGCTTGGTCAATTATTGAAGGTGCTAAAAGACCTCCAAAGAAATCTTCTGCATTGTCAACCAACCATTCAACTGCGGTCTGTTTCTTTTCCATTTTCTTTACTATTAGTACCCGTTTTGATACGATTTTATACAATTTGATATGATTAGTACCCATTTGGGTATAATTTATGCGGAGAATAACCCTCGTATTCTCCGCATATCTTAGCGAGTCAACTCTTCTATGTTGATATTATACTCATCAAACATTTCGTTTATATGATTGAGTGTGAGTTCAATACCTGGATCGTACTTATCTTGATCATCAAGATTATCTGCGTCTGCATATACTCTACTGCGTAAGTTGAACCTAATGTGCCAAAGCATCATAGCCATATCAGATGCCTTAACAGCAGCTAAATGTTCCATTCTACCCTCAGGGTCATTCAAATCAAATTCCAATACTGCTTTCATGTATAATGGTTTTAGTAGTCAGGACAGGATTCGAACCTGCATTATTGTTGATCCTCTTTTCTAATGTTTTCTTGAGTCAACCGCTTCACCTTTCGGCCACCTGACTGGTGCTTGGCACACCTTAATCATAAAGAGACCACAGAAAGAAATACCTTCCTTGGTCTGATTGTTTCAATTTACACATGAATATAGAACCCTCATCATAGAACTTCCAAGTGTATGAGTCAATAATGACATACCTGGAATTATAACGCTCTATGATACCTTGTAATTCACCCTCAGTCTGGGGATTTATAGTAGTGGCAATAGATTTATTATTTTCATTAAAGAAGTAAACTACAATCAGATCCTCAGCGCGGAAACCCATACTAAGCTTGTCGTCTCCATCACCCCATCTTTTATAGGTCCAATCTACGCCTGGATACCTATCCTTCACTTCAGAAGGTGTAAACCCAAACAAAGGTTGGGAATTGGATATCAGCGGCAACACCGCCATTGCTAATAATAGAAGCAGTTTTTTCATGTTTTTTGCTTATGGTATTGTTTCTCGTAATCCAGCTTTCTTTCTAGCTGGTATACCACATCTTCAATAAGAGACAATTCTCTCAATACGCGCATGGATGGATTATCCAAGTACTCCTTACGCTTTTTGTCTATATCCTTATTGAACAAGTCAATCAAGGATTCAATGGGCGTTTTAGTTTCTGTCTTCAAACGCATTGTCAATGTTCTTCTTTACATGTTTCCAATGTTCCAATCTCTCTATACCTGTATAGTCATGTTGGAAGTTGACCCTGAGTTCCTCTATGATCTTGTTGACCACATAGTGTGCATACATCTTGGCCTTACCCATGGATTCTGGGTGTACAGAGCCAGTAAGACCACCTGAAGTATTCAACAACTTCAGGTAGTCCATGACTATGCGCTCAGCGGTCTCTTTTGGTGTCATTACAATATGAACAACAATGGTATGATACAGATACCAAATGTAAGAAGGAAAGTACCTGTGAGATTAGGGGTGCGCTCTTCCTTGTAAACAGTCTTCTTTTCTCCAACCTGGAAGTTGAAGGTGTAATCCTTTGTTGCACCATTTATTATTGTAGGCATATAAACACTGAACTGAGTACCTTTCTCAGTACTTTCTGGGAATAAGTCCTTCTGCTCCCATCCTCCTGGAATACTGCTGTACTGTGAATAGTATCCTTCACGATAGTATACCTTGTTGCTGGGAACAATAATATCCGTATGCAAGGTATTAGGAGGTATCACACTGGCTGGCATGGATTGGTTGCGGTCAGTGTATTTGACACCACCATGCATAACCCTTTCAGATATACCATTCTGTATGAACAATGTTTCATCCCAAAGGATCTTCATTGTCTTGTCTGTCTTATTACGCATCACAAAAGAGATATCTTTCTTTCCTATGGTGAATACGGCATTGATCATTGAGTCTACATAACTCAAGGTTGAACTTGTATCTACCACTTGCTTGGTACTGTCAAGCATGTTGTAGGAATAAGAACTGTAAGGAACAGTCTGGGTGTTGTAACAACTGGTCAAACTTGTGACCGCAACTGCGATTAAAATGAGTTTTTTCATTGGTTTTATTTTAAATTATTTCTTTTTAAGAGTGTCTTTTGTAATTATATATACTGTATCATTCACTATGAATCCTACTTGCATGGGTATGGTGTACCCCAAGCTATAGGGGTCACCATACATAAATGTCATTTCATCCATGACCTTGTTATAGAATCCAATACGAGTGTCAACCTTGCTTTTAGTGTACCAGAGTATAAAGCATAGTACGACCACCACCCCTATGAGCCACTTGCTCAGGGTGTCTATTTTGAATTTATCCATGTTAGTCTTTTTTACCTACCAGATTGCCAAACCAGGAGTTCTTCCAGTCTTCATGCACACCAATTGCTCCCAATGTGGCAAGAATGGTGGTGGTAAACCATACATTACGTGAACGCTTTACCTTCTTGAGTGCCTTGGTATTATCCACAGCCAGTTGCATGTTCTGAGCAACTAATGTATCATTGTACTCACGTGTGGAGGCAAGATCCTTTTTGATGGTATTCAATGCGGCGTCTTTCTTGGCAAGGTCTACATATAATAATGCAAGTTCAGCCTTGGCCTTCTTAAGTTCAATGCGCTCAAGATCGCAGGTATTAAGGTCTGATAGCAATGCTTCCATCAGATAGTCTGGAACATAAACCAGCGTATCAGTGGTTTGGGCTGTAGCGCTCCTTGAGAAGGTCAGTGATAGACTCACTAGCAGCAGCGTCAATATTTCTCTTCTGTACATGTTTATAGATGATTAAGGGTTTATTGTTTTCAAGTTGCATTTTCAATTCATTCACTAGAGTCACTAGTTCCGCATTCTGTTTAAGCAATACGTCTTCACGATTAGACCATTCTTCTTTGTCCAATCTTAGTTTTTCAAGTTCTCCTGTATGCGCACAGGCAGGCATAACAACATTGTTACTGTAATGATACAGTCGGTAATAATTGATAGCCAGAACTATAGATATAATTCCGAACATCAAAGATAAAACTTTGTACTTCATGGTTTATTGGGTTTTTAGTTAATCACTGTCTTGTTCTTCCAACCTGGACTCTGAGAATCCAAGTTCTTTTGCTTGCATTGGGTGCTTTTCTATCCAATCATGACATGTTCTGCATACTGCCAACCAGGTATCTTGCTGCAAATACTTCTTGCCTCTTCCTGCTTTGTGGTGTACATCCGTACTAGTACCCGTACAAGCGACCAAGTGTGCTTTACAGAAGGGATGCTTGGATAAGAACTCTACCCTCAATTTGGAATATAACTTGTCTAGGACATCTCTTTTGGGAGATTTGGGGTTCAATACCCTAGACTTACTTGGAAATTTAGGAGGTTCACGCTTGAACCAACAATCTTTACAATAACGGTTGCCTGCGTCATTCTTCCAAATGGGTCGCATCTCACCGCAGCCTGCACACTGCTTAAGTTTCATCATTTATGTCCTCTGCGTCAAGGTCTTGGAGTTTATCCAAGTCTGACGGCTCTATGATTTCATTGTCCTCTTCATATTCTTCATCCTGCTTTGCCTCACCGTATAACAAGACACTAGATTCGAATGGGTTAATCACATCGTCTCCACAGTTAATGGATATAAGATACTCAAAATCATCATCCGTCATTCTCAGATAAACTTCCAAGGAAACCTCGATGGTTTTTCCATTTGGAAGGTTGATAATCATTGATATAGATATACATATACATAGACTACCAAACTACCAATAATCAGGAATAAACTTTACAAATTTAAAAAATTATTGGTATTATAACGCTAAAGTGTAACGTCAATTTCAGTGTATTCACCATTTAGATTTACGTCTATTTTCTTAGCAACCTTCATCTGCCACGGTTCAACCTTCATGTTCTTAAGATAATCCTTAGCATTAGGTATGAATCCGCAGTCCTCTTTCACATGTTGCTCACCTAGTAATCTGACTGGAACATCCTTGATGTGACCTGACTCGAGGGTAATCCTTACAGATACCCCGAAGATCTTCTCACATTCAAAGATTCCTTCAGCATGGTGCCTGAATGCTCTGTGTCTTACATCAGCAATCCAGGATTTGGTTTCGTCAAACCAGTTATGAATGTGGACATACTGCTCCCACGTGCCGCCGTGCTTCCTTGCAGAAGACATTGCATGATGCATGGGTGTAGCCATCACTCTGTATCAACATTGATATCCCAAGCTATGGTACACTCAGTGTGCTCAATATAGTTGTGATGTTCCCAACTGAATGTACTTTTGGTAAATTCAATTGATCCGTATCCACCTTCATTGTTGTAGAAACCATCTTCATGAGCTTGAATCAAACGCCAAATCAAGTTATCAAAATCGTCACTGCCTGCTAACTTTTCAGTGAGTTCTGAATGGTTTTCTGTATCTGACACACGAACAATTATATCATCTATCTGACCGCTGTCTCCTGAGCCGCTATATCGGATGATATACTTCATATCACCACTATTTTGGTCAGCATCCAACAGCATGGCATGCAGCCACAATTCATATGCTTCAGATGTAAGTCTACCTGCCATCATTGTTAAGTATGGTCCTAATGGTTCTGTCTTATCATCATCCTCATCCTCAATGTGTTCTTCACACTCTTCAGGTTCAAATTCTTCAGATGAAGATCCAAGCTCGAATACTTCAGCCTTCACCACAGGATATAAATCAGGATGGAACAATTCTTTCCAGTTATCAAATATGGCATCCAGATACAGAGTACCTACCTCTTGGTCATGTACATCATAGATTACACAGGTACCTCTCATAAGGTCCAAGGTGAACTTCTGTTGTATCATAAGCGTACTTGCAATTATGAAGTTACCATCCACATACTTGCGAGCATTCACAATGGAATGCATTTGTTCATCCAAGGTAACAAATACCTTGATCTTACCCATACTTAACTCAGGTTTACGTGTGCGTAAGTTCTTGAGTCCTTTGGAGTATTTCTTCAACATTTCAATAAATTCTTCTTCAGAGTCCACATGGGAGTATCCGTTGAAGTCTGGCAGAGCCATGTTAATGATCTCTCCATTTGATAATATCAATTCTAATTTCCTGAATATCATGGATAATAGGATTATGAAAAACCCCCTGCTTTTGACAGGGGGTCTCTCGATTTACAATGTTACTTTCTGTTTTATCAGATCGTTGATCTTAGTTCTAAGGAATCCTACGAACTTCATAGGGAACTCAGCAATACTGTCTATATCCAACACATTCTTGAACATGTCAGTACTACGATAACCACCAATGGTCACCTGAATCACCTGGAATCCCATCTGCTCAATCTTGATGGCAGTCTTACGCACGTGTTCTTTGGCTGCATAACCACTATACGCATTGGCATGCGGAGAACCATCGCTGAGGATGACAAACACACCTTGATTCTGGGTGAATTTACGCATGCGCTTTGCAGCTGCAATCATGGCAACACCATCGCGATTCTCATACTTGGCGAAGATACTACCCATAGCTGTTTCATTGTTATTACCAGGTTCGCGGTATATGAATAGCTGGGTAGAGTTAGTACCGCTAGCACCCTCTTCATACCAATCTGCAGTATGACCATAGATGAACAATTCCACATCAGGTACATTCTTAAGTGCTTCATTAAGCATGATGGCAGCTTGAGCCGCAGTCTTATCTTTACCATTACTACTCATACTACCTGACTCATCGATAAGGATGCCTACGCATAGCTTATTGGTCTTGACAGTACCAATCCTTTCATAGATGGTAGGTACATGCTGCTTTGCTTCTGCAAGCTTACCTGTATCCAACCTGCCACTACGCATGGATTTGAGAGAGAACTGGTAATCGCGATTCTTACGCTTGAGCAGTGTACCAATGACAGATGCTTTGTTACGATCTACTTGATCTAACAACATCTTGTACCTTTTGGTAAAATAATCAGTTGGAACAGGGGTGATATAATCCACCTTACCATTGATCTCACCAGAGCTGCTGGTTTCACGAAGACTTTTCATCTCATCCACCATCTGTTGTAGTTGATCTTTATCCTCAGTATCTGGTTCAGACATGGATTCCATCATCTTTTTCATGTACTCCTGCATTTCAGCAGTACCAGATGAACCTTTGCCTTTACCACCTTCACCGCTTTTATCACTTTCACCATCACCATCATCACCACTGTCTTCAGGCTTCTCTTCTTCAGGTGGTATCTCGATGTATTCATTCAACACACCTGCGATCTTCTTACCCAGCTTGCGACACTTGCCTGAGGTGTCAGGAATACCATCGCTTTTCTGGATCAGTTCTTTGATAGCTTCAATAGGTTTGGCAAACTCAGTGAGTTCTTCCTCGGTAATCTGATCAGGATAGCGAATGATACGGTCAAACAGATCCAATAGATGCTTGGACTTGTCTCCATCATGTGAAGGACGCTCTGCATACTTATGCTCTTTGTATTTCTTTACAAAGCGCAGGTAGCCTGGAGTATCTTCATTCATCAGTTTACTCACACGCTCTTCATTGAGCACACGCTGTACAAACTTCTCCAGGTTAGGATTGCTCTCCAGACGATGATCAGAAGATATCTCAACAGCATCCTGGTGTACAAACCTTGCCATGTTTTGAAGTGCAGCACCCAGGAATACATCCATAGGGATACTGGAATCCTTCAACAGATCAGTAGGAAGATGTGCCTTACCTGTGTATTTGCGTTTACCAGCAAAATCATCAAGGGTGACACCCATTACACGACTCATGGTGGATAACAAACCAGCTGCCTCGGTCACTTTACTACTTGCTTTGGAGGAATAACCATTGCCAAAGAAGAAATCGCTGTAATTCTCCAATCCTTTGTCCCAGCTTATGGAACGCTTGGTAGGATCATAATATGTGTAACCTTCATCAGCATCCCTGCTGAACCAGTCATAGAATTTGAATCCTGCTTTACCCATGTTATTTGGTATCAAATGTTATTATCAATCTTACAGAAGGGTCTAACTCCCGCAATCTTTGTTCAAACTCGCAGACCATTTCCTCAAGGTCATATACCTTGAGGCCATGGTCATCGATATGAAAGTAAGTACCTATGGTGATTACACCATACTCGCTGTCATCAAATTCCTCTTTCATCAGTTAGCTGCGATAATGGATTTTACTTTGGTACGCTCGGATACACCTGTGGAATCATCAAACAAAGGCATGATGACCTTCATCAGTGCACCTACTGTGTCAAAGCCGTCTTTGATAAGACTGGCTGCAAGCAAGGTATGACGCACAGATACCACATTGGACAACTCCTGATCCCTGAACTGCTCGCGGATGGTCTTGGATACCTTCACAATAGCTTTGGCAGTCTTCTCATCAATACCTGTACGGATGATAAGGATCTTGGACTCAGCAGCTTCTGTTGGATATGTCAACTCCACAGGCATGAAACGATCTAGCAATGCGCGGTCAATCTGGGTAGTACCTGTGTACTCCGCACCTAGGTTAGCAGTTGCAAAGAACACACACTTATCATGTACAGGTACAGTCCTGATACCTTCTCCCACTGCAATGTCAATAGGAAGATACCTGCGTCTGTCAAGACATGGGAACAGGATATTGGCTGCTGACAATGGAGCACGATTCAACTCGTCGAGTAGTACAATGCCTTCGCGTTGTACGTGACCAACAAATGGAGCATAGTCAAACTCTGAGTGACCCTCTTTGTTCAAGCGGTGAACACCTAGCAATGCAGACTGGGCATCTTGTACAGTACCCATGTCCTGAATAGACAGATGTTTACTCATTGCTTCAGTGATGTGCGTCACTAGTTCTGTCTTACCTGAACCTGTAGGACCTATGAGCATGGTATTCTCACCACGCATGATGTTGCGGATAAGCAGATACCATACATCCTCATCCACGTGGAATCCAATCTCAGACTCTTTAGGACAGGGGAACTTGCGAATGATCTGCTCACGCAAAGAACCTGTGGAATCCTCCACATAATCCTTACACTTGCCTTCTACATCCACCATGTATCCCAATTCAACAAACTTGGCAGCATACTTGCGTGCGCCTTCACAGCGGTATTCTGAATTTGCAATCATCCAGTCCATCAGATACTCCACATCTGCATTGGTGGGAGTATTATCCGCTGACAGGCTGCCTGCATATACTGTATCTTCATAAAACATAGGACGTACGCTGCCTATGATCTTGGATTCTATCTCACCCCAGGTAATGTCAGACACAATAAAGTGCGTACCTATGGGGAACTTGGTCAATACTTTGGCATCACCTGTGAGCCTTGTGGTTTCATTGATACCCACAGGCATCTTGTTAGCTTGGTTGCTGATGAATTTTACTGTAAACTGGGTGCCTTCCAAGGCGGTTTTGATCAAGTACATGTTAGTCTTGGTTTTTATTGTTTAGTTCAAGGTATTCAATGAGGTACTTGGCATAACTGGTCAGGAGTATATGCCCTTTGTATGTGAACTCTTCACGACGTTCTTCTTTTGCTTTCTCATAAGCTACCTTGAGATGTTTTATCTCAGATGCATCGATGTAATCCATCAGCTTGGTTTTGCCCACACCAGGTGGAGTGTATAAAATGAATCTTTGTCATAGGGAACCTGTACACCTTGGTTATACCCTGCGATCACAACTCTTTGATAAACAGTTTTATCCATGTCTTCTATTTCAGATCCTGGACCAATGATATGCCTGCAAAATCTTAGTTCAGCACGATCCAGGATCTCTTGGTATATAGAATCAGAAAAATTGTCTAGAAATGAAAACGCCTCAATTATCTGAGGCGTTCCATTTTTGATTTTTACGATGTTCAATGTCTTCATTGGGTCAGTTCAATAATCTGATACCAGGATTCCCAATCAGTACCTGCTAATTCAACCATCATTTTTTTGATGCTGGTTTTGCAGCCTGATTTCTTGGAATAACCTTCACTAGTCAAAATAGGTTTGTTGTTCTTGACGCTGGAAATGTGCCAATACCATTGGCCATCCATCCCCTGCCAGATTTCGATTTTGTACTTGTTTTTCATGTGTATAGTTTTAAAGATTAGGATCTTCTTTCTTTCCAAACTGCCACTCATAGTACTGCTTGCCATCATTCACAAGCTTCTGCAACTCCTCGTTGGATATTTCTGGATTGTAATAACCCACATAGGCTCTGATTAGATCAAACTTCTCAGCAGTATCCCTCAGCTCTGTAGCGAAGGCTATGAGGATATCATAGTCAAACTCTTGCTTTTCTTCCTTTGACTTCTCCAAGAACTCAAGGAACACGGTCATTGCAGTTTTTGCCATATCAGAAATCTTCGTCTAAGTAATCTTCACCTCTATATTTAGGGTGATTCTTGTTCATGTCATTGATACCCTTTACCCAAAGGATGCAGATGACAATCAAAATCCCTATGCCTATAAGTGTAATTTCAGTGAGTGTCATGGTTGCAAATCTAAGTCTTTTTTGAATTTAAACAAGCATGTGATAAATTCCAGAAGTTTATCCCTGTCCTCAAACTCATACTCTGCTGTTTCAAACAACTTGACCTTCCATATATCATTACTGATCTTATCAGATTCTTGGGATATCAGACAAAAGTTCTCATTGGTGTTACTTAGCTCAAGTTCGTAGTAATACCAGCCGTGAGCATCCCCCGATTCCTCAGGGGATACTACGACCTTTTCAAATCCAAACGCAATAAGATCTATTTCTTTAATCTTCATTACTTAAAAGATTTGGAATCCACCACACTCCCGAAGGAATGAAATGAACTCATATACATACTCTTTAGATACACTATGCGTGGTATGATATAAGATACCATCATGTTCTATCTCACCATTCTTTACATACAATGTGCTGGATACTACAGCTTCCACATCGTAGTTGTGCAATACCTTCTCCAATGATTCCTTGTCATCCATCCATTTCTCCACCATCTGACCATGGTCATTTATGGTGCTATAGGTAAGAGTACCAAAGAACACACCTATGGAATTCCAGCCATCGAAATGATTCTCGATATAGGATTCCATGAAGTTGGCGAGCTTATCACATTCAGCTTGGGTTTTAAGACCACCGCCGTCATTGTAATGCAGCTGATTGAGGAACTTCTCATCATGTTCGAAACCGTACAGTTCAGTGACAGATGCTATAATCATTGCAATAGGTCTCCAGGACCATAGGTTGGCTCTGAAGTATACTCCTGGGTTCTGCGTGCGGAATTCCTGCAGCTGCTCCCAGTATTTGTCTTGTTCCTCCTTAGTGGAACTATCCCAGTTAATAGTAGGTTCTACACCCCTTAGTACAGGAGCGATACCATAGACATCCATTCCCATTATTTACCGAATTTGCGTTTAATGTCTTTCATTAACTTCATCAATTCCTCAGATGCCTGGGGATCTTTGAAGAGCTTTTCAATACGCGGGTCATTCATATCATCAATGCCCATTTCTTTGAGTATATCAGTGATGTTATCGCTAGCTTCACCCATTTTGTCTATTTTCTCAAGAGTCTGTTGTTCCATATCATCAATCATATCCCTGAGAAGAGTGATACTAGCCAGTACGCTGCTAGGAGCGCCCACGCATTTTACAGCCCTTGAAGATGGGAATCCATTCTTATCGAATTCCACAGCAACCATAAGAACTGATTTGTTCTCTTCATTTTTTTCATAGTCATCCAGCATATCAAATGCTTTCTGTAGCATGCTTTTACTCATCTAATTTCTTTTTGATGTCGGGCTCCGCTTCTTCAATTAGTTCAATAATGGGGTGGAGCTTATCCACTATTGAACGCACTGTCTTGTAATGGTCTGTCTTTTTGAAGGCATTTTCTTCCTCCTTGGATATCTTCACCACTACATAAGGCTGGACATTAAGCCCCTCATCGAGGCTTATGTCCAACCTTTCTGTACGATATCCTTGTTCAAAGGTCTCTTCTATCTGCTCGAGATAGGATCTGAATTGGTAGTAAACCAAGGATACCTCAGTGTTGTCAAGTTCTTTTATCATAACGCAAGTTTTTGTTCACTTAGATCATAGAAGTCTAAAGGTAACAACTTATTCTCAATCCATGCGTCAATGACATCCACTGTTTTTATGCCTAACTCCCTGAGTGTGGGCATTTCAGCATACTTACCATCCTTGTAGTAATCCAACTTGATGTCTGGAAATATCACAGCAAACAGCTTATTGATATACCCAAAACTCTTCTCATACTTCATCTTGTTGAGTACTTCGGTGGCACGCAAATGCTTATTGCGGATGGCAAACTTGGTACTTTCAGGCATACTCTCGAACTCATTGACAGAGTAAGCCTTTGGGCCCAGCATTAGTTGCTGGTACAATCCATATTGGATGCCATTCATCTGATAATGATGATTCATCTGACGATATACATTGTCAGATTGTGACATTTCCCCATAAGGAATGAAGGTTGATTTTTGGGTGTTCTCGTAGTTTACGGCTACACCTTTGGCTGTTGCAGTGACTGTTTTCATGTTGAATATCAGTTTTTTGGTTTTTGTTTATTGATTAGAAATATCAGGAATAAGGGTACTGAGATTGGCGCGGATAACCATATGAGCCAGTCTTTGTAGGTGATCTTTTTGGGTTCGATGTTGTAGGCAAGTACGGCGATCAAGGTCATAATTGCGTAGGCCAACATCACATAGGCATAAATCATCAATAGTGTACGTTCTCACATTCAAATACCAGGAATGGTAGTATCATATGAGGCAATGTGAATTCAAACTCGTTGTCATTATGTGACATGCGCACACCTTGTATTTCAGGTATGATTTGTTTTGCCAACTCCAAAATACGCCTGTGGCTATCTGCTAGGATAGTATGGGTCTGACCCATATAGTTGAACTGGACAAAGTACTTAAACAAATAAGGCTCAACAATAACCTGCTGAGCCCCTTGCACAATCTGATCGTGATAATGTTCTTTAATTCTGCTCATCATACATCGTTATTATGCCTCTACATTTGAGGCGGATTATTCTTTCAATATTCTCACACTTTTTAACCAGATAGTGTTCCACGTTTTCCTGAGGAAGGATATTGTAGTATACATTCTCCACAATCTCCTTCATGCTGTAATACTTGGTATCTACCATCTGGCGACTCCTACCATCATAGACCCTGTGGTAGTATTCCGTATTCTTGCTTTCAGGGGGATTGACTATGTTATCCCAATTCTCTCTGAGTATACTACGGATGTGTGGCAGGGATGTTTGCAGTATCTGCATCATCTTGAGGTATTTTTCGAATTGTGTGTACATGGCCTTATGAATAGGTTGAAGATAAAAATAAAGGGGATATTTCGCAATACCCCCCTTATGACCCAGTCACCAAAATTATTTGCTTTCCATCTCTTTGCGCTGGCTATCTTCCATGAACAGGATTGCCTTGATAATGTCTTTCTTATCAGCATATGGCAATAAGTCCTTGTATTGTTTGCGCAGCACTTTGATATGACGGTAGCTGGACTTGTTTATCTTCTTCCATCTTTGTTTGGTAAACCCATTGGATGGTACATTCTCCAATGAATTTACAAAGGGCATGTTGGGCAGGGTTGTGATTGACGAGGCTACAATCTCTATGTAGGTCCTAGTCAAGGACAGCTTACCCATTTTCTCCAATTCAAGTTCTCTGGCTTTGAGGGAATCAGCTTGAGTCTGTCCAAAGGCATAGGAGCTCATGCAGACCATAATTGCAATAAGGGTTTTTTTCATTCAGGGTTGGTTTTAGTGATTAGTCCATATCTTTTAACTTGTCAATCAACTTCTTAAGGGTCTGAATGGAAGACTCCTTGCTCTCTTCAAACTCCATTACGCCGCGTATTACAAAAGATCTGATCAGTTCTGGGGAACCCGTATTGATAATAGCTTCTATGATCTGACTCTTCTTCTCAATAGCATCATCATTTTTCATCTTGAAATACTCTTCCATGATTTTGGAGTTCATGGAATCAGGTAAACCACAAGCGTCAAATACACTCTTTTTGTCGTGGTCAAATGAGATAGGCTCATTGACTGTCTCATTGGGGATGTTGGCAATAGCCCAATCTATATCAGATTTGGACAATTTGTTCTCAGTGGTCAGTAAGACCTCCATGATACGATGTTTGGTTGTCATCACTTTTGTGATTTAAGGGTTTACGGATATTACTCTGCTACTTTAACATTCTTACGCTTGCGGCGGACTTTGTGTACAGTACGATGCACAGGTGTCAAATAGGTTTGATATGCACCTTTTGTATCATAACGCTTCACTAGATTCCACACATAGTCAGGATGGAGCAGGTAGCACTTATTGATTAACTTGTCTGCATGACAGGTAGCATCAGAGATAGTAATCATCGCAGCTGTATTGTCCACAGTAACCTCAAAGGGTTGCAATGGCTTTTCAGCTTCATTCACAAATGCATCAGGGAACAATTCCTTGAGCTTTTTGAAGTTCTTCTTGCCTGCTATCTCAACAAGCAATTCTTTTGTAATACTGATTTCGATAGGCTTTTTCATGTTGGTTTTGGGATTAATAGATTAATTTATAAGTGATAGGATACGAGCCTCCGCCATTGCAGAGATGCATAATTGAATCAGACAAATTTACATAATAGGTATAGAATCCCACACTCCCTGTCAACTGTGTAATTTTCTGTTGATTATCTACATTGACCACAGCATTGAAGTTCTGGGCAGTATATGTGTAACGCATACCTACTTGTGTATTGTTATCCACAAGCTTTGTAGTATCAACAGGGGTGAGTACTCCACTATCCCAATTAGAAGCAGGTATCTGCAATGAGAAGCTGGGATGCACAGACTTGACACTAGGCTTGGTATCCTCATCCTTACCACAGGAAGAGAACAATACTGCAACAATTAAAATACAAGCTATAGATACAATGGTTGTAGCTACACAGGCCACTATTGCTATGGCCTTCAATATATTAGATAAGAATACATTCTTAATCATTTGAATATCAGTTTTTTAGTTAAAATTAGGAAACACTATAGTGTAGATCATCTAGATCATCATCCTTTTGATCTTCCTCTTCCCAATCATGTGCAAACTCATTGAGGAATTGTCTGCAGGCATATTTCACATCCTCATCTTGATGATGATGAAGACAACTCATCACCATACCTATGGTGTCTGAGAGCAGCTTTTCTTGTTCTTTTTTGTCCATGTTAATTTTTTCTCACTGTTATACAAACACTTATGACTTTACCCCTTGATTATGTCAGAATTATTGTGTAACTTATGTTTACATCAGTTACATGAACATAGGGGATATATTTTTCTTTGGTACTACCTTTCTTTGTCAGCTGAAAAAATGGGGGAAACGTGATGTCTCCCCCATACGATGGACAGCAATTACTTGTTAGTGATCTTTTGGACCACCATTCTGTGAATAGAACTCTCTCAAGTACTGTTCTTTGGCCCACTGCTTGCTGACTTGTTGTTCTAGCTGCTCTTGTTCGTGGGCTTCAATCATTTGATCAAAGATATCTTGGTCGAGCTTTTGCTCAACCACGTTATCCATGTCAGGTTCATCCTGATTATCTACCCATATCTGATATGTGTAGATGTCATTGATGTTATTGGTGATGAACTTACTGGAGAACTCTTCAATGGTACCAGTCCATGTACCATCTAAAGTACCTGATGAGTTGAAGATGATGTAATACCTGAATCTTTCCATGTGCTTTTGGGTTTTAGTAGTTAGACGGATTATCCTTTTCCAATTGTTTGTTACTGAAATACCATATCACAAATCCTGTGATGAGCATCCATACACCTGCAATAAGAGCAGCGGTATTGTCTGCTGTGATTATGAATGGTACAATCAACCCCATTATGACGGTCATAGCGCCGATGAGGTTGACAATCACTAGTACTGCTTGATTAAATGTTTTCATGTATATGAGTTTTAAAGTTAGTCTCTGCATTAATACCAATACACTTGGTCATAGTAACCTGTGGGATTACTACAACCTTGTGTATCAGCGTGATGTGTTCATACGGGTCACTTGCCTAAAAGGCGTTTGGACACTGATGTGCAGGAACATCAATCCTGGCTCATTATTCTAATGGCAAACTACCCCTGCGAGAGTGACCTCGCTTCTCATCATCTGGCACATAATGTATGTGGCTTTCGCGGCGGACTACCCAGGTTACAAGCCTAGGACGTGTGACTGAGGGAGGACTCGAACCTCCTTATTAGGAATAGCTAACAGTGGCAGTACTACCCAGGTTATCCATACTGGCATTGGTCGTTAGAGCAATACCACTCAGTCATAAAAGCCTGAACAACAGACTTTACGGAGTCCATTGTTCAAGCTAGTTTATACTAATGCCTATTAGAAGGCAGCATCGTTGTGGTCTACTACTACACGACGATTAGGAGTAATGCGAGGGCTGGCAGATACATCAGCAGCACGACGATCACTTTCAAGCATACTACGCTTTAGTTCAAAGTCTTCTGAACCGATAGCTTTAAATACATCTACTAAGCGACCAGTCTCAGCTTCGTAGCCTCTGGACTTTACAATCTCCACATTGTTACCTTCGAAGTTGGTAGTGAAGAATAGTGGTTCACCTGTACCTTCTTCTTGACGGTAGTTGGCACCTTGAGTCATTTGAAAGTCTGCCAGTTCATCAGTTGTGAAGCTGTGCACTTTGTAGGTGTAAACACGGATACTCTTGCCAGTTGATTCTGACGTTTTGTTGTACTTGTTGATCAGTTTACCTTTCATGGTTTTGATTGATTTAAGTGTTAATAATATAAGAATTGTAGATATTAAGAAGTGAGGCCATATGTGGGGCCGAGCGGCGCGAGGCCCATATGTATATACTACCTACTTAAAGTGTAGATAGTATATACAAAGGTTTTACTCCATCTCTTCGGTGGCTGCCAATCCCAGCCATACAAAGAACAGGTAATAGACTACAGTACACCCTATCCATAATCCTGAAGAGAATATGTCTGAGGGACTGAAGGTGAACAGTGTGCATATACACAATGTCCACACTGCGATAAAAGGGAAAAGTACGATGATTAAACGAGCTATATTCTTCTTGGTCATTTTATATAAGTGTTTGAGTTAGAGTCAATTAAAACCAGGCTCCTATCTGTTGAGGTCAAGGGTGCTACCCTTATTTCTCGAACCTTAGTGGATTTGTACCACCTGTGCAGCCTAGGAGCCTGGTATACTGTAATTACTCAGACATTGCGTACTGAGTGGAGGCGTCACCATCCCAATAGTCAGCCTCGGAGACGACTTTGAGATAGGTGACTTTACGAGCAGTTTGAATCTGCTCATCAGTGAGACCACGCTTCAACATATCCTCGCAGATAGTGAAGGTAGTGTGACTAATGTGTTCCATACCATCATACTCATGAATGTGATACTCACATCCATCAGGTACTTCCTCGACAGCTAGTTCAGCAAACATACCACTGGCTTTGTCAAGACCAAAGCTAATAGCCTCGTTGACAATGCGCTTGTCATCGCGCATATTCCAATAAGTACTGTCCAGTCCATGACTTGTGAACATATCAGGGTGGACAGATTCCAGGTGCTTTAAGAATTCTTTAGAGAATCCAAAGCCACCAAAACGTTGATTGATTAATACCTTCATGCGTTTGAGGGTTTAAAGGGTTAGAATTACAAGTTATCTGCCACTACAGCAGAGTCAATTTCAGACAATGACCCCGCTATCAAGATGGGGCAACTGGATTCAATATCCCACACATTGTACTTAATAACGCCGTTCACTTCAATGGGATCAAGGAAGTAGGCGTGGAGGTCAAGCTGCTGTTCAATGTACTCATTGCCTTCAAAGAGATGATTATCAAACTCTTTCTTGGCGGCGGTGTAACCTTTAGTCTCACCAGAAGCAAAGGAGAATACAGCAACAATAGTAAGTGTAAAGGCTATGATAACAGCCAGGAAGATGTTGTTCTTCATTGTATATGGGTTTTAGAGTTAGTCTAATAAAAATCCCTCTGCACTCAGTTGTAATACAATTCAAGGATGATGCACTTTTTGCACCTCTTTAAACCTAACCAACCCAGTAAACCTGGTTCATACTAATACGTCTATCAGCACATATTGGATTTTTTGTATTACAACTGGTGCATTGGGATTAGTGCATAATGTGATAAGCATCCTGCAATCTCTTTTCAAGACTGCCCAGGTAAATACCCTCATCACTATACACTGGAAGCCTGAGAACATCAGCATTCAACTTAGTACCACCAAAATGCTCCATGTTGATCATATCAATAAGATAATGACCTACATAGAAGGCAATAGTCCAAGAATACCCATTGTCCCTTTCAATTACTCGTAACAAAGGATCCTCTGTTGTTGTAAGTGTAGGAGCCCACCATCCTGTGTGAATGAAATCTTTCATTGGCGTATATGATTTAGAGTTAGTTATCTAATGCCGCACTTTTTTTACTGAAAAGGGTAAATAGTGAAGTGAGATTGGAGGGGAATAGGTGTTGTACTCCCCTCACAATCAATCACTTACAGACTAAAATGCTCCACATTCTCATGCTTCATAGCTAGTCTTTTGCTGTTGTAGCCATAAGTGGCCCAGTGTTAGCATAGTTCACACTGTTAAGTCGATTACATGGTGCACTCCTTTGTAGTAATCCACACTGAATTGTGTGAACAACGCACACTGGCGAGTTTGCATTCCAGGGTGGTAGAGATTTCAGCTATTCAAGTTTAACAACAGTGAATAGGTATATTGTAAGAAGTGAGGAACAATGCAAGGGCGAGCGGAGCGAGCCCTATTGTGTACAGGTGTAGTTACTGTGTATGTAAGCACGAGCGGAGCGAGTGCTATTTGTGCGATAACTTGAGTGTATAGAAAATAGTTTACGATGACTACCCATTTGTTTATATCCAAGCTTATACAGTACTCGCACCAAGGTTTCAGAGGGTTTCTCTAGATTGGTGTAGCCTGTAAGCATTGAATGGCAAAGAGGAATACTACAGGTTAATTACTCCTGTGTCATCGTAAACTATATAAAACCACCCGCTTTCTCTAAGCTTCTGTGCGGGTGGTATGAGAGAGTCCTTGTAGCTCAGGACATAAAAGCGAGGAGCCCGCTATGGACTCCCCGCTGTAAAGACTGCTGATTAAAGCTCAGCATCTTCTGCACTCACCACGGGCTTGCGCACAGTGGTGGTGTTGGAGGTAGCTTTGCGTGCAGCGACTGCAGCTTGGCGTTGCTCCAAGGTCAGAACTGCTTGAGTCCTGAGGTAGAGGTTCCCAGTCTTGGGATTGATTGCACCCTCTATGTGCAATGTGTCCGCAGATTCGAACTGCGTACACCAGCGCAATTGGTCAGCCTCCTCGTCAAACTGGACGGTGGTATAACCTTTTGCGCCGTCCCTGCTAAGCTTCTCAGTGAAATACTGAAGAGTTAGAGGGTTGGCACTGATTTCGCTCAGTGAAGCGCCGTACCAGTTAGCGCCTGCGCTAGTGGTACGGATGTACATTGCTGTAATCATCGTAAATGGCTATTAGTGAGTGATATGCTGAGACCGAGCGGAGCGAGGTCTATACAGTAAAATCCGCGTAGTTGGTACTATACTTCGCAACTACGCGGCGGTCACCGATGGTGCATGCTAGGCTTTCTCGCCATAGACTGCCTCCCTATAAGCCTTATAAGCTTCATAGAGAGATGTAGCATACACTACTACACCATCGATGACCCAAGTTCTGAGCTTGGATTCCATCGTAGCTGGCTCACAGTGAGGATGCTATGCACAGGCGAGCGGAGCGAGCCATGTGATGTCTCTCTCTCCTTGAAAGAATTCTTTTTAAGTTGTTGCTAGATTTCGCGAGGCCTCTGTAAACTATGGGGGGTACCCCTCTGACTCCGCGAGGCCTGGGGGGTTGTTGCTAGGACCCCCACATCTCCTCTAATGTAGAGCATTTTACTATGGCGTTTTAGATAATTGATAATGAAAAGATTATCTAAATTCTAGCAACATATATGTGGGAGTGGTGAGGTGGATGATATAAGTGGTTGATTATATGACCACTCCATCTTGGATTTGGAAGGGGGATACTGTAAAGGATTTCTTGTCTTCATGGAGTTGTACTGTTGCTCCACCTTGTGTCCATTGGTTGAGTACGCCAGTGTATCTTGGTTTTAGGTAGCATAGGGATCCTACTGCCCAGGCTGTGTGTACTTCATCTGCCAGGTTTCTACTGGAGTCTGTCTGGTTTTTATGCCAGTGGCCGAACATGATATTGACTCCCACGCGCATTCTGACTTGTCTTGCAATGTTGACTGTTCCAGATCTGAGTCCTAGTTCATGTCCATGGGCTATCCAAAGTTGTCCAAATTTTGCCACTTTTTGTTCAGGTACGTGTATGATATCTAGATCTTGTAGTTGCATCAGGGTGGGCATATCCATACCATATAGGTTGGCTAGTTCTTCGCAGCGGCTGATGATGTAGGATTCTAGTCTTTTCTCGTGGTTACCATCTTTCCAGTAGATGGGTATTTTGGGGAACATTTTTCTCAGTGATTTTAGGAAGGAGCGTCCCACGTCGATTTCATCTTTGAGGTATCTGCCATTGGGTGCGCTTTCAAACCTGGATACATTTTCCATGTCCATGATATCTCCATTGAGGTAGATGCCATTTACATTGCGGCGTTTGAACTCGGCGAAGCATGCTTGTACTGCGAACTTGTCATGGTATGGGAGATGGATGTCGTTGCATATGCCTAGGTTGGTTACACCTTGTATGATATAGGGTTCATTGATTTCGCTCCAGCTGTTGGGAAAGTCTATAGTTTCAGCTAGGGGATCTTCAAAGTCAGGGCCTTCAGTGACATCTGGTTCTAGGATATAGGTCTTTTGAGCAAATGATTGAGCAGCGATGTCCATGTTTTGTACAATGGACTGTGCGATTTCATTTAGATTATCTTCTACAAAGTCTTCTATTTTTCCTGCGCGCGAGTGTACTACGTATTTCTCAACGGTGTATACGCTGTGTTTGATATCAGGGTTTGTTTTGAGGAAAAGCTGGGCGGTCTTGAATGCTGGTATATTGCGGGTTACTCCTGCCCCATCATTTTTCTTTACGAATTCATGTATGAGATCTTTGAGTTTTCTGTTCCTTCTTACCATGGTCTATAGGATTGCGCTAAAGCGTTTGATTATGTTTCTTACTTGGCGTGGGCTTAGCTTGTTTATAAGGTAGGTCTCATGCCATAGTACCTGTTCTTCAGTCATCTCAGGATGGAGGAAGTGCAGTGCCTCATGAAGTAGGGTGCTGATGAGTTCATCCCTGTAATCCAGTTCAATACGCTCTATATCAGTGTGGCAATAGCCTCTGGCTGAGCGTAGTTTCTTGACATGGAATATATGAGGCTTCTCCCTAAACAACTTGTACAGCTTACGTACAAATCGATCCTTGTTTATGAGTGGTGTCTGAGGCATGGGTACAATTAAATATAGATATTTCCAAGGTAATTATCAACAGGTTAGGAAAAAAACCTTGAGTACATAAATCTCTAAAGTTTAAATTTGTGATTATATTTGCCCAATGCGATTGAAATTATATGAGTATGCCATCCTTTGGCACCCTACTACTGCAGAGGCAGAGCAGGGGATGAGGTCTATCTTGATCATAGAGCCTACGTATGTATTGGCTGTAGATAAAAGAGCAGCCATGGTTTCAGCCTCCATGGATATCCCAAGTGTATACAAGGATACATTGGATCAGGTGGAGATATTGGTGCGTCCTTTCTTGGAGCAGTCTTCAGTGGCTTTTACTGGAACAAGTTCGACCAATGGGAACTTTTATGTGGACACCTTGACCAACAATTATTCATCAGTGGACTATAACATCATAAAAAACAATACATCAAATGAGTGAGAAAAAAGAGAAGCCTTCGCGCGAGCAGATTATCAAGTGGTACAATGATGAGATTGAGCTGGCCAAGTTGAGGGCTGAGTTGGCATTGCATCAGCGCAATGCTACAGTATCAGAAGCTGAGAGATTGCAGGCTATTGCTGTGATTGCACAAATGACTCAGGACCCAGAGCCTGAGCAGTCCAACATGTCAATACAAAGGGAATCTGAGGATGGATGTTAAAAGAGTGACCAAGAAGATAAGGCTTGATTCTCTTACTACGGCTATCAGGTACCAGCTCATTACTGAGTTGGTGTTCTTGCGTAAGTTGTCTATTACGGAGAATGACCTTATCTATCTTTCTTATTTGGCTCAATGGGGTCCAATGCCCATGAAGCAGTTCTGCCATAAGGTTGTGGTGGAGTTATATGGTCAGCAGATTTCTACAGATGTGGAGAAGCATCCTGTGAGGGTTCAAGCTGTGCGTAACAGATTGGGTATTTTAGAAAAGAGGGGGTTGATACAAAGGATCAAGGATGAGGGCAAGAAGCTTATTTCTCTTCCTGGTTCTTTTGGTGTGAACGCCAGTGGGAATATGTTATTGGAGTATAACTTTCTGTACATTGAAACCAAAAAAGATCAAAGATCTGATGCCATTGTTGGCTCAGGAGTTGCAGCTCTCTGAGAAGGAAGTGGCTTCAGTATTGAATGTGTATTGGGATAAGATCCGCAAGTTGCTTAGTTCTTTGGATCATAACAGGGTTTACCTCAAAGGTCTTGGAACCTTCTATGTCAAGCCATGGGCGGTGGACAAGAAGATGGAGGTCAATCATAGGACTATTGACAAGTATACAGAAATGCCTACTCCTAGGAGTTTGATGATTATTAGTCAGGCTATCTTGGACAATGTAAAGCTTCAGAATGTCAAAGAGCGGGAAGCTGAGTTAATGAAAATTAAAAAACGTAAAAGGGATGAAAGGCGTAATCAAGATTTGGAAGGAAAAGGATAAGATTCTAGAAGGCATTGCAAACAGTGTCTTCAAGAAAGCTGATGTGGAACACATTGCAGCAGAGCGTATGTCTATATGCGACACTTGTCCTGACATTGATAGGGAAGGAACTAAATGTATGGTTCCAGGTACAAGTCCTTGTTGTGGAGTTTGTGGATGCTCACTAGGTCTAAAGACTAGGGCGTTGTCTGCAGCTTGCGACAATGGCAAGTGGCTGGCTGTGCTTTCCCAGGATGAACAGATCGCGTTGGATATGCATCTTAACAAAGATGATAATCCTTCCAACCATGAAAATAGTATTTGATCCCGCAACACACAGTTACAAGACAGACCAAAATGAGGAGTACACCAGTGTAACAAAACTGATATCAAAGTATAAGCAGCCCTTTGATCAAAAGACAGCTGCTATGAAAGCTTCCAAGAATAAGAAAGGGAAGTGGTACAACATGTCCATACCTGAGATTATTGGTGTATGGGAAAAGGAGTCCAAAAGGAGTATAGACTTGGGTAACTGGTACCATGACCAAAGGGAAAAGGATCTACTGCAGTGCGAAACTATCACCCTCAGCGGAGAGATCCTTAGCATACACCCTTGCCTGTATGATCAAGAAGGTCGCAAGACTGCTTGTGATCAGAAGATTGGCAATGGTGTATATCCAGAACTTTTCCTGTATCTCCCCTCAGCGGGTATAGCTGGTCAGAGTGACAGGGTCACCATATCAAATGGTAAAGTTGATATCCTCGATTATAAAACCAACAAGGAGATCAAGACCCAAGGCTATCGCAATTATGAAGGCATCACCCAGAAGATGCTATATCCGCTGAGTCATCTGGATGATTGTAACTTGAACCATTACGCTGTTCAGTTAAGCATTTACATGTACATCATTCTTAAACACAATCCCTTGTATACACCAGGGGATTTGACATTACATCATGTAGTGTTTGAGGAGGATTATGACAAGGATGCTTTCGGCTATCCTGTTTATCTGAGGGATGTAAATGGAGAATTCATCATAAAAGATGTGATCCCATATAAGTTGCCTTATCTCAAGAGTGAAGTCCATACGCTTATCGAACATTTTAAACAAAATAAATAAATAAACATGAAACTAAAAGGAAAAAGGGTGCTGTTGAACAGACCAGAACTTGAGAAATCACCAATCCACATGACTCCTGAAGTGCAGGAGAGTCTTGACAGGGAGAACATGAAGAAGTGGACGCACTTGGAAGTATATCAGATAGGGGAGTCTGTTGAAGGAATCTCCGTGGGTGATATGGTATATCTTCCAAAGAATGCCATTGAGCGTTGTGACCTTGTAGAGGTAGAGGGTACACTTAAATTGATGGTGTCAGATTTTGACATTGCAATCATATGGTAAAGCTATTTGATATTGCCAATGGTACGGTGGTTCCCAGTGAACACTGCTATACCTTGAAGGATCTCAAGGCGGTCTTTGAAGCATATCCTGAGCACTATATGGATGCCTTTGCATATGTCTTTTACATGACCTGTCCCAATCCAGATCTAAATCCTTTCTTTGATGTGGTGGAAACTGACAAAGAAACTCTTATATTACGCCAGCTGAATTCTTCGTTCTCCGTGGAGGATCCAGTTGTGATCAATGCTGTTAAGTTATGTACGCAGCTTTATGAGACCCCGACTCTCAGGTCATATATGGGTATCAAAAAGATGTTGGATAAACTGGCTACCTATATGGAAACAGCGCCTATTGAAGCAGGGAGGGATGGTAACATCATGGCACTAGTGAATACTGCTGCCAAGTTTGAGAACATCCGCCAGAGTTTCAAAGGTGCGTACAAAGACCTGATGGAGGAGCAGCAATCACAGGTGCGCGGAGGTCAACAACTGGCATATGACCAATAAGAAAATCGATCAATCGCTGTTCAACTGGATATTCCACTTCAATCCATGGACAGAGTTATGGAATGCATTCCCTAGGGAGAAGTATTTGGATTACTTCAATGATCCTGAGGATCCCAAGATGATAGTGATACGCTCTAAGAACTTCAAGACTCTTGCAGAAATCATCCGCAAGATAGAAGGAGATCCTAAGCGTATAGATGAATTATGACAGAATACTTTATTAAGATACCTACCTATGACGCTGATAGCGGGTTGTGGAGCCATATGGAGTTCACAACCAGGGAGGATTTGCTTGCTTTTGTAAAAGGTATATTCAAAGAACCTGGTCAGTATGGGTTTGACAAGACATCTCTTTTGTTTAACGAACAGGCAAGAATCTTCAACAAAACAAGGGTATATTGTATAGCTCCTCCTAGGTCAAAAGACTTTGTCCTATACTGGGATACTGAAAAGGAGAAGTGTCGCAATGGAGTAATCTTCAAATCAGAGGGTAAGACCTGGTATATCACCAGGGATTACTACATGTGGTTGAACTTCCTACCTATATATAATAAGGAGGTGGGGAAGTTTACCTTTGCGGATGTGCGTGATGCTCAATATCATATGGCACTTTATGAAGAGATTGCTAAGCTTAGTTACAAGCATGTGGCGATCTTGAAGAAACGTCAGATTGCATCCTCCTACTTCCATGCTGCCAAGATGATTAATGGTTTTTGGTTTGAGGAAGGATTTGTAAATAAGATTGCAGCCTCTCTCAAAGACTACATCAATGAGAAAGGAACCTGGCGTTTTTTGGATGAGTATAGGAACTTCCTCAATACTCATACTGCGTGGTATCGTCCTTGCCAACCTGATAAGACCTTCAACTGGGAACAGAAGATTGAGACTGTCCAGGGTGGTAGAAAGCGCGATGTGGGTCTGAAGTCTGTAATGATTGGTATTACATTGGAGAAAGATCCTACTGCTGGTGTAGGTGGTCCATGCAATTTCTTCCTCCATGAGGAGGCTGGTATTGCACCCAGGATGAATGAGACCTTGGAGTACCTCTTACCTGCACTTAAATCAGGTATGATCTATACAGGAATGTTTGTAGCTGCGGGTTCTGTGGGTGATTTGGATCAGTGTGAACCCTTGAGGGATCTCATATTCAATCCAGATTCCAAGGATGTACTGGCTGTAGGCACTAATCTAGTCAATGAGAATGGTGATTATGGTGAGTGTGGTTTGTTTATACCTGAGCAGTGGAGTATGATTCCATGCATTGATGAGTGGGGGAACTCACTTGTGGAGAATGCGGTGGATATGATCCAAGAGGAACGCAAGCGGTGGAAGAAGGATCTCAAAGCCAACGATTATCAGCTGAGGATATCCCAGAAACCTATCAATATAGAGGAGGCATTTGCATATCGTAAGTCTTCAGTATGGCCCTTGCATCTAATCACTAGTCAGTTGCGCAGGATTGAGGACAAGGAATATTACTGTGAGACAGTTCAGCTTATTCGCAATGACCAAGGACATGTGGAGGCTGAGCATTGTAAGAAGCTGCCCATCATGGAATTTCCTCTTTCACCCAAGACAAATGATAAAGAGGGGGCTGTTCTCATATGGGAACGCCCTGTAAAGGATGCGCCTTTCATGACTTACTATGCTTCTGTGGATCCTGTGGGTGAGGGTAAGACTACAACCTCGGATTCTTTGTGTAGTATATTCATATATAAGAGTCCACTCCAAGTAACTAAAAGGAAGTATGATGGCTCTGTGGAGAATCATATAGAACATGATCAGATTGTGGCATCTTGGTGTGGGAGGTTTGATGATTTGAATAAAACCCATGAGCGCCTAGAGATGCTTATTGAATATTATGGGGCGTGGACGATTGTGGAGAACAACGTCTCCTTGTTTATCCAACACATGATCTTCAAAAAGAAGCAGAAGTATCTAGTACCTAAATCTCAGATCCTGTTTCTCAAAGACCTGGGTTCAAATAATAATGTATTCCAAGAATATGGCTGGAAGAATACGGGCACCTTATTCAAATCACATCTCATATCCTATGGTGTCAACTTCTGTACAGAGGAGATAGATAATGTGACTAAGGAAGATGGCACCATTGTCAAGACTACTTATGGGATAGAGCGCATCAAGGATCCTATCCTATTGAAAGAGATGCAGCAGTATAGAGAAGGTTTGAACGTGGATAGGTTGGTGGCATTCTGTGCGCTGGTAGCCTTTGCCAAGGTTCAACAATCCAACAGGGGATATCCTCATAAGATTGAAACTGAAACAAATCCACACAGATCCGAGCAAAAGTCATCAAATTTGACTAAATTAAGTATGAACCCCTTTCGTAATTTAGGGAAACCTGTGCCCAAATCAGGTAATACCTTCAGAAGACAGGCGTTTAGAAACATAAAATAACACAGCTATGGCATTAGTTATAAATGCAATGCAGGCGAAAGCGGGGGCCAAGACTGACCACACCCGCATGGGTACGCTTACTCAGCCTATACAGTTTCTTCCAAAGACACAGAAGGATGGTGAGTGGGGTGCATGGAACATGGACTGGTTTGAGATGGAAGGTCTTAGGCAGATTCGCCGCAATGCTCGCAAGCTTTTGAAGAACTACAAGCTGGCCAATGGTATCATTGACAGGACTGACTACATCGTAGAAGAAGACAATGAGTATGCAGATTTGGTAGATACGCTCACGCGCGAGGATGCTTCAGCTCTTGAGCTTAAGTTCTACCCCATCATCCCCAATGTAATCAATGTAATGTGTGGGGAGTTTGCCAAAAGGGCAGACAAGGTACAGTATGTTACTACAGACCCTACTAGTTTCAATGAGATGTTGGAGCAGAAGCGGGCTATGATTGAGCAGTTCTTGCTTAAGAATGCTGAAATGAAAATAGCCATGCAGATGATTGAGATGGGGGCGGATCCTGAGTCAGATGAGTTTAAAGAAGCCCTATCACCTGAGAAGCTAAAGACTTTGCCTGAGATTGAGCAGTTCTTCAAGAAGGACTATCGTTCTTTAGTGGAGCAGTGGGCCAATCACCAGCATGAAGCTGACAGTGAAAGGTTCAAAATGAAGGAGTTGGAGAATCGCGCCTTCAGGGATATGCTTACTACAGACAGGGAGTTCTGGCATTTCAGGATGGATGAGGATGATTATGAGGTTGAGCTATGGAATCCAGTGCTGACCTTTTATCACAAGTCTCCTGACATCAGGTATATATCACAAGGAAACTTCGTAGGTAAGATAGAACTACATACAGTCTCTGACATCATAGACAGGTATGGATATTTAATGAATGATGAAGAACTCAGATCACTTGAAAACATCTATCCAAAGAAAGCTGCGGGGTATCCAATCCAAGGTTATCAAAATGACGGTACTTATTATGATGGTACTAGGAGTCATCAGTGGAACGTTAGTTCTCCTTCTCTTGGATTTCGTCAGTTCACTTCTGTCAATGATTATTTCTTGGCTGCGGGGGATGACATCATCACTAGGATCCTTAATGAGTCGGAAGA